CCTCTTTCTCATATCTCTCCCATCACATAACCCTCTTTCTCATATCTCTCCCATCACATAAACCTCTTTCTCATATCTCTCCCAGCCAGATACGTCTTTTCCTACGTATATCCACAGATTAAAAGGATAGACTTCCGGATAGAACTGATATAATTCACGCTTCATTTCGATAAAAGTTTTTTACTTTCAAGGAAGTCCTTAAACTGGTCACTTGATACGTCTATAACGAATCCAGCAGCACCATACGCATTCGTAAAGAGAGAACCTAACTTTTCCACATGGCATGATACAAAATGGCATCAGGGCTTTAATTTTTCTACCGTCTAACCAGTCCGGTGTAAGAGAATCAAATACCTTAGAGCTAAATTCAGCGGTATTCATAGCCATAACCTTAACCTCGTCGACGTAAGCTTCGAACGAGTACCTACTTACCTCATCTTCGTTTTTACAAGCCATGTAATTAATTATAGCACGTCCTTCTTTAGCAAGATCATAAAAAATAAGATCAGTCTTTCATGTTTTCTTTAAAGTGATCATATAAATACGACAATGCAATCAATACATTGAGTCTTATTTTTGATCTCAAGGCATACTGGACAGCTACTACCGTATCCCAGCCTAAGCCAGATTCTTTATTCCACACATCGTAGTCTGACAGGCATCGGACGATCGCCGGCACCTTCCCCATCAGCAGGTCCGAAGCCAGTGCGCACGCACCGACACCGACCCTCCTCAACCCTGGAACTACGAACCCCCATGTCTTACTGTCCTCAATAATTCCCTTGTGGTGATCTATCCACATCAGGCTCTTCCCTTCATCAAGCCACTTTTTGAAAACAGTTTTAGAATCGGCTCCAAAAGACACGTCAAGAACATAAACAACATCTAAGTCACGTACTTGGTCAACAACTTTCTTAACATCATCTTCATACGAATACGGGATATAAACAACATCCTTGTTTTTACTGTTTTCGTACATGGTTGCGATGGCTGCCGATACAACGCCATCTAAATCCGATTTATGATAAACTATCGCTGTTTTCTTTACTTTCATGATATAAGCTTGTATATTTGATACTACCGTCTTTTAATGTTTCTATTTTTATAACATCACTATATGAATTAAAATTCTGATCTTTATCAATCCTTATATTCAGCACATCATCTACGGTTGCAGTTTTTCCATCATCGGTTTCAATCTTATAAAAATCTTTTAAAGTGATTTTTATATTAAGACCAACCCCATATGGATTTTCAAGGATATATATATGATCGTTGTTTAGAATAACTATTCCTTCACTTGTATGTTCTTTGGACAATACATATTCTAAATCAAGATCTTTATCCAAAAATGTAGTAATATCCATATAGTTAATACCGGAATTATAGGCACATACCTTATCCGAATCAGAGAACTGCCCTGGCGTCCCCGACCATCAACGAACATCCCTTAAGTTGACTGAAGTTCATACCGCGCATTACCGTGTCTTTACACTTCATAAGAATATCATCAATCATGCCCGTATTAGGCTTCCTCATCGGATTTTGTTCGTCATTTGAATAACACAACCTTTTTTCATATAGGACGCCTCTTATACCTCTCTTTACCGCCAGATCATGTACGGACCTCAGTACGTATTCTATCTTAGCTTCAATATCAGCTCCAGAAACAAACCCAGCTTCTACTCCTCCTTGATTGCTTACGATAGCAAATACCTTAACACCGTTCTCCTGCATGAGGTCAAGAGCCTTATTCACCACATCCATCTTAATCCTCATATCTGTCAAGTCTGTAGCGAACGTATTCCCAGAAGCGGTTTCTATAAGCGTTCCATCAAAATCAAACAATAATATTCGTTTGGATTTTATATCAATATCTTGTACCATATCATTCTCCTTTCTCAAACTTACTTTTCTTAATCTCTCTCGGAACCAGGCAGAACACACCATCTTCGTCCTTAACCTTCACAATATCATAAACCGCATACTGATTATCACCGATATCCCAACCTAACGAAGACAGTACATCACGGAGGTAAATACGTCTATATTTCTCACCTTGTTTATTTAATAAAAACGATCTCTCGTCTTCTACCTTAGAAGGAGCTATATACAAATTAGAATCCAACACCCCTTTAAACTCAGCTCCTTCTTCCATACCAATAATAACCGCATCTTCGATACCCATCCATTTCAGATTGTCCACCGATATGGTCATAATCCGATCTTTGCTAATAGAAAGCTTTCTGATTTTAGCTTCTTTTGTCTTAGAACCTACATAGGTTTTACTGCTTAAAAAGTTTATCTTCATGATATAATGTTTTTAAATTGTATCGCAAATATACGCAATAATATAAACAATACAATTTAAAAACAATTAAAATATGATATTATAATACAGGTAATTTTTTGAACTGCTCTGGAGCCACCTCGGATATGATTCCACGGAAAGCAAGACGCGAACCGAAGTACAAACTATCGACCAACGCGTTGTAAGACGCATACGTACACGCCACGCCACTACTCGTATCCGAGCCGCTACTGGAGCGCGCCAAAACATTGGAGTTGTCCGATGTCTGACTATAGTAATCTGAATAATGCATGGAATCGTTACCGCCAACATTTGTCGGCACCACATCGAAAAACGGACCGTTTTCCGCTGCGATATTCGTTATCCAGCCATTGGAAGTTCCGGCGTTCACATTGCGAGTCGATCCGTCTGGGTCGGTGATTTTCCAAACTCGGTTGTTGATTTCTACACCTTCAACCCATTCATAGACACCACCAAAAACCCCTTCCAAACCTAAGCCGCAAACGTACTTTGAACTTTCGTTTTTGGTATCCGCACCGCCGGTTGCGTTGCTGCTTCCCGTTGTTGTAGCCGGATAATTATTTGCGCCACCTAATCCTAATACAGATTGAATATTACGTGTTTTGTACTTAGCATACAACATCATAGCAATCACGCAATGTTGTTGAAAATCTATCATCTGAAACCCGGTACCACGCGCTTTCGCATAACCTTCAAAATCGTTGAATGATTTTAAAATTGTAGGACTAACACCACTCCAGCTATATAATCCATTCAAAGATACATATCCTTTATATGCTCCAACAAGAGATTTCGGGACATGGATGTAAGTGCCGTCAATATCATGATCAGCAAAATGATAAAGAAATCTATTATCATCCACCTTATACCATTTATACCAAAATTCTAAGAAAACGACCATCACATCACCTTCTGGTCCGGTAAGAACAGCCGGACTGCCATCAAGATATAAGTTACTGTCGCTATCTTTTAACCTACATACAAAAACCTCTCTTCCTCCCATAGCGCTCTTGCAAAGAACTCTATAAAATCCACTTGTAATCAACCTGTATAAAAAATCGCCATCTTCACTTATTGTTATATTAGCCGGATCTGATACAGATTTATCAAAAACTATAAAATTATCAGTAGGGAGATTCCCCCCCCCCCACTATTTTATTAAAAAATCTTCTTCTCATGATTGTCTTATATTTTAGGTCAAATATAGGTTTTAATCTATAAACATGAATAATATGACATTCGTGTAAAAAACTTATATTTGTCAAGATATTGATTAACTACAAAATTATTTATGTTATGGCAGAAATGAAAATAGGTTTTGTAACCTTCAATCCGGGATCAGGTAATGGTGATCAGGCGGTTACCGTATCAGGTGAAAAATACGAAGGTCGTGTACAGCGCACGCAACAAGTAGAATTTGGTGCCGAATCCGGGGGCGTTAAGAAAAGTGCTACCATAAACCAATCTCCGGCAGCTGAGTTTGTAAAAATAGATCCTACTGCATCTGTAGGGAAAGAAGGTGGTACTGTAACAATCAACGGTACAAGTAACTCAACTAAATTAACGTTCTCTTTAACTCCGGACAAGACTCATCCTCTGACGTTAGAAATACCTGCCAGTTATCAAGCGGCAGGCAAGGCTACCAACAACGGCGCTGTTATTGCCGACGACCCTGGTGCAACAGGATCTTTCGCTTTCAGTATCGTATTCTCCGATATTGCAGAGAACGCTAATGTAAACGATCTGGTAAATACTCTTAAGGTGACGGCCTCCGGTGGTCAGACAGCCAATACGGTTATTACCCAGACAGCAGGTGATCCGTTCTTGGAAATAGACAAGAATGTAATCAACTTGGATGCAAACGGTACTCCTCAGACTATCAACGTTAATGCAAACATCAAGTGGACTATCACGCAAGCTGTTTCTAGGTTGGTAAGGAAAGTAATGAAATAACAATTACTTACAGAAAAAGAAAAGGGGCGTCTATTTGGCGTCCCTTTTTTCTATGCATTGTATGTAGTATTTATCTTTTTGCCTACTGACAAAAATCTTTTTGAAAATCATCTGTTTCCTGATATGGACTCTTTTCCCGTCATCTAATTCCCTCCATATTTCATTAAAAATCAAATCTATTAACTCCATAACCTTCTTATCAGAGACAAGATTCTTCCTACCGGGACTAACCCATCCATCGTCAGTCATCTTACCGGCTATCCTATTAGCTATCCTACTTAATTCACGTGGGGTACTCATTTTAATCTACCTTTAAATATTCTACCTTTTTCACACTGAAGTATGCAGTCTCTCATGGGATGATCCTGTTCATGATCGTCACACATCGGAAATTCTTTTCCATAGGGGAAAGCAATGTGCGGGCACTGCGCCCTGAACGCATCCCAGGCCGACTTCCTCACAGCCTCAGCTCCGGCACGCACGCCTTTCTCTCTTTCCTTGGCCGGGTCAGCATACACGTTTGAAATAGCTCTTTTCTTCCAAGTAAGCATATTGTAGTAAAACTTATCCACCAGTTTCCTACCCACTACATCAAACTTCTGTCTATGAATTAAAGGTGCTACCTTAACGACGTTCTTCCTATTTTTACTAACATCGACATAAATCAGCCCGGCATAAGACGGAACTTCATTTACGTCAATCATATTAGGCGGACAGGCGTAGTAGAAATAGTTTGGAGGATAGCTTATGACACCACCTACCTTAATAATGCCGTCCTTAAGAACTTTATGTTTTTTATCCTTTTTGAAGTCGTTAAAGAAATCTTGTTTAGACATCTTAACCTCTACTTCATAAGCGTACAATGATCTTGTTATGGCCAGGAAGTCAGATTCCCAATCATATATATGAAGATTGTTAATAACATACATCGGATTACTTAACAGATCCCTATTAAGGATCTTAAGCATTTGTTGCTCTGGGTAGTTCATTGTCTTACTTTTTTAGAGGCTTGTGGCGGAATCGAACCGCCCTACGAGATTTTGCAGATCCCTGACTAAACCACTCATCCAACAAGCCATGTAGCCCAACCGGGAGTCGAACCCGGAACTAAAGTTTAGGAAACTTTTGTTATATCCGTTTAACTACCAGGCTATTTAATGTTTGCTATGTTCACACACCGCAAACATTCAGATAATTAACATTTCCACAAAAACTTAATCGTTATCCAAGGAGGATTCGAACCTCCGCTAACAGAACCAAAATCTGTTGTGCTACCGCTACACCATTGGACAGTGGTCCCGGAGGGATTTGAACCCACGATCTCGATGTTATGAGCATCTTGCTTTCACCACTAAGCTACAGGACCTTAAAAATATGCAGGAGCCTTCACAGACGCCTGCATATAACAGCTAAATATTAACCAATAATTTATCCTAAAAACTCTCTCAACGCAAAGTTAAGTACTAACATACAATATGGCAAACATTAAAGAATAAAAAGGATTAAATTATTTCTTTTTCTTCTTCTTTTTAGTGTCTTTTACTCGTTCAGCTTCGTTTTTGGGCTCCACAATATCACCGGCTTCTTCCTGAATCACATCCGTATCAGGAACAACATCGGACTTCTCTGGTTCTGCCACATCCTTATCTGACTCCTCATCTTTATCCAATTCCGGCTCAGCGACATTGTTTTTATCTTTCCCAATTATACCTATTTGGTAGCCTCTTAATTCTACTTGCATTAATTTCAGCTTCGATTCTAACTCTTGTATTGTTTTGGACCCAACCGAAACCTCGTTTTCCAAATCTCCGATTCTGATCCTGGCCTCAATCAACGCATTTGATTTCTTTTTTAATTCATATGAGATACCGTCTCTCTTTTCTTCCAAGTTTCTTATTTTGTAATTAGCCTCATCAAGATCAGACCTGGCTTTGTTAAGATCGACATTGACAGCATCAAGTTCTTCCGTTTTCTTCTTGACGCTTTTTATCAGCTTTTTCTGATTTTCCTTCAAGGCGTCAATCTTTTCCTTAGACTCAGAAAGATCTTTACCAACAGATAAAATCTCTTTATCCTTTGAAGCGATATCTGACTTAAGTTCGGAAAGCCTTTCCTTGTAAAAATCAGCCTTATCCTGCATTTCCTCAATTTCTTTTGCAAGATTTTCGGATTTAATAGCTTTCTCCCTGTACATTGACAGCTTGCTGTCTGTGATGAATGTAAAACCTAACATACTCATTTTCAAAATATTCAAATATTACTTAACTCCGGAACTACCAAGACCTTTTTCTCCACGTTCATTTCCGTCTTCTATCTCAATATCAGACACCTCTTCTAATACCATTTTGTATTGAGGAACGATTTCCATCTGAGCTATTCGATCGTTTTTATGGATTACGGTCGGTTTTTTATTGATTTTAGTAAGATTAACCATATACTCTCCTTTGTAGGTAAATTCGCATTTACCTGGCGCGTTAGTAACTACCACTCCCTCGTCAAAAGAAAATCCTGATCTTCCTTCTACATTCACGCACCATCCTTCTGGGATATTCAACTTGAATCCGGTTCCGATTCTAACAGAATAACCTTGATATAAGGTTATTGATTCAAAATCGGAAGGAACATCTATTTCCACTCCCATGTCATTCACCATCTTCACCACTCTATATGCACGAATATCACAACATGCATCACCATCATGTTTGTATTCAGGTACCACGACATCAGGATACAGTTTCTTAATACCTACCTGCACAGTCTTCTGATAACCTGGAGTCGAATACGATTCAGGTATTTTATTAACGACCTTATCTTCTTTTTTATGTTTGTTGTTCTTTTCAGAAACAGTATCCTTCTTGCTATCTTCTTTTTCAGAAAGAAGTCTTTCAATATCTTCTAACTTATCCATATCTATATTTTTATAGTACAATAAACAATACCTTCTTTTTTTATGTCCTTAGTTGATTCATAGCACTCACGAAAAGTACTTATGTCTGCATCATCAGGATCATCTACCCACTCATCTCCTTGCTTATATTTTTCTCTGGTTTCTGAGTAAATCATACATAATTTATCCCCATGCTTCGCCATAATCCTTTCTTCTGTCACTTTCCTACGAAGTTTAATAAGGGGAAATCTTGTAACTATTTCTACCATCATTCTACACTATCTTTAAAAGCCCAAGAGATGTTATTCTCCTGGGCTGATGTTTATATTAAAATGGAAGGTCCTCTTCTTCCATAGGAGGGAAGTTCGTCATCTGTGCTTGCGGCTGTGGCTGATGCTGAGGCTTGGTGCTCCTTGTGGTAGGTGCCGTGGCAGGTGCAGCCGGCTGAGCCGGGGCCTGATACTGAGCAGGCTGTTGGTAATTCTGATACGGAATAGCACTCGGAACAGACTGAGGTTGTTGAACCTGTTGAGGCGCTGCCGGCTGCTGGGTATAAGTCTGAGGGGCTGTAGGCTCTTGCTGAGCATTTCCTCCTATCCCTAATTTAGCCATTATACCGGCTCTGATGTCTTTAATAGAAGCATTGAACCTGTTTGAATATTCAGTAATCTTTTGATAAGTAAAGTTATTTTGAGCTGAATAATCGAGGCTTTTCTTGCCATCAAATCCTGTAACTTCAACAGGATCAGGCCAACCATTTACGCCTTTTTTATAATAACGTTCAACAAGCTGATCTTTTTCTCCGTCTACTCCAGCATATGCAATAATAAGTTCTGAAGAACCAAATTCATCATCTTTCTTCTTCTTAAAGACATTGAAATAAATTTCACGACTAAAATCGATATTTTCGTAGTATTTTACGAAGCTCTTAACAAAGCCCTTGATATTTCCTTTTTGATTTACGAGAGGTATGGAAATACAATAGTTTTCATTAAGCTCGTAATCTTTCAACACGATAAGGAAATTAGTAGCAGTATTTCCATTAGAGAAAGTACTTGTCTTTAACCCGATGTAGTTGATGTACCCAACTATTCCATTATAATACTCTTTCCAATATCCCGCCGGCTGACCGTTATTAGGATTTATGTGCTGAACAAAACCTTCTTTTGGTTCGTTACTTTTTTCATACAAGTTACCATCTGAATTAATATACAGATAATAAGTTGTACCAAAACTTCTGTTTTCTCTAAAAGCCATATTATTGTTTTTTTTATAGATTATACAATGTTTGATTTAAGACGTATGTTGATTCGTATTTAGGATTGAACATCTTTATCATCTTATACTGATCAGACCAATCCATAACAGTATCTCCTTTTATAAGATATTTTACGGATGAAAGTATATTTTCCTTACCGATAGAAAAATTAAAACACGGACCTTCAAGCGCATTTAAAGGCATTGATTCCATTATCCTTTTTCTATTTCCAAAATCCTCAGACATTACCGTTATACCGTTTTCTTCATCTACCTTAACATTAACAACATTATCCACTAAAGTCATAGAATTAAGAACAGATATAAACAAATCCCTGTCGAACTTAACCCTTGACGATTTCTCGAATTTGTTACATACGTATTCGTAGTTAGGATACTGTTGTTCTACGTTCATATCCGATATAATCACATTATCAAAGCATAAGAACGTCCTAACGCCATCTGTGGAAATACTGATCTCCGTATCTTTATCAGATAGAAAGCGGTATAAGATGGAAGCTGCAACCTCACTTAGCATAATCGACCTTTCTTCTACCGCATTAGCATACTCTTTCCTATTTATAAACAGACGGAACATATCAGTAGAAACAATGTCAATATAGTCCTTCTTCACATTAAGAAGAATCGAGCATATAGCCGGTCTAAATTCATCCGATCCAACAAACGCAAAAGATCTTTTCATAGACTGAATGAAAGATGAGCTCATAACACGAATGCCATCACCTACAGGATAAAAGAAATCAGGGAAAGCCTTATCCTCAATCCAAGTAGAAGAAAAAGATCCTCTATCGTATTTAAAAACGATACTGTAATCGTTTTTAATCTCTATCTCTATATCCTGGTTATGATTTTTAAAAAACGAAATAAGAGTCCCGGCATCTACTAAAATAGCAAAATTCTGGTCACAAGAAATATCAGTATTCACATCGAAAATATCATCCGTATATGTTATACGTTCGTTCATGGCTTGTATCCGGATATGATCAAAATATAAAGTAATTTTTATATTCGATGTGACACAATCCTTTAAGACCTTATCAAACATCTTTGAAATGCTTGAAAGTTTCTCATTCATTAGTATGCCAGGAACTCTTACTTTCATTTTTTTTTAAAACTTACGATTATGACTATCTAACACTGCAAATGTATTATTTTAAAATCTAATTTTGAATTAATTGGATTTAAAATGATTTAAAATAGATTAAATACTTCTTCTTGCTGCTTCTGCTATCAGCATTGCGTCAACTATACCGTCATGAGCGGTCTTACATCTTTCATTTTTAACAAACGTATCGTTTGGCCAAAGCCTTTTAGCGCAAGCTAATGACGTTTTCTTAGTATTTACCTTACTGGCTTCCATAACCTTATCAGAATGCGTCCAAACTAATTTCTGCCATGTTTTAGGGGCTATGAAATTAACGGAGCAACTTATGTCCGGAAATGCCATACAGAGGGATAGGAACAGCCCATGCAGTTGGCCTTTGTTCTCCATGAGAGAAGCTGTAGAGGACGTGCTGACCCCGTACAGGGCGTGGACGTCCTCTATGACAAACACTACCCTATCAGGATTGTTTTCTACGATCGTATCCCGGCAAAAAATATATTCTTTAGTCAAGTCTACCGGTCCTGAATTTGCTATTCTTGGAGTTGAGATTCTCGATATTAGTTTGCTGTCTTGATCTATGCAAGCTATAGCTCCATCTTTTCCCGGATCTGCTGCTATATATAATACCATGCCTACACTAATTTAAATTCATGTCAATTTTGCCAATGCTGTCATCATCGTCAAAACCTCCATTGTCCGTAAGTTCGTAATCAATAGCTACAGAGCCGTTACTAAGAATGTAAAAACCTTTAAACATCTTTCCTATTTCAATGGGATACACGACATTTACGTCCCTTCCAATATCCTCAAACGGCATAGCGATATCTTCTGATTTAGCTTCCTTTTGTTTTGCTAATACACCAACGGGTATATTTTTACCTTTTATAGATGCGTATGTAACCATATACAGAATATCGTTATTGACAAACGCCCTATCACTACTTACCTTATCCAAGCTGATATATATAATGTGTTTTATAAAACTATCGATATCTCCACATATATTAATAGCTTCTACTTCTTTAGGAATAACGACTTCCACTTCTTCTGGTTTTATATTTTTCTTTTTCATTGCATTAGTCTTTTTGTGTTTTGTTTTACTTCTTCAACAAGATCCTGATCTTTCATCATCTCCTGCTTAAGTTTCTCATTCTCCTTAATTCTTTTCACCCTATCGGCAAGAATCTTTTTGTATTTCTTATCCGATATTTTTATAAACCAAGGACAGTTCCTTGATGGAATCCTTTTACATGGATAGTCAGTGAGACCGTTCGGTCCAAACTGCTCACATCGGTTGCATTTTTCTTCGCCTGTCATTGTAATTATATTTTAGGGAAACATTCTTCCAGTTCTCTATAAGAGCACTCTACTACAACAGAATCTCCTTTAGGGAGAAATACTAAAATAGAATCGATAGAAAAAACACTATCTACTTTCCTTACAAGTTGGCCATGCTTGTAAGAAGACATGACCAACCTAATTCCATACGCATCTGAATAAGATCCTTTCCTACATGGAAGTATATTTTCAACAACATAATCAAAACCTCCGATATTAACTTCATCGCCGGAACTGATTTCCATAATAGGAATCATTTTGGCTCTTCTGTCTATGCTTATTTTCATTTTGCTACTTCGAATTTGATTTGCTCCTTCGGTTCATAATTCCATACCTCAAAATCATCAGCTACAAAATCATAAAATCCTTTCCCTTCCATACGAGACGAGATAGTAACCTGCGGAACCGGGCCGAAGAGGGATCGACAAAGGAGTTCGTTTGCCTGCTCTTCGTGCCGGTCATATACGTGCATATCTTGAATGAAGTGCGTAAAAATAGCCGGCTTCAGGCCTGCGTCGTGAGCAAACATCATCATCAACGCCGCGTACTGTGCTACGTTCCATAGACCGGCAACAATAGCATCCTGGCTGCGCTGATAAAGCGTCATATACAGCTCATCTCCTTTAACAGATAAATTAATCTGAAACGCACATTCTTGAAGAGGTTTTAGTCCATTGGTTTCAGGATCGAACATGGATGCTACTATTCTTCTTGATGAACGATCATTCTTGAGTGACCAAAGAATGAAGTCTGTTTGGTTAAGAAAACCGTAAAGACCATCATGGATGTCTATCATACCCTCTGGAGCTTTACCGGTACCCATATAAACATGTCTGTTCACCATATCTCCATAACATCCTTCTATCTTTCCATTATCATCAGCCCACTGATCCCAGATATGAGAATGAAGATCTTTTAAATCAGTACTTCTCTTTCTCCATATCCAGATCACCTCATCTATAGCCTTCCATAAATTAGTAGGTCTCAGCGAACCAAGAGGAAATTCCCGACGAAGATCGTACTGGTTGCATACTTGCAGGATACGCTTCACCTTGACGCCTGTCCCGTCACCGTAGACCGGTCGCTTTACCTCTTCCCACGGCTGGCTCATTATAAGAGCCAAATTGTCTTGAAATATTTTATCTACTCTTGCCATATTCTTATTAGGTACTTATATACTATAGTATCACCATCTCAAGGTTATGCCAACAAACAAGGATTATTGAAAATTCTAAGAGGAATGGTTATAAAGACGATTAATTTCTTCTTGTTCTAAACACGGACCACCTACAACTTTCTCTGTTGCTTTTCTTTGTCTAACAAAATCTTCAGCTTCGGAAAAAGTTGTAGCATAAATATATCCACCATACTTTTCTCCATTTATATCAAATTCTGTCACAAACTTCTTTTGTTTTTCTTCTTTTGTTTTCATAACTGTAATTTTTAAAAGTGAATAATTAATTGATTTATAAAAAAATAAAGCGGTGATAAACTAAGTTATCTTAACCAACAACCATCCAATCATCAGCCAACATATCTGATTGCGAAGCTAACCATCCGTTTACGATATTATCGTTAGCATCTTTCATGCACAGATAAGCGCAAAATTTAATCATGTTGGTTTCAGTTACGTCATAATAATCGTTTACGTATTTTTTTAACGAATCCGGCAATGACTTTACTTTATTAACTATCATATCAGTGGACAACCAATCTTCCGGGCGCTGGAATACGAACATACCTTTACCATTCCATCCGGCACGTGCAATCAACGCACCTTTTTTTACTTCTTCTAAAGCTTCTCCAAATTTCATAACTATATTTTTTATAAATTAAACTCTGCAAAATCTATTTCAGATCCGGTTGACAAATTAATCATTGACTTTTCAAGCTCTTCCATTGGAACCGGTTTCACAATACCTCCATTACCAAGAGTCCTTTTATAGAAGTTTATCACCACCTGATCGCTGGTTTTTACCGTCTTAGGAATAGGTTGACGAAGATATAATCCATCAAGAGACTTTACTCTTGAAAGAGCCGTATATAGCTGTCCTGTTTCAAAAGAATTAGATACGTCCATCATAGCCGCATCCAATGTCAGGCCTTGGGCTTTATGAATCGTGATAGAATAACCTATTTTTATAGGATACTGAATAATAGCTCCTACTACTTCAGATTCTATCTTATATCCGTTTCTTACGTATTTTACTTTCTCAAACGAACATGGTGTTATAACAACCTTAGTATGCTCATCATCTTTCGGTTTATCAAGGACTACTTCAATCTCCCCCTTTTTTATAGATAATACAGTACCAAGAGAGCCATTGAAGTACTCTCCTCCGTTTCTTGTTATCATAACTCTTGATCCTTCTTTCAAGAAAAGAGTTTTTTCAACCGGAGCATCTTTAGGATAATCACCGTTTATAACAGCTTCTAATTTTCTTAAAGAGCCTGGTAACGATGATATTCTCATTTCGTTAATAGCCGTAGCTTTTGAGTTGGTAGTTACAATCTCAACATATCCTTGATTATTATCAGACTGAATACATCTGCTGTTTATTGTATCAAATACATCATCATCCATCTGCCCTTCACGCACCTTATTAAGGACACTAATAAACTTCTCATCTTTCTGACGGTATATTTTTTCAAAAGAAACCATTTCCATACCAGAAGCCATTAGAGACTTGGAGCTAAAGAAGTAAGATGTATCGTATATTTCTCTAAAAAAATCCTCCTTAATTACTGGCGGAAGTTGAAATAAATCACCTACCATAATAAGTTTCACGCCGCCAAACGGGTCCTTGTCTCCTCTTGCATGACGAAGTATATCAGCTACGTTGTCAAGAAGATCAGGGCGAACCATAGAAATCTCGTCTATGATAAGATACTTTATATTCTGTAAAATCTTTTCCGAACCTCCGTTGAATTTATATTCGCAGTTATCCATAAACGCGCCTTTTCGTATTTCAGGTATATACGGCTGCATTCCTATTCTAAAAAATGAATGAATGGTTTGACCACCTGCATTAACAGCAGCAACACCTGTAGGAGCTACAACAACCGCATTTTTTAATGCCGGTATAATACGCTTAAGGAACGTTGTTTTTCCACTTCCTCCTTTACCGGTTATAAACAGCGGTTTTGGTGACTTACAAATAGACTTAATAGCCTTTCCTTGTGCGACATTACCTTCGGACATAACTGAACGAAGAACGCACTCCATGATTTTTTTGTCGTAACTTATAGCCATCTTTTTTCTGATTTTGTTCTACAAAACAAAAGTATGAAAATAAAATAAAACCTAAAATATAAAATGAATTAATTAGGATTAAAAAGAAATAATAAGTTGGATAAGTAGTTTTAGATCAGACAGTAATATGATTTCGTATAGATATGGTTATGGCATATTGGTGGCTAACGGGTGTTTCCGTCAATATCCTACGAGATTATCGTTTTTCGGCTCTGTCGGCGACTACTAAGAACAGACCCTCTCTCAAGTACCAAACATTACAATGATGAATACTGAGATATAGGATAAAGATAGCTATCATTATAGAATGATAGCTCTTCAAATGGTATATCCTTGAATACAGATTCACCATCTAATTCTTTATCATTGTCTACTGTTGTATTAATGTTAGGTAATGATTGGATAGATATATCCATATTCTCTATCTTTTCCTTAAACTGTTCTGCCTTAACATACGTATAGATGTCTTCACTTACCGATCCCACCGCTTTAGCCATCTCGCCGGCGAACTCAGCATACATATCCCGTACCTCATTAAAACCTGCCTTTTTGTCAGGAGCGGTATTGTTATAGGTTTTCATTCTCCTACTTACCCTACCGCAGACCCCGGCAACGGACGTCCCCACCTCAGCACAGCAGGCTTCTGCATTAGCCAGGCCTGCTTTTACTGTGGCTATTTTCTCCTGGCTCCATCCACTAACCTTGTCGTATGATTGTTTAAGACAGTTTAAGAACATATCCATTCTGCGCTTCTTATCTTCTGCTATGATAGCGCGATAGTACTTTCTTACAATCTGGTTTTGTGTACTTCGCTCATATCCGTTCCAGAAGTCTTTGTGCGCTTCTTTAGCCATAACAGAAGCCAATGATCTTGCTTCTTCTTCTTTTGTCTTTTTACGATCTATGCCAAGGATTTCGCCATCTTCGGAAACAACTTCTTCTGCATTTAGGAAACGTAGGATATGAGTATTGTCTTTTAAGAAGAAATTGAAATCGTCTTTCTTACTTACTTTTTCTTTCTCCTCTTTCTCTATATCCTTTTCTCCAAAATACCATCTGTTTGTTGCTCCTTTTTTATACAAGGTCCAGGTGTTTGCTATTTGCCAGAAAACTGCTCCGTGTCTATATACCGGAATCAGCTTACCTATTGGGTAGTTATGTTCGTTTGCTTCAATGTAAGCACGAGGATTATCTACGTATGTTATAAATTGTATGTTTTCGAACCTTTTTACGAGCTTGTCTTTTATCGCCATACCGACAATCTCTTTCGCTTTTGTTAGTCCTACATTCAAATACAAGGCAATTGTTTTATTACTTATCGTCGAATCAATTAATCCATAATACGAGTGGCTTCCGTCTACGACATCCGCCTGAGAGTTTGTCTCTCCACTGTTCAGTACAGACTCATTGTTTCTGACTAAATTAACAAACATCGCCTCTCTTATCCTGTCAAGGACTTTTTCATGGTTTGTTATTTCATTTTTCTTTATCTTAATTAAAATCCTATTCTTTGGAAGATTCACTTTACCACATCCGAGAGTAAGCTGTACGCCATTAACACGATATCTTCTTGCGACGAACGTACTATCCGTCATACGGAACAGTTCGTTAAACATCGGATGTCCTGTCATGTTCTTGAACTTCGAATACCCGATTCCAAGTTTATGAAGAAGATCTTTCTGGTTTTTGAATCTTATTCTCGAATCCCGGCGGGAGATTTTTATCATACAGTATAAAGAATACAATTCCATGAACAGTGAATCATCTGACCACTGTTCCAAAAGTCTGAGACTTATGTTAATATTTCTACCTAATTGTAGCTTCATAATCTGTAACAAAAAAAATCGGATGGATTTTTGGGAATATCCATCCGATTCATGTCTTTCTTTCGTTCGGAAAATCCCAAAATCGCGTTACAGATTTGAAGAATATAAGAACAAATTATGATAAGACAAGTAATATTTTTTTTTATCATAATTTATTTCTAATAATTCTTGAATCCGTAACACACAGCAAATATAGAAATAAATTATGAATGTTAAACAATAAGGTCTTATTTTTTTTATGCTACAGTGCAAATATCGGGACAAATCCTGAATCCATTGTCATAAAATACGTTAATTTTAAATTTATAAATCCTTAATCCTTATCTTTGTATCAAAACGATAATCTCATGAAAGAAAGTGATAATAAAGATGTTAGTAATAGGGCTTATAGGCTTTTAGTACCTTATTCCAATACGGTAGATATGGCGAAGAAGATACTTCTGTTTTATAACGGATACTTAATGGCCTCCGGCAATGAGAAGAATGTCATAGATGCGAGGCACTTAAATCTTCTTGCCTATTATTTTGTGTTTGGATATTCGTATGAGACCAAGAAGAAGTTTTCTCATTGTTTCAGTACCGATCTTCAATATGTTTCGGTTTTGGATACGGAGATGAAGAAACGTGGTATTTTGATCGACCGTGAAGGTAATTACAGGACAAGGTGTTTGTGCCCGGATATAGAGAACATGCGCCGTCTTTTTGTATTGGAGGGTTCAAGAGATCAATGTGCGTTGGTTTCTTTATTTTACAGAAAAAAAACTTTTGAAGCCGATGGCGAAGAATAATTTCCCTATATCATTTGAGTCACATATTATAGATGATGTGATGGATAAGACCGGGGGCGTTTACGACCGAAACCAAATACGTGACGTTTTCAGAGCCAGTATTTCTTATGCCAATAACTTATGTACGTACACAGATAACGTGTCTGTATCGTTCCCGTATGTAGGTGATATGGTTTGTAACCTTCATGAGATGGAGAGGCGCAAACACAATCTTGAGCGTCTTAAATCCAAGGTAGAAAAATTATCTAAGTATCAGGAAAAAGAACTTCAGTGCCTTGATATTAAGATAAGGATGATAAAGGATGCTTATGACTCAGGTGAGATAAAGGGTGGGGATATGTTGATAAAACACAACAAATTATCTATCTTTAAATCTCGTAAGGGTCATAGTTTTAGTGAAATACAAAATATTCAAGAACAGGAATTTAACAGATAAGTCATGAAAAAGATTTTGCAAGCGGAAGTTATATACGATGCTTTTATGGATACGATATTAAAAAAACTTCCAAGAAAAAAAGAAGATTATCCTGATTGGTACAAAGAACGTCTTGAAAAGTGTGAAGGATGTAAATTCAATACCAAGAACGTCCCTAATTCTATGCTTCCTCTTTCTTTGTACGTAAGCAAGAAAATAGGTAAAAATCGTTGTTCGGTATGTACGTGCTTCATCAAGCAGAAGGCCTGGAGCAAGACAGAGGAGTGTGCGCTTGGTGAGGGACTTCCGCGTCCTTCGTGGATGGACCGGCAGTATTCTATTGATTTTTATGATGAGAAGTCAAGATGGAACAGGTTGGAACTTATTACAATGGATTCTGATGAATTTAATGTTATTTCTACAGATGACAAGCAATATAATATTGACCTATCTAAAGACGGTAAATCATTTGAAATTATTTTTGAACCGGTAGAGAAAGGGAACAGTATAAGGTTTTCATTCGTTCTTGAGTCGAAGCATGATATGAAGATAACAGCATCAGAGACATCTTGTGGATGTACGTCTTCTAATTTGAATATCATAGACTCCCGTCACTTTAAGTTCAATATAGAGATACATACAGCAGGATTTGGAATAGGAAGATTCGTAAAACATATGACTGTTCACTATCAAAAAGATGGATCTCAAAAAGAGGAAAAGATTCCGTTTAATTTCGAAGGTATTATAATCCAAAAAAGTTAAGTATTATGAGCGGCTGTGGTAAAGCAAGGCATTTACAATGCGAAGATAAAAGGAAATCCTTATTTTCTATGTTGCAGGCATCTTGTGACGATCTCCCTGATTATTCTGCCGGGGACATTCTCTATGCCGTACTTAGATCTTTTGCCAAGAAAAGAGGATTATCTGTTTCTTTTTTAAGGACGTTGACAGACAGCGAGCTTTTTGAAGTGGCTGATTATAATTTGTCAATGGAGTTGATGGACGTTATTATTTACGATAAAAAGGTTATTGATAATGAAGAAGATTGATTTTGATTCAGATATAAAACATCTTATTTCTTATTACAACCATCTACTGTCTGCACAAGATAAGGTGGGAGAGGAGATGGAAGAGCTAACTAAGGATATTATTAGAAAGAAGGATGAGGAAAACAACATAGAGTTGGAAGACTTTATTGATTTAGAAGAAAAGTCGTTTATGACCAACTTGTATCAACAAGAGATAATGAAAGTATCTTCTTCTGTCAAGACAGTTTACCGGTTGTCTATTAATGCCGGTCATGATCTTAATATAGATGATGACAGCAAGAAGGTTCTTGACAGGATAGTAAACGACGGAGAATCGGATTTTATTATGTACGTTGACAATAATACTGATTCTGTTATGTTCAAGGAAGAATCTGTTGAGGAAGGAATAAAAAACATGTGCAAGTATCGTGTTGATCCATCTTCTCTTGAAGACAGATTTAATATGCTTAAGTCTCAGTATGAGGCTTTTTTAAAAATAGTTAACAATGAAAGCAAGAAAGCCGACTAACGATGATGCCTCTTACGTAGATCGAAAACTTCTTGTGCTAAGGGATCAGATAGATAAGGCTGAACGTTATCTATCTGAAAATCCTTGGGATAAAATAGAAGATTCCGATAAGAGGGAGAAAGAATTTAGGTTTCAAAAGAGCTTGTCTGATAGCTTAATGCAATGGACTGAATCTTATATTAAGATGTGTGGGATAATGGATGTCTATAATCAGCTTGAGGCTGCCAAAAATAAGAAAAGCCTAAAAGGAGGACAAACAGTATCAGGTATTCAGTCTTTTGTGAAGAATGAAGCTAAGAACAAGTTCAATAAGTAGTTTTGTCATGAATTTTGATAGCAAAGAACTTTATATAAATATGGGTAACGATATTCCGTTATGGAATGACCTTTATTCTTATGAAGAGCAAGACGATGATGTCAAGCAATTCTGGGAGAATGAGGCTATGAAACTCCTTAACGGTGTTACCATAAATGGTGTATTTATCCATCCTTGGCTATATTGGCATATCAATTTCTGGAAGATGATGATTGACGTAGGAGATGATCGTATTCCTGGAAATTCTCAGCTTCGTGATAATGAATGGATGTTTGCCGAATTTCTAAAGCAGGCTGAAGAAGAGAATAAAGGAATATTCATGTTCGGGTGCCGTCGTTTTGGAAAAGCCCTTCTTGACTCCGAGATACTTTATCTTGAGGACCGGGAAAAGATGATAGGAAATATCGTTGTAGGGGATAAGATATATGACGATAAAGGGAATTTGGTAGAAGTCGTAGGTGTCTATCCTCAAGGGAAAGTAACTACATACAGAGTCGTATTCGAAGACGGTCGTAACGTTATTTGCTGCGGTAATCATCAATGGCGTGTCAATCATGGAGGAAAATGGCATGTTAGGAGTCTTAGAGCCATAGCCGGATTGGATTATAAGAGTATGTCTATTCCAGTAGGTGAGGCCCTTAACTACCCTACGGCAAAGCTGCCGGTTCCGCCGTCGGCCTACGCCTCGATGCTGGCGGCTTATCTCGGTGGCTATGGTGGGGATATGTTTTTCGATAAATACATTTGTAAGAAATTTTTAAGATCGTCCATAGATCAAAAAAAAGATTTTATAGAAAACTTCATTCGTTCTTTCAGAAACGTAGTAACCGGAGAAGAAGAGCTTATGTTGTCTCATATTGACATGGATGTCATAAATTTTGTACAACGTATGTTTTGGGCTTCAGGTTGGTATGCTAAATTGGAGGGGAACAAACTTATACTATCAAGGAATCGTAAGGAATTAAAAATAAGATCCATATCGATATACGGAAAGGAGCATGCCACTTGTATAACCGTTGATAATGACTCTCATTTATTTTTGACCACCAATTACATCGTTACTCATAATACGGCCATAATGAGCTCTCTTCTGGCTCGTAATGCAACAATGACGTACAATTTGACGCATAATGTTATTGGAGCAAGTAAAGAAGACCTTGCCAATATGGGAGAGTATCTTGAGTTTGGACTTGATAATCTTCCTCCTTATCTTACTATAAACAGGACCGGTAACGACTGGACTAAAGAAGTTGTTTTAGGTACAAGAAACATCAACAACCAACGTGATGTTCATGCCAGAATAAGAATTACCAACGTTGATGATGGAAAGACGCGAGGCTCATTGAAGACCGCAGGCGGAACTCCATATACGTCTATATATGATGAGGTAGGTAAATTTCCGGTGCTTGGAGCATGGCTTGCCGGTAGGCCGGCTCATATGATGCATGGTAGAATGAGGGGCGTTTGTTTGATGGCGGGATGTTGTTGTGCTGGTACAATAGTGTACAAATCAAACGGAGAACCGTGTAGGATAGAGGATTTAAAACAAGAAGATGGAATAATAGGATTCGATGTTGAAAACCATAAAATCATTAGTCAAAATATAGAATGGATAAAATCTCCTTCATTCAAATCATGTTTTAGAATTACTACAAAATCAAATCGTACATTGGAATGCAGCTTTGATCATCCTATAAAATGCGAATATCCAAATGGAAGGGATATTTTGTATGATGGGTATGTTTCTGCAAGTAATCTGATAAAAGGAGACGCTATATGGACTATTGATAACAATGGAAATAAATTATTGGATTATGTAGACAGTATAGATTTTATAGGAGAAAGAAAAGTCTATAATCTTACTGCATCAGATACTCACACTTATATAGCAAATGGTATTATAACTCATAACACTGGCGGTAATGTAGAAAAGTCTCAAGATGCCCAGAAAATCATGAACTCTCCGGACGAATATGGATTTATTATAATGAATTATGATATTCTAAATAAGAGAGTTATTAAACCAACATGGCGTATATGTAAATCTGGATGCTTTGTTCCGGCCCAGATGTCTCATGCGTATGAAAAGAAAGAAACGACTCTTGATAAGTATCTTGGAGTAGAGAATGCTCCCGGTCTTAAGAAGATAAAAATAAAAGTTTCAGACTTTGATAAAAATACTGGAATAATAAAATCACGTCTTGACGAACTTGTCAAAAAGGATAGAGCTTTATATGTCCAGGAACGAATGGCATTCCCTTTGTCTATAGATGATTGTTTCCTTAATACGAACGTAAATAGGTTCCCTGTAGAAGATGCGTTGAAGCACAAAAGCCGTCTTCTTGAAGAAGGTAGGCCTGGTAAAACAGTAGATATTTATCAAACAGACGGCATGAAGATGGGGTATCATTTTAGTGATAAGCAGCTTGCTGATTATCCGTTTCAAGGTGGAAATATAGATACTCCTGTTGTTATATACGAAGATCCACCAGAAGAAGGAGGTGTTTTTGATTTCACGTATGTGAGTGGGCAAGATCCATATAAATCAGACAAGGCTGATACTGATTCTGTTGGTACGTTTTATGTACTTAAAAGATATGTAAAAATCAATGATCCGTTCGCTTATTGTATAGTAGCATCATACGCATCACGTCCTCCATCTTCTGATGATTTTTGTCGTAATTGTGAAATACTTCAAGAAGCGTATGGAGCCAAGTGTCTTATGGAGAATGCCGACCGAATGTATGAACTGTATCTTACGAGACGAAATAAGCAGCTTATGTTGCTGGAAGATGGCGAACGTCTTGCCGGTAAGATTATCCGTGCTGGCGCCCGTCAGAACAACAAGCTTGGTTTGGCTCCTACGGTTCCTAATCAGCGCATGCTTTTCAATACCGTTATTCAATATTGCTGGGAGGATGTTGTTGTTGGGTATGATGATGATGGTAATGAAATAACACAGAAAGGTATTTACCGTATCCCTGATATAGAACTTCTTGATGAAATCATAGCCTTCGGCCCTGGGGTCAACACCGACCGTATCATAGCCTTCGGCCACGCTCTTCTTCTGGCTAAGTACTATGATGATATGGGTTACATGCCTGAAAGTACGACTCAGAAGGAGAATCAAAAGAAGAGAGAGCGCAAGAAGATAGAACAGGTCAAAGGATTTACGGTAAGAAGACATAACCCTTACAAAATGAGATAGGTAGAACAATTTACCTATCTTTGTGAAAAAACATATAGCTCATGGAGTATTTTAACAGAGATCAGGCTTTTCCGGCCAGAGGAGTATTTTCAGGGTTGCCGGTGCAGGCGATACCTACTAAGAGAAAAACCAAGGAGTGGTTTAAAGCCACTATGGATTCTCTTGAATTGATTGGTTTGAAGCAGCTTGATGAGAACCAGAAGTTCAAGGATTTTTATAGGATGATGAAAGGTAAGTTGTCCTTTATGGAGCTGAAAGATGTAATTCCTTATCTTAAGGATGTTCAGTCTATAAGGGACAACGTAAATATTCCATCATTCTTACGTCATTATGATATAATAGGTACGATCGTAAACGCTTTTGTAGGATGGTTGGGTAACCTTTCTGACAAGTATAATGTAGTTGGATTAGATGAATCTGAAGTGAATCAGTATTCTGCCACGAAGGAGAATCTTCTTCATAATTACATTAAAGAGGAATTGGACAGAAGGGTTAGGCAAGAGTTATTGAATAGAGGATTGGATCCGGATTATAATAATTTTGCCAGCGAAGAAGAAAAGCAGGCTTATGCTCAACAGATACAAGAGGTGAAAGCATCTATGACCCCTCCTGAGATAGAGAACTTCATGAATACAAAATGGAAGACTGCCGAGGTCATATGGGGTTCTCATACGCTTGAGGCGGACAGGGGGCGTTTTTACATGGATGAGATAGACACTGAGAATTTCATCGACTATCTTCTTACCGGTCGTTGCTTTAGAAATTATCATGTAGGATACGACTATTATAAGCCGGAGAGGTGGTCTCCGTTGAATACGTTTTACTCTAAGACATTAGATAGCAAGTATCCGCAGTACGGTGATTATATTGGTCGTGTTCATTATTATACTGCCAATGATATTATAGTAAGGTGGGGGCATCTTCTTACGGCGAAAGATAAGCAGAAGCTTATAGGAGGTGCTGATAATTTCAATGGTACTTATCATAATGGTGATAATGGAAGCTATGTAAGTTTATCCAAATCGGCGAGTGTAGGGATGTTATATCAGAATAAGGTAATACCTTGGAAAGGATATAATGATTATGCCTCTATAAAAGCTTATGAGGATTATTACGGTATTCCAGCCGGTACATATACCGGATACGATAGTAATGGTAACGAATATCACAGAACCAGATTCATGCCAAATTTAGAGCATGGTAATTACTATAACCGTGCCCAGAGTTTGAGCGACGAGCATGTTCGTAGTGATTTGTATCAGGTAACTGAATCATATTGGGTATCCCCGGCTCAGGTGTATGTAATTACCTACCAAACTGAGACCGGATTAGTAACTACCGAGATGGTAACTGATGAGCTTCTTCAGGACTTTTTACAGGAAAATGGTATTAAGAAAATTACCAGGACCATGAGTAAGGGAATGGAGAACCCGGAGATTAATACCTATTTCGTAGATTACGTTCCACAGGTAAGGTACGGGGTTAAGATCAGTGGCGGGGCTCTCGCTCAGGACAACCTGTATCTGGATGGAGAACCTATCGATCATCAGATAAAAGGGGATAGCAACATCTATGACTTTGTTCTACCCGTTGCCGGATATATCGGTACTTCTATGGCCAACAGGATTCAGCCATATCAAATATTTTATAATTTCTCCATAAACCAGATAAACAATATTCTTGAAAAGGAGATTGGTAAATTCTTCTTAGGGGATATTAATTTGGTTCCAAGTGAATATAAGGATTTGGGTGAAGATGTGGCTGATATATGGGCAAACCTTCTTGATGTGGCTAAGTCTGTTGGTGCTCTGACATTAGATACCTCATCTCAAAATACGAAAGGCGGCGTTCCTTTCAACCAGTTTGCCGTCTATGATTTGTCGCAGACAGAGCAGCTTAAAACAAGAATGGAGCTTGCTGAATGGTCGAGGATGAAGTGTTTTGAAATGGTTGGTATCACACCTCAAGTAATTAACGGTCCCAATAGATATGAGACTGCCACCGGGGTTCAGCAGGGCGTTACGGCATCTATGTTACAAACACAGATATACTTTGATAACTTCGGTTATTTCAAGAAACGGGCTCTCGATCTTCATATGGCCGTTGCTCAACAATGCCAGGAAGAAGGAAAGGATATTTCTGTAATGTACACAAAAAGTGACCTTACCAGAGCGTTTTTATCTATAGGAACCGACGGTCTTAGTTTAAGGCATCTTGGTGTTCAGGCTTTATCCAACTCAAAGAAGAGGGATGAACTTGAAAAGTTCAAGACCTTTATGTTGCAGCTAAATACAGCCGGAGGAGACATTTACGATCTTGCATCTATCTTTACATCAGATTCTATGGTGGAACTTATACAGAATGCAAGGAATACTCGCGCATACAACGAGCGTCAGATGCAGCAGCAACAACAGAATCAGATGCAGCTTAACCAGCAACAGATACAAGCTGAAGCTGCTGAGAAGGATAAGCAACGTCAGCATGAACTTGCTTTGGAAGACAAGAAAGGTCAATACCGGATACTTCAAGAGAAGATCCAGGCGGCAGGCAGGGCGGCAGACGCCAAGAGCGACGCCACCTCCCTCAACTTCCTGGCTTCTGTTTCAGATCAGACCGTAAGGCAAGCTGATATAGAAAGCAAGGAAAGGATAGAGGATAAGAAGCTCGAAAACGATTCCAAACTTCATGATGATGAAATGAGAATAAAAATGGAAGAGTTAAAATTAAAATCCAAAGAACTTGCCCAACGAGCGAGGGAAGACGCCACCAAAAGGTATGTAGCCGGAATCAATAAGAATTAAGGATTAAATATCCCCAAATTTCATTAGAAAATCTCTAATAAAATTTGGGGATATTTAATTTTTAGTGAAGATTAAACACTTATAAGTTTTTTGTCTGAAATATAGGTATTTAAATATTTTTGCAGTATGGGAAAATTAGAAAAAAATGGAATAGTAGAATTGGACGATATTTTTAGTATCGGTCCGGTCGATGATGTTTATAATAGGGAAGAAGATATTCTGCCTATTAATGGTAATGAACCGGCTAAAAAAGATGAGAAGCCTGTAGAAGAAGGTTCTCAAATTAAAGAAGAGCTGGTTGTTGATCCTACTCCTGATCCTAAAGAGGATAAAAAAGGAGAAGAGAATGTAGTTGACGTTAATCAGGATCAGGTAGAGACCCCGGTTGTCAATTACAGAAAAGTATTGGATGCCCTTTCTTCAAGGGGAATCATTCCCGATTTGAAAGATGTGGTATTTAGCGGTGAAAACGGCGAAGAGATTACTATCAATGATCTTGATTTTAGTAAAGAAGATTCGTTGTGTGATATACTATCTACAGTCCTTGAAAGCCAGAAAGAGGACATTGTTAAGGATAAGATAGATGTTACCTCTGTTTCTGATATTACTAAGAAGCTTATCCAGGCTGATAAGGCCGGCGCGAATATCGTTGATATTCTTAAGCAATATGATACGAATGTCGCTCCTATAGAAAAGCTTGACATTGAAAACAAAGCAGATCAGATAAAGATCGTTCGCCATTATGTTGATCTTCTTGGGTTGCCTAAAGATGAAGCTGATGAGTTTTTCAAAGGCATTATCAATAAAGGTGAAGAGTATGTTGAAGCAAAGGCTATAAAGTATAAGGCTGAGCTTGATAAGAGAATGGATGATATTATCCAGCAACGTACTAAAGAGGCTGCCGACAAGAAGGCGAAGGATGCAGAAGATTTTAGAAGGTATAAGAAAGACCTTAAGTCTTCTATCCAGGCAAAGTATCAGCTAAATGACACTATGGTATCTAAAGCTCTTGATTTTGCCCTAAAACCTTCTGAATCGAATCCCGGAATTACCAAAGCATTTAATAGGGTAAGGGAGATGATGATGAATCCGGAAGAAGCGCCAGATTTGATTATGTTTCTTATGAACCCAGGAGAGTTCATAAAACAGAAGTCGAATCAAGCTGTAGTTGATGAGAAAAAGAAAATTTATAAGCTCATCAGCCATACAAATAAAGACAAGAGGGTGGCTCCGGTAGATGATAAAGGTGATCAAGTTCAAGGTGTGAAGTTCGATGAAATCAGTATAGATTAAAAATTAAAACATTTTTTCGTTCATGGCTAATGTACTTTTAACAAAAAATTTCCCGGCCACCATGAATGGTGACACGGTGATTGGATATACCGACGCTAAAGTCGTTAAGCAAAGTATCGTAGAACACGATCTTAGCTCTTTAGAAGATTGGTACTACGAAGATCCTGATAAGAACCATCTGGGTATGCTTGAGTTGTTTTCTAACATTACAAACTATCCTCTGCCTATGTATATGGGTATGATCAAACAGGATGCTACTATTACCGTAAATGGTATCAATGGTTCATTCCGTTATGATCTTCCGGTATCAGAAACGTATGAGGTGGTTACAGTAGAAGACACGTCTTTGAAATATGCAAAACCTGGTATTGATGAAAGCTTCTTCGAAATTGTGTTGAATGCACAATTTAAACAAGGAGATGTTATTACTTACGATGTGATTAACGGTTGCCAGGCCCTTATCTCTACAGAGCGTCCTCCGAAACAAGAAGGTGAGAACTGGAGATACTGGTGTAAGTTGTGGGGCCGTTCTCGTGCTAAATACTTCCCGAAAGACATGCTTCGTGCCGGTATTAAATACTGGAAGGTAACAAACGTTCTTGGTGAGTTCTCTACTCAGTTCTCTGGCGTAGGAGGTGCTTCTAAGGCCGGTTCTATGACTTGTGAATTTACGCTTGGTGGACACCGTGGTGTTGAAGGTGAAACGACTATGTACGCTGGTATTAAGTCTTTTGCTTATGCGGACGAACGTACACAGAATTTCATCGACAAAGCTTACCAGAAAGTTCGTCAGCTTTCTGAAATCAGAGGAGGTGATGCAAGTTATGCTATCATCGGTTCTCGTCTTGGTGACGGAAGCATTGATATGCGTACAGCTCGTGTAGCCAATACAGTATCTTTGTTCTGTTTGGCTGAATTGGCTAAGATGGAAGCATACGAACTTATGTTCATGCGCGGAGGTAGAGTCAAGGGTCATAATGGTGTTTTGATGAAAAACGAAGGTTTGTACCATCAACTTCGCCGTGGTTTCGTTATCTCATATGCACGTCCGGGCGGTATCAAGCGTGAACACTTCCTGGCTGCTGCCGACTATATTTTCCGTGGTCGTAGCGATATGCCGATTGAAAATCGTGTAATGAAATTCAAGGTAGGTGCTATGGCTTACAAGAACATCGTTGAAATCTTTCGTGATGAGTTCTTCTCTCAATTAGGTGCTTTGGCTCCGCTTATGGGTACAGAACGTATCATCAATAACCCGGTAACAGGATCAAACGATGCTCTTGAATTAGGAACTGTAAAGATCAAGGGTGTTACTATTCCGGGTATTGGTAAGGTCATTGTAGAACACGAACCTTCTTTGGATTACGTTGATATGGTAGATAGAAGCCAGTTGGTAGACGGCATGACTCCTATCACATCATATTCATGTATTATGGAAGACTTGACCGCTCCTGAATATTCCAATGCATTCGCCGGCATTCCTGCTTCATCTGAAGCTCGTATTGGTAATATCAACAGCAACGTATTCTACGTTAAGCCTGATATCGGTTCTATGTGGTGGGGTTACGAACAAGGTAGATGGTCATCCAGAGTATCGGCTCAAGAAATTGTATCCAGCCATCCTCGTATGTCAGAACAATTCTGGTGCCACTCTGTATCGGCTTGTTGGGTAAAAGATACCAGCCGGTTCGTAACAATTGAATTGTTACCAAGCTCTTTGTAATCATAACTTTTAATATTAACTTGCGGTCGGCTTTAAAACCGGCCGCAAATTTTGTTTTCATAGGATATATAAAAAGATGGGAAAAAAGATTTTTGAAGAAAGCCATGAGTCTAAGAAACTGCTGGCTACCGTAGGAGGAATGAAGATATATTCCGACTCTATTTATGTTATAACAGGTAAGATGGATGAAGAAGCTCCTTCCGGATATCAGGAAAGAGGTATTTCCAAGACTCCTTTCCCTGGGAACAAGACAGTATCTTGTTGTGGATGGGATAAGGATCTTAGGGTGTATGATACCGGTTTCTTCATCAATTCAGCATGTTATAAAGGTTACTCATTTGAAGACAAGAAGAATGAAATGGATATGCGTATTAAGAATATTCGGTATCCGTTTGAAGAAACTGTCAATGAGGACCTGGACCAAAAGAATTTCGATTTCTGGGATTCTTACAGAATTGACTTGTATGATGGTCGTTTGTTCTACACTAATGACGTTCGTGATTTATTTGAGTTGTATATAGCTATTTTGTCCAAGTCTCTTACTCCTAAAGAGGAAGATGGTAATCCGATGTATGTCGAATCTTATTATTGTGTAGAAGACAAGACTACGGCTGTAGATATCAGGAAACAACGTCAGATTGATAAGGCTGATATTTTATATGAGTTCATGAACAAGCTGGAAGGGTCAGAGGCTGAAAGGAAAAGCATCTACGATCTGCTTTTGTATCTTGACATCATATACAGCGTAGAGCTTGATCAGAGCATGGTTAAATACATATTCACTAATTGGATTGACGCCAAGAATACGAACGTTGACATGTATAAAGAAGCAAGCTCAAGGTTCTTATCTGACGACGAATCTTCTGAGGGAATGCAGGTGATTAAATTACATCGTATGATCAGGGAAATGATTGAGGGCCTGGCTGTCACCGTCAACACCGACGGACTGTATCTGAATGGCGAGCTCCTGGGCGCCGACGCCATCTCTGCATCTATGGCTCTTGCTTCCAATAAGTCGATGTTAGAAACTAAGTCGCGTGTCTTGGAAGAGTATAACGCTTTAAAGAACAAGCATAAAAAAATAGAAGGAGCTAAGTCTGACAAGAAGAAAAAGGAAGATGAGAAAGGTTTCGATGTTGATCAATACGCTGACAAAAAAGAATAATTTATGAAAATCGTTGATTGTTATCTCCGGGCCTTACAGAAGGCTGAAGAAAACATGACCAACGGTGGTATAAAACTTGACAAGGCACGTTTTGTTCAGCTTTTTAATGACGAACAAAACCGCCTTGTTCGTTATATCCTTGATAAGAAAAATGAAGAGGATATACGTTATATCCAAAAGTTGGTTGTGTATTCGAAAGAACTTGACGAGAGAGGAGATAAAGATAATCCGGAAAGCACTTTATTTTCATTGCCTTCTGATTTCTTCTCTTTTTCAAACATATCAGGCGTATTTACCAAAGGTGAATGCACGGTCACTGATTTTACCATGTGGGAGGCTAAGAACGAAAACCCGCATGAGCTTCTTGCCGACTTTTTTAACAAACCTGATTTTGATTTTAGGGAAACATTCTATACAATAGGCGAAGATTCGGTAAGGGTGTATAAGTCTGGTTTTGATGTAGACACCGTTTACCTTACATATTACCGCTATCCGAAGGAAGTTGACATCGAAGGATATATTAAATCCGATGGTTCTAATTCAACTGATATAGATCCTGAATTAGATGATAAATTAATTGGTATTATCCTTAACATGATTGAAAAGCAATTTGCTTTGAATGAAAGCGAATACGGACGTTATCAAATAGATTCAAACAACGTCCAATCTCCTTTGTAGCAGAAGAAAGGCATATCCTAAATTAAAGATTATCAAAAAGCATTAAGAATTAATTAATTCCTAATGCTTTTTGTTGCTTATATGACTATCGCTATTTTTGAGACAGATAACAGAATACTAATTTTTAAAATATTATAAAGCTATGGCTATCCATAAACCGTATGACAGACACATTATCTGTCCTCCGCACGCTAAGTTGGCGGACGTAGATTCTTTGTTGCTTCAAGAAGGTCAGATCGCTATCTATGATTTGGATGGTGAGCAGACTAAAGATGGTTTGAAAGCGTTGAAAGACTTGAAAGGATATCGTAAGGACGAACAACGTTTCCAGATCAGAATCGGACGTAATGAGATGGTGAACGACCGTGTATCTGATGATAAATCATTCTCTACACCTACGTTTGCTATTGATGAAATTATAGAAGTGTATGCTTCTGCTCCGAAGAGCAAAGAAATTAAAGTAGATGAAGTTATTTTCGGTTATAACGGAATTGACGACAGTACCGCTATTACAGCAAGAAAAGGCGATCGTATTCCTATCCATATTAAGCTTACAGGACGTTTGTTTGAGCTTCGTGGTTATCCGATGGGTGAGGTAAATATCGATGATTACATCATTTTCGAAAACTGTCCGGGTTGTGAGGATATGTGTTCAGAATGTGATCCTTGTGAAGATGTTGATATTTTGGCTGCTATCTTGAAAACAATCGAACGTATCAAGAATCAGCCGATTGCAGGTGGTGGCAAGGTAGGTGATTTTGTAGAAATCCATCCTATCCATTCTTGCGATGAACTGGAAAAAGCTCCGGTGGAAACCGACATGAATTTCTATTGCATGGAAATGTGTGATACCGGTGATGCTTATGCTCTGGCTCAGCTTAAGGCTGCTTATCCAGGTTTGGATATTAAGAGAGTAGGACGTCATCTTTCTACATCTAAATATCAGGTGATGAAAGAAGGTGGTAAACCTGCTGATTATACTCAAAAACTGTCTTCTATCATGAAAGGCTGCGAAGAGTGCCCTGACGGATATACCAAGGTAGAAGGCGGTTTGATTTATGCCGTAACGTTAGAGGATGATGGTGTTGATCAGTCCACTGTAGTAGAAAGCATTAAGAATGCCGTTAGTAGCACTGCCAAGAAAACAGCAGCCCAAGATGGCGGCGTAGGTATGTACACTGTGGCCGTAAGCAAGAAACTGACGAAGGCTGATATTGATGCATTTGTAGAAACTAATCCGACTGCCACAGTAACGTTCGTTGCTAAAACAGCAGATATGTGTAGCAATCCTACTGTTACTACTGTTAGTTGGGAAGCATGTGGCTCTTGTAAGATTTCGAAAGAAGCTTATGAAATCACGTTGCCGGATGATGAATGTGGTAACAGTGCAAAAGAAGAATTGCAGGCAGCATTCCCGTATCTTACAATTGAAGATTATGGCACACCTGGTGGATGTCAGCATAAGTTTAAAACCGTTGTAGTTACTAACATGGTTTGCGACGAATGCGATAAAATTTTCAAAGACTTCTTTGTATCGAAAGCTCCCGAATCTTATCGTGGACGTAATTGGAAACGTTTGGGTGCCGTAGCAGGAGATCAGTCTATTATAGCCGATCCGATTCCTAAGAACTGCAAATGCGGTATCTTGTTCCGTGGTATTGACTACATGATTTCTCCGTCCGACTGTTTGATTGACCGTCTGACATTCCAAGAAGGATCTGTTCGTATTGCTGTAAATGGCGGTTATCCGGATGAACAGCGCGAGGCTATCAGCACGTACTTCAACCCGATCCACACCGAATACAAACAGCACTGGGCTCCGCGTACTCACCTCGGCGCTGAATTGCTGGATAAGGAAGTCGAACAACGTATGTTCTTCGACTTCCGTAAGACTCACCAAGAGCTTATGGAACGGATGTTTACCAACGAAGAAACCCGCTTAGACCTGTTGGCTCCGTATGCTGATTATTCAGTAACGTTGAAGCCGGCACGCTACTCTAACGGTTTCGGTAGGGTAATTGATGATCATATTACAGTACACTTCCATGTACCGTATGGCGCTCACGAAGGCATTCAAGACCTTATGGACTTGTTAGCTGCTTCGGCAAATATCAAGCCCTGCAAGATTTGATTTTCCTTTTTTCTATATATCCCAAGGGGGAGGAGGCTGGTCCTCCACCCCCTTTTTTGTAATAAAATAATTTGAAATAACTTAGTTTCATATGAATGGCGTGGATTTTTTATCTGGTGCCTTTGGTAGGGGCATTGATAAAATAACCAACATAGTTGGAAAATGGGGTTCCTCCCAACCGGTAGATGACAGCAAATCCGGTATAAAAATAGGGGACAAAATCTACCAAGTGGTTGTGTCCTTAAATGGCTGTTATTGGTATCTTGACGAAGAAGGCAAGAAGCATCCTGTTTCTGGTATTCCGGCCACAACCGAATGGGAGTGGATTAACATAGCTGAGAAAGTTATCAAAGATTTCAAAACCTGTTACCGTACACCTGGTGGAAAGGTTGAAGTATGGAGTTGGTATCTTCTTAACGATCAGATGGATGTTCTTAAAGAAACCCATAGAATTACCGACAGTACCGATATGGATAATCCGGTAGGTAAAGTTCTTACTAAAATACCGGACGAGTGGGTTATGATCGACTGCGATCTTCCTGATATGACAGAACGCGACATTACGTTCGTCAACAGATGTTATAAGACTCCGGATGGTAAGGTTGAAATAGAAGGATTGGAAGCCATAGATGATAAGATAAATATCAGGGAATCTATTTATACCGTTATTCAATCGACGGACGATAATTTCCCTGCCGGCCATGTTTTTAAGCTAATTCCAGAAAATTGGGTTCGAATGGTTTGTGACTTTCCTGACATGACAGAACGAGATGTAACTTACGTTCTTGAATGTTACACTACTAAAAAAGGAAAAGTGCAAGTAGAAGGTTTGGTAGCCATAGATAACATCCTTGGAACCAGGGAAGAGATTTACACCGTCCTTCAGTCAACCGATCCTGATATTAAGGTAGGAACCGTGCTGGATTCCATTCCCGAAGATTGGGTGAGGATGGTCTGTGATTTTCCTGACATGACGGACCGGGAAATTGTTGAAGTAGATGAATGTTATAAGACTGATGGTGGTAAGGTTAATATAAAAGGTTATCAATCTATTGATGCCGTTCTTGGTGTAAGGGAACAGTATTATTATATTGTTAAGACAACGGACGACGCCTATCCTCAGTGGACGAGAATAGATAAGATACCTAACGAATGGACGAAAACCGAATGCGATTTTCCTGATCTTACGGAAAGACATATTATGTCCGTAGATGAATGTTATACTACTCCTGGTGGTAAAATACATCTTGGTGGATACAGGTCGGTAGATAGCATAATAGGTGTCCGGGACGAGTATCTTATTGTTTTAGAAACGACCGACCCTGATATACAAAGAGGCGCCACATTCAGCAAAATACAAGAAGGATGGCAGCGTATTGTTTGTGATTTCCCTGATGCTACTACATCCGATACAGAAATAGTAGAAAACTGTTATAAGACGGAAAAGGGTAAGGTTCAGATCCGAACATACATAACAATGGACGGATACGGAAATACAAGGGAATTGAGACATATGGTTCTTAAAACAACCGACCCTGATTACAATATCGGATCCAATATCGATCAGATACCGGTAGGTTGGTTAAGTATCGAGTGTGATTTTGCGTCTGCTACACAACGTCATATAAGACAGGTAAAAAACTGCTACGTTTCTGATGCAGGGAGCATCTACGTTGAGGGAGAAATCGTTTACGACAATGACCTTGACATAGACAAGATGGCACTGACGGTCATGGAAAGCACTGACCCGGCGATAGCCGTAGGGACGGAGCTGGCTGCCATTCCCTCTGGCTACGTGAGAACAGTTTGTAGATGTAATTGTTGCAACCACTAAATCTTATTGTCATGAGCTGTAACGAATATTTTTTAGTAACACTGGAGTCTAAATCGACTCCAGTTCGTCATAAATACACGAATTTAACAGACGAATGGTATGGTCCTGATGGTGTTAAGTACGAAGATCCTGATACGATAGCCAAAATCGAAGAACAAGCTACAGATAAGAATCGTATAGGGGATAACACTTTATATCAGAAACTTATTGAAATACATTCTCAAGGAGAGTCAATAAAATCGGACATCGGAGATATAGGTTCGGTATTGGATTACATAAACGGGGAGGAAGTGTGATGGGAACCATATCAGATAAGTTAATGAGGATTATAAATACCAAAGAGGATATAAGGCAAGCCCTTATATCCAAAGGGTATGATGTACCTACTTCCATACCTTTTAAAGAGTATGCTAAAATGATATCGGACTTACCATGTAGAGTGGATTCTTTTCCTGATATAGAAGGAATTGTAGCTCGTTATTCAGCATTAGGTCTTACTAATGAACAAATGGCAGAGAACCCTGTATGGAAAGACCTTACAGATAATGGGCATGATTTACAGATGAAGAATTTAGCTTGGAAGGGGATGTCAGGGGTTGGAGGATATGTTGGTGATTTTTCTAAATGGGTGAATAATAGAGATACTACAGAAATAGGAATAACTAAAAGTAACTCGAAAGTCATTATTGATGTTAAAGTATCACAGGGTTCAGGAAAGAATATTGTGTTTATCAGTAAATCTAATTTAGGTATATCTAATAATGTCACCATTAAGATTACAAGTACTTACCCGGAAGGAGTTATGAAATTTGCCAATTCCGCTTCGAATAAGTATTTAAAGTTGCCTTCAAATGGAATAATAACATTACAAGATAACCCAGAATATACAAGTAATGAAATGCATCTTCATTTAGCAAGTGCGGATTTAGGTCAAATCACCATCGAACAACTACCTCTCTACCCCGGTGCACTTGTCTTTGACGGAGTAGACGATTATGGTGTCTGTGAGAACTTCCCTATTCTGACTAAAGAAAAGGGATATACGGTTGTGGCGTTGAGACAGTGGATTACAAGGGGAGAAAGAGCATTAGGATTAGTATCTAATGTAAAGAATTGGCTCAATAATGGTGCCTTCTTGTTAGAATATAGAAATATACAAGCCGATCATCTTAATAAGCCTATATCTTTTGGAGCAATAGGGAGTGAAATGGATTTACCACACATCCTTACTTATCAGACATCTAAAAGTTGTAATGGTGTTTCGATTACAACTGGTAATTTTGAGGGAACAGATGTGCTACATGTTGGGAAATTAGCTCCAACTAATGTAGGAACTTGTATTAACGCTGCTATCTGGGAACTTGTATTTCTCGATCACGATGCCACCGAAGAAGAACTGACCAAGATCAAAGACTACTTCGTTAAAACCTATCCCTGGCTCTTTCCCGACCAGGCATGGACAGTCACCGGCAAAACCAACGAGGACGAAGATCGTGCTACTATTGCCAACATTACGGGCAATGGTAATGATCTTGTGCTGTCGAATTTTGGGTTTGCAGAAGGGAGTGGGTATGGGTTGTATGCTGAGAATTATGCTGGTGGTAGATGGATTCAATCTACTGCTAGAGCGGATTTAACTTGTACGAGTCATTCTGTAAATATAACTTCAGTTAAAGTTGCGTCTACACAGTTATATTATCAATCCTATCCTGAACAACCTTCTTTTACAGTTCCTTCTTATAAGATAAAAGTTTATGGACTGAAAAATGGCCAAACTCTATCCTATAAACAAGTAACTTCTGAAGGACAACAGATATACAAAATATCAGAAGATGGAATTTATACATTACCGTCTTTTCCATTTAAAGCAAATGGAGATTGGTATGGATTTACCTTAAATAAGGTACAAGAATCCTGTGACATTACTATAGAGCAAATCCCTGAATACGAAGGCTATCTAGTTACTGATGGGGTGGATGATAAGATAGTTTCGTCAGTTTTTGGAATGGGTAAGGATTTTACGATTGTTGGGGATTGGAAGTTTATTGATAATAAAAAGAGTAATACTGGTTTAGTAAAAGGGTCTAGTTTTTATATCTACAACACAATGATTGGACTTGATCTTTATATTAATTCAGGATCAGTAAAAAATAGTCTTGACGGAATTAAAAGTATTAATGCTGCATGTTCAGATGGTAGGGCCTATGATCGTAATTGGAATGAAATACTAGCAAATACAGGTAATGTAGTTGGTTCTAGTGGTATGTTGGAGGTATCGAGTAGTGGTGGTAGGTTTGATCGAATAGCTTTTAAGAACCTTGCAATTTATCCAAGAATCCTCTCCAAAGACGACTGTATCAAAGCATATAACTATTTACAAACCCTAAAATCAAAGTAATATGAAATTCATTATCATACCAAAAGAAGTATATGATTCCGTATCTGAAGAAAAGAGACGTGAATTAGGAATAGACAGCCCAAGAGCGAGCGTAGACGGTTCTAAGGTTATTTTACATATAGATCATTATGACCATCTATTCAAGTCTTTAGATATGCAGGCTGATGACGAACCTCAATACCCGTATCCGGTATATGACAGCTCTTCTTCTGAGTTTGAATCTATTCTTTCATCTAAAGAATGGGTGTCCGATGTTAATAACGAACATCTTTGATCTTGTTATGGTTGGAACAATCGTTATATTTGTGGAAAGTTGAATAATTAAAGCGTGTGGTAGCGTTATCTACCATATAATCATCATGTTTCAGATAATAATCGGATGCGTTTTGGCTAATATTCTTACGATAGCAATCATCGGTTTATCCCTGTATTTAGTGTATCGTAAAAACGAAGACCGTTTAAAGGCTTTGGATTCTAAGATTGATCAGAAGGTTGAGGACGTAAAAAACAAGGTTGGCGCGGTGATGGACATCGTAGACCAGGTCAAGAAGTTGTTGGATAAAATTAACAAAAAATAAATATGGCAGAAGTAGGTTATAACAGTAAATTCGAAGGTCAGGAGGTTGATTCCAGACTTGAGAATGTGGTGCAGGCCGCTCCTGGGACGGGCTCAGAGTCGGGCAAAGGAGGCCTTATCCCGGCTCCCCCTGCCGGAAGTCAAGACGGTAGCAAGACTCTTCTTAGCGACATGACATGGGGAGATCATGTAACAAAACAGTACATAGATGATGCTGTTTCGGCAGCAGGGTGGAAGAAACAGATTGTTAGCAAACTTCCTACTGTTGAAGAAGCGAAGGATAATGTCATGTATCTTGTAAAAGACGATGTGGCATCTACAGAAACTAAAAACGTGTATAACGAATATATTTTGGTTACTGAAGAAGGTGGTGGCAAGGTGCTTGAATCACTTGGTATGGTAAGTACCGGAGTAGATTCGACTTATCTTGATCTATCCATATTTCCCAGTACTTCTGGAACTCTTGATGAGGATTCGTATGCAAAAGTTATTGATGCTTACAATAACAGGATTACATTAGGTGAGCTTAATCTTTATTATTTTTCTTTGGATTATTTTTTAGATAATGATAATTCTGAATTAAAAATAATAGCTGTTTTATTTAATAACACCAACTCAAAGGAAGACGTATCTGGATCTTATATAGATATTGAGATGGTAACTTATGTTGTTGCCCAAGATAAGACATATAGGGCTATAGCTAATACGGCTACGTTGTCTAATGACATGTTGTCTTATTTGAGGTTTATGGCTAAGACTCCTAATGTTGTCACAACATTAGCAAGTTTGCCAACGGATGCTCATAATATCATAGCTAACGTAGCTTCCGCTACAAACCTGTCTATGTCAGTATCTTCCGAGTATGCCGGGCGGGAATGGCAGGTGCGGGTCAACAACACTACCGGCGCAGACATCACGCAGCCGCTTCCTACCTCTGGCTTGTTCCAGAGCATGTCAGGCGATAGCGTAATAGTACCTAAAAACAGTTTTATAGAATTAAGTATCTGGTATATCAATGATAAGTTGGTTATCAGAGTAGGTGAACAAGCTTAACAGAAAGGATAGAACATGTTTTATGTAAATAAGAATATAAAAGGTTTTTACTGGGAAGGATACGAGTTAGACTCCTCTTCTTACGAAGTAGGGTATTCTGACCAAGATTTCTTAGATGGTAAATGGGTTCAACTTGACTCTGATCAAGAAAAATTCCATCAAGACAATCCTGATGCGAGTGTGAAAGAAGTTATTGCCATGCAGCTTGACCCTGAGCCTCCTGGACCAACTGAAGAGAAATTGCTTGCCAAGGCTAAGGATAAGAAAGTTTCTGAGGCCAGGGAATACGCTTATTCTGATGCTGTCCGCTCTTATAGCTTGGATGGTAAACAGATATGGTATAATACCAGCATGAGACAGAAGGTTAAAAACGATATTGATGTAGCAAAAGGAAGCGGGATATATACCGTATCCGTAGCAGATTCAGAATACGAGCTTGATATTGCTAATACGGCAATGAATGAAATGCACGTATATGAATCTGAGTGCAACGATCGTACTACTGCCATAGAAAAGGAAATAGCTTCTAAAACCGACAGGAGTGAAGTTGAGTCTATGAAAGTGGATGAAGGTTATCCTGAGAAGTTGGTAAGGACAAAGGATCAGATCATAGAAAAAAATAAGATCCTTGAAGCCAATGATCCAGAGAAGGCTACAGCTATGTACATGAGGGCGATGATCAATACGCCGGCTATGCTTGAAAATACTGACCAGAATCTTGCTCTTAAGATAAAGGGATTATACCCTATTTGGGATAAGGATGGAGTTTACGGCGACAAAGGTCTTCCTATGGGAACTGCTGTTGTAAAAGGGCAGCGTTTCCGTAGCAAAAACAAACCTTCGGATTTGGATTGGACTCTGTTTGAAGTAAGGCAAAATCACAATCTACAAGCTGATTGGGTTCCCGGCCAGGGAGGTGGAGCCGAAAGCCTGTATATGGTTGTTCAGGAAAAGCATTCGGGTACGATAGACGATCCTATTCCTTGGGTATATAATTCTATTTTAGAGAACGGAAAGTATTACATAGACAAAGAAATTAAGTATCTTTGCATAAGAGATTCAGGCATCCCTTTAGCTTACGAGAATCTTGCTGATCTTGTATCAGCCGGATATGTGAGGGTTGTTTAGGTCGTAATTTGTTGTTAATGTTATGGATAACCCCTGTATATTTATTTATGCAGGGGTTTTTCTTTAATCCGAACTCTGCTTATTTTTTATATCGGTAAGGTTCTAATTATCTTTGTGAAAAAGGTTAAGTTATGGAAAGAAAAGATATTATAAAAGAATTGAGTCAGTATTTTAGTATTGTTGAATTAGTTGGTCCTAAAGAATACGGTAGAGACAAAGATCTTTGCTGGAGGTATTTAAGAACTGAATTGCTTCACACGATACTGGTTTTAAGGAAAGACATCTTAAAAACTCCAATGACGGTTAATACCTGGAAGTCGGGTGGAAGGTTTGATGAGCGTGGGTTTAGGAACAATATCTCGGATATAGTAAAATCAAAGACCGTATCAGGGTCGTTGTATATCAGTCCTCATATGCTTGGAGCAGCCATCGATTTCGATGCCAAGGGTATGACGGCAGAAGAGACAAGGAATAAAATAATTCAATCGCAGGATTTACTTCCTTGCCCCATTAGATTAGAATCAGGTACCAATTGGGTCCATATTGACGTATATGACTCTCTTGGAAGTAGCAAGAAAGTAACTATGTTCTAATATGGCTTACAGATTTGTAGGAAGGATGAATTTAGAAAGTTTCTGGGCTTTTCTCATTTCCGGATTATCAGCATTGTGGATGAATTTCCAGGAGATTCACCACCTTATATATTCTATATTGTTTATATTAGCTATAAATCTTTTGTTAGCTACTATAAAAAGTATCAAACACTGCTATATCCGAAGAAAGAGAAAGAGGCCTTTTAAGATATTGACATGCATAAGCGAAATGGGAGTTTTGAAAATCCTTCTTGAGTTCGCGGCCTGCTCTTTCGGGTTGTTTACCATATCCGGAATGGATCTTATTATGTCTATGGGAGGGCATAAATCCCCAGAGTTTATAGACATGCTTCTTCAGTGGATTACGATATTCGCTTCAATATTATACGGTGGAATGGCATTCAAACGCCTCGGCGACCTTGCACCTGATTTGATGATAGTAAAAGGCGTTAAGTATTTCTTTAGCAAAGTAAGTTGGTGGCAGAAAGTTCCATTCGGAGAAGAGCTTAAAGAAGGTATTAACAACGGTGATATACAGGAACTTTTAGATGAAGATAAGGAGGGTAAAAGATGAGAGCCGGGCATGTGTTAGGAGTTCTTCTACTGTGTTTTATATCTTTCTTGTTTGGTAAAACATGCAAGAAACAGGAAATAATACACGAAATAATACACGATATAGAAATAGATACGGTAAGAGATACCATTATCCAACCTATTCCTGTTCCTCAGTATATAGTTGAGGAGGTAGAAATGCCTTTCCCTATGGATGCTATAGTTGAAAAAGATACGATAAGAGACACTGTTTATATCAATGTTCCTATACAAAGAAAAACATACAACACAGATGATTATCGGGCTGTTATAAGCGGATACAGACCTAATTTGGATACGATGATCATCTACCACAAAAAAGAAATAATATACGAAAAGAGCCGGCGCTGGGGATTAGGAATCACCGCCGGATACGGATTGTCTAAAGATGGCTTTTCTCCTTGTTTGAGTATGGGTGTATTTTATAGAATATGGTGAGAAGCCACTGATGTAAGACGGACAAAGCCTGTCTTACGCCTATCCTGAAGTTCTATCCTACAACGGCAACCCCTACCCTGCAACCTACCCGCCTGCCTCGTGCTGCGGCCTGAAGGGACCTGCTCTGCTGCCTGGGCTGTCCTGCGCCATGACACACTACAGCCTCGCCTACCTGCCCTGCCTGCCTCGTGCTGCGGCCTGAAGGGACCTGCTCTGCTGCCTGGGCTGTCCTGCGCCATGACACACTACAGCCTCGCCTACCTGCCCTGCCTGCCTCGTGCTGCGGCCTGAAGGGACCTGCTCTGCTGCCTGGGCTGTCCTGCGCCATGACACACTACAGCCTCGCCTACCTGCCCTGCCTGCTTATCCACTGGCTACTTCACAGTCTTAAACAAAAGTTCATTCATACCTCACTCGCTTCGCTCGATTCGGCATAAATTCACTAAAGAATTAAATCAATATTTCTACGTTCTCTCATATCGCTCCCTACGGTCACGATATTCGTTCACTTAAAGGATTAAACAATAAGCCAAACAATATATAGGGCAATACGTTCCTTCACCTCACTCCCTTCGGTCGATTCGGTTTCAGTCACTCCATATTATGAGGAATAAAGAATAAGATCTTAAAAGTTAAAATAATATGAATAACCAATAATTAATTAAAACAAGATGAATAATAATTCAGGGAATGAATAATAAAAGCGAGAACGATAAAATCGGGACTGTTTTTATTCAAGATAACTTGGTCCACCCTGATGCTCAGCGTATTACAGTATGATCGCTATTTGGTGCCGTTTTTGTCGTAATGCGATTAGGTACAAAAAAAATACCTGTCCCTTATTTTCTCAAACCAAGGACAGGCTAAAAGCTTTTAGTAAAATTTGGAGCCAATAAACAATTTTGTTACATTTGCTCCAAAAAGACAAATATATGGCGAATATACTTCAAATATCAGACGGGCGCAAGCTTCACGACAGACTTCTTAAGAAAGAGTCGGTCTCACCTTTAGAGGTTATACGCAATGAGTATAACCATTTTAGCTATAATGTAGTGCGTAGACCGGAAGGTCAATGTTTAGGAAATTTAAGGTATTTTAATCTTAATTATGATAGCAAAACAGGTCATTTCTTTAAAAAAGAGTTCAATTTAAGACATAGCGGTAATTTTGTTATCACCGACTATTGGAAAGATCGAGTGCGTTGTTTTATTGTTTGGAACTACGGATTTGGTCGTTATTTCCCGTATGCTGATTTTGTGGAGGCTATGGTGTACGATTATCTTATATATGGTCGTCGATCGGTACCATATAGTACAAAGATTCAGGAGACAGAGAACAGGTGTGTTAGATTCTATATAAACTCACAGATAACTCACCTTAGAAAAGTAGGATACAAGGCTTATCGTGAGGAATTTAAGAAAGAACACCCCGAATATTTCATAGATGAAAGTTGCCGCGTTTTTCGTTGTCTTGACATGTCATTAAATAGGGAGGAGAAAATAGCGGCCTGCCATGCTCACAAGCGTGATCTTAGAACTTACATCATTGACTCTTTTATTGGCAGAATAATGAAAAATCCAGGAACTCTTCATTCTTGGTTTTCGGAACACGTAGATGGAGAAGGGAAGAATCGCACATGTTTTTCCGATAAAGCTGTTGAGTCATTGAATAAAAGGTTGAAGAATAATGGTTTGAATACGTTGAAGAACATAACCTTGTATCGACTATTCAGGAGTAGGGTTAAAGAAAGATTTGGTTGCAATATTAGGATCTTCTTCAATAATGTCCTAATGAGTGCATCTACTGAAGAGGTCATCACTAAAGCCATTAAGAAAATAAAAGGTAATAGCATGATGAGCTTGTATATTTCGGCATTGAAAAAGTACCGTAAGATATGCGAAGTGTATTATTCTGACGAAGATATATCCTTCGACGACATATTCCGGGAATACGGAGTAGATCTTCGAATGTGCGGGTAGGGTTCTTGCTCTCCATAACAATATACGTCAGTGTTGTGTTTTATCGCTTCATTTCTATATCTTTGTAGAAAAAGAGAAGGAAATGAATTACATTGATATTTTACCACAGATAAGAAATAACATTTTCTATGTCAGGGTAGTAATGACCGGCTACGATGTAGAAAATCAGATGGTTATTAGAATAGTAGCCAGAAGAAATGACGGTCTGTACAAGACGGAAGTAGTACAGTATCCAAATGAAGGAACTGATTACGGTGGAGAAATTATTGTTCCTATGTTTGGTATGGCTAAGTCGTTGGTGGCTCAAATAGTAGGAGTCAAGATAAATGGTACTGAGGTACGTGTTAATAGTACTGAAGTAGAAGGATCTGATATAACAGCCAGATACGATGATTCCCTTACCAGAATGGGATGGGAAGAGAGTATGAACAACATCCATCTTGATTTTGAGGTTATAAGTACAAACAATCCTAAAACACTTCGCATAGCCGATCAATCGGAATGGGGGATATTGGCAGACAGGCCGGCTATTATAGAGATCGTACCACCTGAAGATGAGAATAAGTATGTTTATTATCTTGGTAAGAATCAGTTGAATGTATTCAACAGCAAGACCCTTGGCATAAATCCGGGTCGTGGAAATGATTTTGAAAATCTAAAAGATGGTATATACGATATTACTATCAAAGGCAGTCCTTCCTCTTATTCATTTAACAGAAAGTATTTAAAAACAGATCTGATCCGTCTTAACATAGATAAGATATGGGCCAGGTCAACTGTGTTATGCGATCATGAGGATGATGACATTATTAATAAAATAAAAGAAATAGAGTTTCTGCTGGCTGCGGCTGAAGCCAATATGAGATTAGGGAATTTTGAAAACGTAAAACAATTATACGAAAAAGCATCTAAATTGATTTACGTTCTCAATAATTGCGAAAATTGTGGTTGTAAAATATAATCAATTAAATATCAATAAGTTATGGGATGCGGATGTGGAAGAAGCAACATTGCTTCTGTTAATAAAAGTCGGGCTATAAAGCCTCAGTCGAATACGACACCTAAAGCTGATTCTAATGCGGCTTGTATTCAGAAATACGATGAACTTGCTGTATTGGACAAGAAAATCATAGACCTTCATCGCAAGTTCAGGTTTGTAGGAGGTGTAAGTAAAAGGTATGCTGATATTCAAAAGCTGGTAAGAGGCTGGATCGTTAATTTGAAGAGCGAGTGCCCGGATCCTGATGATCTTGCTACTTATTCTGAATACATAAACAAAGAATATGCCAGGTATTTTACCGTGAAATGATATGTCAGCTACCGGAAGTACACAGCAAATTCTTTTCCCTTCGTCTTACTTATGTGAGTGTGCTGATCGTTTTATAGCATGTAAGGCTGATCAGTATCTACAATATCATAAGTATAAGGTAGGTATTAAGCCTGATATGGATATGGTTCTTAAAATAGATCGTATGAGAAGAATCGTATGTGAGGGGGAATGCGGGTTGTGCCCGGACGAGATTCAGAAATTCAAAGAAGAACTTAATAAGATCTTGTCATGAAAAAGATGTATTACAACAAAGAATACAGAAAAGCTTTCAAGAAATCGGACTGTCCGGAAGATCTTGGTTCTGAAGAAACGTTTATCGTTCATGAGGCTGAATTTTGTTCGGATATAAGCCAGGATGATGCAGATAGGAAAGCGGAAGAGTTTGCGGAGAAAGAAGGTCCGTTGTATGCTAATAAAGTAGGTGGCTGTTGCGAGGTTTATTATAACACAAGACAGGAGGGTGATTTCTTTAAAAATGATTGTCCTGATGGTCAAAAACAAGAACAACCCACACATCACGTGGTAGAGGCCGGGCGTGTATGGTCTAAGTTCAGTACCGAAATAGCCAACTACGAAGCTGCGAAGATTCTTGAGCAAGAAGGGCAGGCTGCCGCTAACGAATCTGGAGTATGTAAAACCGTTTATTACAACGAAGATCAACATGGTTGGTTTAGTAAACGTTGTAAGGAAGGATGGAAGGCTCCTGAGAAATACAGGAGGATATACGCTGGTACCGTAACGTCTTTCATTAGCGTTGATGATGCCAATGAAAAGGCTAAGAAGATACTGGAAGAAGAGGGCATGAAATGGGTTAATGAAAATACCAAATGCAAGCCCGTTGTTGATGAATGTCAATTTGATTTTTGAAAATGAGCAACGTAAAATTTAATCCGACAGAAGGCGAGAATGACAAACTGGTGTCGGTGTTTTCTGAAATAAATGAAGGTCTTGATACGACTTTGAATTACACTATTTCCGATGAAGGGAATAAGGCTAAGAAGAACATCGTCGTTAATCAAGTTGGTAAAAGGGAAAAGTTTTTATCGAAGAAAGGGGAGGAATCTGAGCCTTTTGTTTTGTCTGATGGTAATACTTTCAACGTTCTTAAAGAAGGTGCTTCAGGATCGGCATCCGCTTGGGCTGATGACCAGCTTCCTCCAGAAGCCACGGAATCAGTTGGCGACAAAAGCCTTCTCCCTTCTTGGGATTTTTACCTTATAGATATGACTCAAAATACCGGAGACAAAGTGCGTCCGGTCGGAAAGCTTCGTAAGAATAATCTCCTTAGATTTGAAAACGGAGATTTTGCTCCTACGGTGGGCATAACCGAGGAAATGAGAGCCGAATGCGATGTGGAACTGTATTTGGATAGCGGTCATAAAAATAAGTATTGTGATGCCGGAGCATTTGACGCTAAGGCTTTTTACGAAGAGTATGGTATTGGTCAAAAACTTTATAATGTATCAGGATCAGAGGTAAGGATTTTAAGACCTTGGGAGACTACTTCAAAGAATTATAGCATATTCTTAGGATGTAGCAAGAGTCTGTATGTAGTTGATAAGGTAGTTGGCAAAAGTGGGAAAATATGGTCTGGGGTGTATGACGCGGACACGGTTCCTATGCTGGACGGACTTGACCTGCGCCAGACGTGCCCTGTGCTGCCGCCCACGGCCTTATCTCCTGGACCGGTATGTACAGTAGACTCTAAGGCAAGATCTTTCTTTTTCTTGTATGAAGGAGAAACAAATTGTAAATCCGGAGCCGGAGTTGGTAACGCCTGCACGATGTTTCTAAATGGAAGAACTTATCCGAGAAGCAATGACGTAAATCAAATCAATATAGCTAAGTATTCGAGGGCTAATAACGTAGATACTGAATCTTCTTATCCTTTTTCAGAAGGTGGATTTTTGACTTTGAATGCGTATATCATATACCTTGAAATGTTGTACGGTACTAAATACTTAGTTAATCCAGACACTTTCGGTTCCGGAATATCAAGTAATAACGGAATAGGTAATGATGTCAATTATCGCAAATACGGAGGAGTGAAATACCGTAAAAAAGGAGAAGAGTCGTGGTTGTATGGAGCATGGGCTACAAATGCTTCTATTATCCATTATGAACCTACTAAAACAACTCATTTTTCTAACCTCATAAATTCAGAGTATCCTAAAGAACAGTGCATGGAAAGCCAGATGGCGGCTTCTTTTGCATTTGAAACAGGAGTAGAGGAAGGATCAGAGTTTGATTTTTATGGAGGAAAATACTGGTATAAGAACGTCCAGGGAGCCAAGAGTATGGCTGAAGGTCATATGAATGTTATTGTGTTTAAGGAAATGACTGGTACCATATCGGCCTTAAACGAAAATGACGAACCGGCAGAATTTGATTTGGAAGTTATTTTAAGGATGTCTTTGTATGATGGCATGAATTTGTCTGGAGATGTCTTTAGGTATTGTGGAGGAGGATACGAACAGGTAGGGACTTGTTTAAATGATCCTAATGTCACTCGAATAGGTAATACTATTGATATTTATATAGAGCCAGATCAAAAGAAATGGACATATGAGAAAAGGTCTACTATAAATAATGGTGATGTTTTTAATTTTGAATCTAAATATAAAAAGATAGCAACTACCCAGAATTTAGGAGATAGTTTTGCTTTACACCGTAGCCCTTATACCGGATGGAAGGATAAAAAAGGGGGAAGTATCGGAACAGGAGAATGTCTTTATACATGGGACAATTGCTACTGGGCTTCAGCTATCGGTTCCAAGACCAGAGTGGCTGCTCGTTTCGGCGGTAATGCGAACAATGGCCGTTGCTCGCCTCGTTATCTGTATGCGGCTAGCGCCGCTTCTTATACGATTCGCTACAATTGCGGCCTTGCCCAGTTGTTATTAGACGTCAGTCAACCGCAGGTTTGATGGGTGCAACCCATTGATGGCTGCGCCATCATAAGCGCAGCGCTAAGGCGCAGCCTTATATACTATATCACGGCGCAGCCGTATCTTGTCAATATAATATTTTATAGCTACAAAACAAAAAATTAAAATATTTAATACAAATTGTTTTGTAGCTATAAAATATTATACATATATTTGCAATGTCATTAGACAACAGAGGTAGTTAACATTATAAACAATAAAAATCTATTCAATGAAATCCGTTAGTCTGCTAACAAGTCTTACATTGGGATCTGACCTCTGAAATAGCAAATAACGGTTGAGAAAAAGGTTAAAAAGAATTGGCTGCTCGTTTCGGCGGTAATGCGAACAATGGCAATTGCTCGCCTCGTAATCTGAATGCGAATAAAATAAATCCGAATAATTTATTATTTTAATCGTAGTAATCATTATATTTGCCATGTGGATATAATAATTGATACATGAAAGTTATTAACGTTGTTGGGTATGAAGGTATATATGCAGTAAGTGATACTGGTATTATTTTCAATATTAAAAAAGGAACTGTAATGAAGACTCGTATTAATATATATGGTTACGAGGAGGTGACGCTTTCAAGTGCTAAGAGTGGAAAGAGCAAAATGAGGGTGCATAGGATAGTATATGAGTCTTTTAATGGTAAGGTAAAAGATGATTTGGTAATAGATCATATAGACAATAATAAGTTAAATAATAATCTTAGTAATTTAAGAAAACTCACAAATAGAGAGAATATATGTAGGTCAAAGGTTTCAAAATACGGAAGGGGAGTGCATTACTTTGAGAAGATAAATAAATATGGTGCTTGCATTCAGATAAATAAGATACAATATCATTTAGGTGTGTTTTGTGATGTTGAAGATGCAAGAAATGCATACGACAAAGCTTTATCGGACTGGAACGATAATGGTATATTGCCTTATAAGAGAGATAGGACTGTAAAAAAATGTAATGCATGCAACGAGGTGAAATCTGTATCTGAATTTTATTACATAAAGGGTCATGGCTATCAGTATATGTGTAAAGAGTGTCAAAAAAAGTACGGAAAAGAATACAGGATTAAAAAGAAAAAAATGCGAATAATAACATAGAATACATTGATTGACTTCTTTTTGTGATGGTGTGGATAAAAAACACTATCTTGCACCAAAAAAAAGAAAGTCATGAACTCATGTAACACTTGTAAAGATGACAGACCTGATATTTTGAGATCTAATATCTGTATCGGGTCTGATCCGTGTAATGACTGTACGGACAATTGCGAAATTCTTCCAAAAGAATGCGATTGCCCGTATGGTCATTTAAGCGATCATTGCATTCATTATACAGGATGCAAGACATTCATATCCAAATTAACTCCAGGTATGCCTTATAATGAGGTTATGCATAATATAGAACTTGTTTTCGAAAACATAGATAAGTTTTTGGATAGGATGGTTGAAGAAAATACGCTTCTAAAACAAAGGGTTGAACAACTTGAAAAACAACTTCAAAATGGAAAAGAGTGCACAAATTGGTGAGGACTTAAGTGGTAAACACGTATATGTTCCACATGTGGACGAGACGCCGGTGCCATGTCCGGACGGATACACCTGCACGAACTGCGTGTACTGCGCTGACGGCATCAACGCTGGCTACTTCAGTCTGGCTCAGAAATCTGATCTTACGGCTTTAATCAATGCAATGATATGCCGTATGGAATATCAGGATAGGGAAATAGAATTTTTAAAACAAAAAATAAATATTTTGAGTAACAATGGCAATAACAGGTAACGGTTGTTTTGGCAGTCATGGTGGGTGCGAACGCCCTCATCATTGCAATATTCCTTCTTCTAACATATTCTATGATGGAGAAACTATAGAAGAAGCTGGTTTGTATCATGGTATGCCTTTAGACAGGGCTTTGGCTAATTTAGCCAAATACGTTTCAAGGGGTATTAACGTAAGTGGATCTGTCAATACAGAAGTGTTTGACGGTACTTCTCATGTGGTTCTCAAAAAAGATCCGGCAGAGATTTTGCTTGTATCTTATTGCGGGGGTGTCGTGCCTTCTGATATGTATAAAGTCCAGGGTCGTACTGTTAGGTTCTGCCGGGATATGTGTCAACAGGATGAATTTGCTGAAGTGAGGGTCGTGTACCGAGAAGAGGCAAATAGTTCTTATGGGTTCCATTGTTAATTTAGGAGGATGAGAAATGGCAGAAAAATGCAAAGGATTTATATGCGGGGGTAATCTCGTTGATGGCTCTGTGCCTTCTGATAAGTTAGATAAAGAAACTATTATCGAGCTTATTAAAGAGATTCTAAAAGAGGAAATGCACGAATCTTGGCTTAAGGAGATAATAGAAACCATACTTAAGGAATCTATTGATTCAGATTGGCTTCGTGAGTTCTTTAAAGAGGTTCTTAAAAAATATGCTAAAGAGGAATGGTTTAAGGACATTATCTGTGGTTTAGGATGTGTAGGGGTACAAGAGATATTTGACGTTATTCCTACTGACATAACATTTGAAGCCACAGGTGGTACGGCCACGGTACAGGTTGTGGTAGATGATGGCGTTGAATGGGAACTGACACTTTAATGAAGGAGGGTTATTATGAGCAAAGAAAGAATATATAAGATGGATGATGGTTCTTGGCTTACCTCGGACAAGAAGGAAGGTGTCGGTCGTGATAAAATGAATTTCGATGCTCCATCTTGGAAAGGAAGGGAAGACAGGATCACTATCCGAATTGTGAAGAAATCCGATACTGAAAGTATGAAAGCTATTACTTTCAGGCAAAAAGGCATTAAGATCACAGAAGTCTCGGTTAGCAGGCTGGAGTTCCCTATATCTGGTGGAGATAAGCAGATTCTTATTACTACCAACGCCGCTTCGATCAATGCCCTTATTACGGGTGAGAAAGATATAAAGGGTGTCATAAAAGCATTTACCACCGCTTCCGGTCTTAATATTGACGTCAATGATATTAGGCTTGATTATGGTTTCCCTGGTGATCCGGGTCTTGAAGACACGTTCCAGGTTTCGATGATTGTTTCCATGCCTGGCAATGAGGACGGGAATGAAGTTAATGAGAACATAACTATAAATGGTGTACTGATTCCTATTTATCAACCCGGAAAGGTCGTTCCTTACATTAAATTGGATAAGGAATTTGAACAGGTTGAGGGTGATGAAACAAGCACGCAGTTAAGTATAGAAAGTAATATAAAAGATTATGTTATTGAAATAGTTGAATGCGAGTCTGTGGATAAGGAGGAAATTCACCTGGACAAGGATGTTGTTAATCTTGATTCCGATGGATCATCGGAGGTAATCAACGTAAATACAAATCCCGAAAATTTAAGATGGAGGATCAGCGAATGAAAGTAGGTAATTGTTGGGCGAACATAGATAAGAAAGAAGGCAGTCTTAACAGCAAGGTTAATATTTACTTTGATGAAAATGATACTGGTGTCAACAGAAGTGTCAAGATAAGGGTGTCTTCCAGGGACGGTAGCGTATCTGAAGAATGTACGTTAGTTCATAAAAAAAAAGAACAGGTAGTTTATAGAAATAAAAGACAGTCAGCTCTTTTCACAAAAGAAGGATGTAATTCTGAGACAGAGAAAGGGGAAGAGCTTGAGTACGTTGTTGAGGCCGGAAAATACACATCTATCATATCTCAGTCTGATGCTGATGACAAGGCTATGAAAGACATTGAACAAAATGGTCAGAACTGGGTTAATGAGCATGGTCGTTGTATAACCATATTATGGTACAATGTCAAGAAATCAAAGTCGTTTAGAAAGAACGATTGCGATCCTGATACCGAAGAAGGAAGTTTGGTTACGATGACAATCGAAGCCGGGCAATTTTTTTCTACCATAAGCCAAGAAGATGCTGACCGTAAGGCTGAAGCTGAGTTGAACGCCAAAGGTCAAGACTATGCTAATTCTCATGGTACTTGCAATACCATAAAATGGTACAACGACAGGAAATCCAAAATGTTCCAAAAGACAGATTGTGAGGTAACTGAAGTTGGATCTATGGTAGAGTATGTTGTAGAAGCCGGCCGCTTCTCTTCTTCTGTTTCTAAGGAGGATGCTAATCAGAAGGCTTTGGATGCCTTGGAAGCTGAAGGTCCAGGTTATGCTAATGAGCATGGTACATGTGAAACAAATTTATGGTATAACGTAGAGAAGTCAAAAGTATTTTATAAAAATGACTGCGAAGATGGGTTTATCGGAGCACCTTACACTTACACAGTAGAAGCCGGTAAATATACATCAGACGTAAGTCAAGAAGATGCTGATAAGAAAGCTCTTGATGATATAGAGAAAAACGGTCAGGATCAGGCAAACCTGAATGGAGAATGCGTTACTGATCCAAACTATTTCGTTGGAAAGGCTTCGGCTCGTGTTCAGAAAAATGATTGCGATGCCGAATCTCAGACCGGAAGCTTCGTTGATTTGACTGAAAAGGATCTTGCCGGATACCCAGATGCTTTTGTATCAAGGGAAAGCCAGGAGGCAGCTAATGCGCTGGCTGAGGCCGCTATGGAAGAACAGAAACAAGATCTTGCAAATAAGAAAGGTACTTGCATAGATAAAAACCAATTTGTTGGTGTATATAGCAAGGTATTCACAAAAGACAATTGTGAAGGAGAAGGCGTAGGTTCGCAGGTAACAGTAGATCAAGACGATGTAACTGGTGGTCCTTTTACTTCATACGAAAGCCAGGAGGCGGCTAACGCGCTCGCTCAGGCTGCCGTCGAGCAACAGGGCCAGGCCATAGCCAACCAAGACGGTCATTGTACGTGGACTGGTAAATACAGTGAAGAATTTACCAAAAACGATTGTGATGAAGGCCAAGTAGGGTCTAAGATTACTATAACCGAACAAGATGTTGTTGGTGCTCCTTTCACATCTACCGTAAGTCAAGATGATGCCAATAACAAGGCTCAGGCTGCTGTCAAAGAGCAAGGTCAGGCTATTGCCAACAATAAAGGTAATTGTGAAGATATGACTGTATATACCGGTCATTACAGTAAGAGATTCGTTCCCGAATGCGAGGCTTGTCATAAAGGTGTAGAGATGGAGGCTACGGCCGAAATGGTTAACGGTAGTCCTGTTACTTCTACAGAAAGCCAGGATGCGGCAGACGCAGAAGCCCGTAGGATCGTAGAAGAAGGCGGTCAGGCTTATGTTAATAAGAACGGAACTTGTACACCATTAAGCACCGATCCTGTATGGGAGGACGTAGAACCGGAAGAACTTAGATGTAATGAAGGTAAGTCTCAGAAAAAGCAACGTGATACCAACGAATGTTCTGAAACTCACAATCAAGAACGTTGGGTAGATGGCGGGAATAAGGTTTGTAGCTGGACCGGTCATTATACAGAAACGTTCCAGAAAAACGATTGTGAGATACCGGATTCAGGAACGGAAGTAGAAGTAAGTGAAGCTGATGTTGAAGGCAATCCTTTTATTTCTTTCGTAAGTCAAGAAGATGCTGATAATAAGGCCAAGGAAGCTGTTAAGGCTCAAGGACAGAATATTGCCAACCAAAAAGGCAAATGTAGGTTCGTAGGCGTATATAGCAAGGAATTTACGAAAGACAATTGCGGATCATGTCAGCATGGTGTTCCGATGAGCGTAACACAAGACATGGTAGGTGGACCGTTCTATTCTAATGAAAGCCAGGAAGAGGCAAATAGATTAGCTCAGGAAGCCGTAGAAGCCCAAGGTCAGGCTTATGTTAACAAGAACGGAACATGTGAGACGGACAACACCGATCCTGTATGGGAGGACGTAGAACCGGAAGAACTTAGATGTAATGAAGGTAAGTCTCAGAAAAAGCAACGTGATACCAACGAATGTTCTGAAACTCACAATCAAGAACGTTGGGTAGATGGCGGGAATAAGGTATGTACCTGGACCGGGACATATAGCAAGGTATTTACAAAACAGTGTGCCGACGGCGGCGTCGGATCTGAGGTTACCATAGATCAGGATGATGTAACCGGCGGTCCTTTCACGTCTACCGTAAGTCAGGAAGACGCAAATAGCAAGGCTCAGGCTGCCGTCGAACAGCAGGGGCAGGCTCTTGCTGACGCGCAGGGAACTTGTACCTGGACCGGTAAGGCAAGTAAGGTCTTCACCAAAAACAATTGCGGAAGCTGTCAGCACGGTTCGTCTGTTACCGTAACCCAAGATCAAGTAGGTGGTCCATTTACGTCCAATATCAGTCAAGCTGATGCTAATAAGAAGGCTCAAGATGCTGTAAATTCCCAAGGTCAGGCAGTAGCTAACAAAAACGGTGATTGCGTAGCTGATAGCACAACTCCTTCTTGGTCGGATACTGGAAGTACCCGTTGTGACGGTTGTACGTCTCAGAAGCAACAACGTGACACCAATCCATGTTCTTCTTCTTACAACGACACAAGATGGGTTAATGGAGGTGGAAAATCTTGTACAGACTGGTCTTATTACGGAACAGGAGATTGCGTAGGTCATACTCAGTATGATGCTTATCGTGATAGCTGCTCTGGTAGCATAGATCGTCAATATTCCGTAAGTTGTAGAAATTGCTGTAATTGCGGATCTTACGGATCTTGGAGCGAAAGTGGATGTGGAACTGGAAGCAATAGCAATAAGGTAAAATACGTTCGTTACGATGATTGTGGAAATCAAGATGTAAAATACGAGCTTGAAGTTGGAAAATGCGGATATGCTCCATACAAATTTCAGTTCCATGATGGAAGAACGAGCAGGTCGAGGACTGTAACTGGAGAATCTCAGAATATTGAAGAAGTTATCATAAGTACTAAGAGTAATTCATATATAGGTTTTTCTGTTAAGTCAAAACCTTCTTGGTGTTCTGTAGATTACAGAGATCAGACATCTGAAAGTATGAAGGCTGTGGTGACGTTATCTGCCAATACAACATCTTCTTCCAGATCTGGTGACATTGTTTTTGTTCAAAATGAATCTGGAAAGACAATTACTCTTAGTATTTCGCAGGCAAGACAAATGCTTTATAAGTTCACATTCGATGATAATACTACTTCAGATAAATCTTTATCTGTTCAAGCTGCATCTAATGATGCTCAATATACAATCAAAAGTACATTGAATGGTTCTTATCATGGTTTTGCCACTACATCTAAACCTTCTTGGATTACGACTGAGTATAAAAATCAGGCTTCTGATAGTATGGTTTGTGTTCTTAAGATAACTGCCAACACAAGTACATCTTCTTCTCGTACTGGATCCGTTGTGCTTACTCAAAATGACAGTGGTAAAACATTGAAAATAAATGTTACACAAGCTGCGGCTGAGGTCAAGCTTGTACCCGCTCATATCACATTGAAAAACGGTTCTTGGGCTACTTATAAGAAGAATAATGTTTCTTATAACCCTGGTGCCGGCAAGTGTATTGCTGGATTCGAGTGGACTGGAGATGAAAATGGAGATATACGAATTTATACTTGCGACATCAAGGTTGTAGATTCTAGTTACCGTGAGATACCTGGAGCTACTATAAGCATTGGAACTACAACCCAGAGAAAACAACCTGGAAGCTCTTGTTCGTATTTCGGAGCTGTAGCGGGAGGTATATTGACAGGATATGTTCATGTTGGAGATGAGAATAAGGATACTACATGGTATATACGAACTATAAACGTATCCTATGATGGCAAATTGTATAAGAGTGCTACTGTAAGGCAATTTGAAAAAACAGGTATTTCCAAGAATGGTGGTATATTTAATGTCTATAATGAGTCACCTGCTTCTTACAACTTTATCGTAGATGGAGCTGAGTGCGGTGATGATAGAGGAACTTTAAAATACTCTTATTCTCAGATGAATCTTAATCCAGTATAATTAACAAGGGAGGGGATTTAGTTCTCTCCCTTGAATGTTTTTTGGATTATAATATTTTGTTTTAAGTATTGTCTATTAGGATAAAAATGATTAATATTGCACATCATTCAATTTTAAATTTTTAGTATCATGGCTTGTAAAAAGAAAGCTCGTCAGGGTGGTGAAGTCGATAAGAAAGACAAACCTAAAATGCGCCAAGGCGGTAGTGTTGGAGGCAAGATGAAAAGAAAGAAGACGAGCACTAAAAAGTGATTGAAAACCAGGGGAAGGTACTGATCGCCTTCCCCATTTTAATAACATAACAACAATTCATTATGAGCAACAAGTTTATTAGCAAAGGACAAGGGAATGTCTGTGTGACGTTTGTGAAGTATTATCCTGTATTGATGCAGGTTATTATGTTAGCCAGCATTTTTGATGAGTTTTATCCTTTTAGTATCACTAATTGGCTGTATCCGATATTAGGTCATTCTCTATCATGGGACCTATTTCTCTTGGCTTTTTCAAGAATGTTCAGGTTTTGTATATGGCATAGGTTATTGATCTATAGCATGATTTTTAATATCTGTGTAGAATGGGTTACGGTTAATATTGATATGCCTATTGAGCACAATACAGTAGTGTGGTCTGTTATGGCTGTTACTCTGTTGATAATCATTGCCTCTATTGTTTTAAGATTTAAAACAGGATGTTTTGAAAATGAAAGAAATTCTGACAGAGACGCTGCGTAAAAGCGGTGCGGCGGTATGCGATAAGATAAAGGAGATGTTTTTAAGCGGGGAATGCGATCATCTCACAGCCAACGATCTTGAGACATGGACGCAGCTTGCTAATCCGGCTAAGTACTATACCGGAGAAGAGGCTGTTTCTTATCTTAATGTAACTTCTAAAAGATTTTATGAATATCGGAAGGCGAAGTTAGTTCCTGATCCGGTTAAGATAAAGGGATTCCCTAAACCTTTATATACGAAAGTTATGTTGGATGAGGCTATAAAAACCATATCCGGCATGAGAGAAAGAGATATTTATATGAGGATCTTGAATGCTAAATCAAGAGAATCAAGAGCAAAAGAAAGGAGGGGAGCATGATCACTAATGGTGAATTTGTATCAAGAGTCGTAAACGGTATTCATGCCCTTGACAAAGATTCGCATGTTAGTCGGAGATGGATATTGAATATCGGTAGAACTAAAGCCGAATCTTATACAGCCCAGAGGTGGGATGACGGGACGTTACTTGGCGACCACCGGCTCCTAACTTACGTTACTTGCCTGGAGATGATTGAAGTTGATAAAATAGTTTGCTGCGATGCCGAATTTGCGTTGTGTAATACACTTATGCGGTCAAAACATAAACTTCCAGGACTTCTTTATTCTGCCCTTAGACCGGCTATTACTAAGGTGACTAACGTAGATAACACTATATTTTTTAAGTTCGCTGAAATAAAGTCGTATCGCAATGAACAAAAAAGACCGTATGCTAAATACGTTAAAGAACGGCGTCCTTTTTATTATGTAGAAAACGACTATATTTATATACCGGATTTTCATATAGAGCTTATTAACGTAGAGTTCTTCACAACAAGAAGAAAGAAGGCGCTGGAGTTAATGGCCTGCGATCCTACACCTAAAGGGTGTGAGTCTGAATGGGAATACGAATTTATCTGTCCTATCAAGTTAATTGAGTATGTAGTGGCAGAGACGATAAAGGAAGTAGCGTTCAGGCTACAGATTACTGTCGATGAAAATCCGAATCTTGATTCCAATCAGAAAAGTCAAATTGTTCAATAACAAAATATTATTTATCTTTATTTGGGTCTTAGTTGTGAAACCAAGGCCCATTTTTATATAAACTTAGTGACATGAAAAGAACATCAATACAATCACCGTATTTTGTAGCCTACTACCATCGTCTTATGAAAAGAAAGAATGGTTTTAAGAAAGGCATGATAAGAGACAGGGGAGAGGTTTTAAGGTTGTTGTCTATTATATGGAAAACCGTATCAGAACATTATATAGAGGCTGATGCCGGTGTTTATGTAGATAACGTAGGATACTTATGCCATGTACTTATACCGGGGCAGCGCTTTGCCGTCAGACGGGACCTGGACATCGTGAGCAGGCTCGGAACCAACGGCTACCTCTACAACCACCTGGCTATGGATTTCGCAGACTCTAAAAGATATTACCATTTTGTAATACAAGATAGCTTGAAAAAGAAGTTAAGGGTTAAAATGAATAAAGGACGAAGATACCGATTTATGTACAATGAAATACTTGCCAAAAGAAGGGTGTTTAAAGATTTCCAGATTAAGAGAGTTTTCGAAGATCGAGAACTCAATCATAGGAACATGTAAAAAAAATATAGCGATTACCCTTTATTGATATAGGTTAATCGCTATATTTGCATATCCGTCTACCTTCTCAGGCTGGCGGATATAAAAAGTAAAATTCCTATTATGGGAACAAATGTAAGCAATTTTCAAAACAATGCGAAGAACAGTAACATTATTTTGACGTCGGAATCCAACGAAATGGAATTTAGCAAAGAGGTTAAAACCGTATCATCTTTCAAAAATTCAGATTTTGGAGAGCTAAAAATTATTATTATTGACGAAGAACCGTATTTTATAGGATCTCCTATAGCTTCATTTTTAGGGTACACTAATCCGAGAAAAGCGATAAGGGATCACGTTGATGAAGATGATAGACTAATAATGAAAGTACCTGATACTCAAGGGTGGAACGAAACGTTCCGTCCCTACACTCCAAACACTAAAATACTGATAATCAATGAGTCTGGATTGTATAGCCTAATTTTTGGATCAAAGATGGATTTTGCTAAAAAATTCAAGAAATGGGTAACATCTGAAGTTCTTCCCTCTATAAGAAAAACCGGCTCCTATTCTATAACACCGAAAGACTATCCATCTGCATTAAGAGCATTAGCTGACGAGATTGATGCCAAAAATAGAGCCATAGCCGAGAGGGCGCAAGCAGAGGCGGAGAGACAACAGGCGATTAAGACCATAGAAGAGCAGCGTCCTGATGTGGAGTTTGCAGAATCATTTAAGATTTTGAAAACACAAAATAGGGAGTTATACATATTATTCATATCTTTGTGGAGGTCAGGTTTGTTTCCTGTCCTCCATTTTTTCTAAGAGATGACAGTCGAAAATTATATCATAGAGTTAAAATCGTCTTTAAGATCATTTGACAAGCGTGATCTGATAGATGAGGTATCCATCTACAAATGGGTAGAAATTGCCCTGAAGAAGTTTGGAGGCGATATTACTATGCGCAAAGAAGCGGTAGTAGATGTCAAGCGAGGGCAGGCTCGTATGCCTGGTGATTACTTTGATCTTATTCTGGCTTTTAAATGCGATTTTAAAGGATATGAGGTGCCGGAAGGTGATAAGGTGATACCAGAACTTCAAAATACAATAGCCTGGAAAGAACGTACCGAAAGAAGTTATAGGTGGTGTTCTTGCGATGAATGTTGTAAAGACGAATGCGAGAAAGTGATAGTTGAAAAATTTTATATCAATGTTCATGATCGCGATCATGAAGTTCGTTGCTATTATGACCGGCCGGTAATGTTAGGTCTTGCTAAGCCTATGCTTCGTGATTCTTGTTTGAGTAGATGCCGGAATAAAGCAATAAAGGATAGTCCGTATGAGATAAATATCGTAAACGGATTCCTGTATGCTAATTTCGATGGACCTATTTACATGCAGTACCGGTCTCTTCCCTTTGACGGAGAATCTAATATAATTATACCAGATACGCCTCAAGGTCTGGTATTGGATTATGTAGATAATTTTGTAAAGATGAGATTCTTTGAGGAACTGATGTATAATGGAGAAGCACAAGGGGCTGCCGATTTGTTCAAGTTGTATGCACAGCAAGATTTGGTTAAGCTGAAAAATGCTAAGACCGAACTTAAGATGATGGGTATGACATTAAAAGGCATGTACGAACCTCTTAGGCGGCGCCGTGCTGAGTTTGAGATATATACTAAGGCGTATCCAGTTATTGACGATATACTTAAAATGGTATGATTGAGGTAGTTTTATTTATATACTTGTCTGGCGTTATTGCATCTATGATTGTTTGGTCAATCAGGCAATTTAAAGGAGATGCAAGTTTGGTAGAGACAATGTACTGCCCAATAGTATTTTTGTCGAGTTGGATATACGTATTCGAAATATTAAAAAAATAAACAAAATGTTAGAAGTTAGTGCAAGCGAAATAGTAACTGCCGACAAAATGAGAGGCGTAGGACCGGCAAATATTATCTTCACAGCCGGCCCTAATCCGGTAGCTGAAGATCGTAGAGGCGTAGCTAAGGTAACGGCTGGTGGAGAGAGTAAGAACGTTACAATCACACAAGCTGCCGGCGAGCAGGTCGTTGTAATTCCTGAGTTCGATTATCTTGTTCTTAGATACGGATGGGAATCAGAAGACGGTTCTGATTTTGATACTGCAACTGGGTTCACCAATACAGGCATCTCGGATGTAGATAATAAATACGTTGGATGGAGTAAGCAGTGGGCTACTACCCAACAACAGGTAGGTGATTACCTTATTTATGGTGGTGATAACATGCAGTCTGGCCTTGAAGGGGCGCTTATTAAGATGAAGACCCTGCTATCAGCGCCGGGCATGGACGAGTCTGAGCCTAATATCAATGCCGATATCTATGGTAATTGGTATGGGAATAGAGGGCGAGGAAATGTCGTTGTGTCTTTTACAGCCTACCTTGGAGGAGAGATGGTTAAACAAGGATTTAACTTCATTAACGAAGGTGGCGAGGAGGTTTACTCCGACAGCATCACTACCAACGTTTCGGCTCATGGTGAAACCAATTACCAAAATATAAAAGGTTTGTACACTAAGATGGGTACGATGGTTTATAATAAGGAAAAGCGTGATTGTGTTATTGTTATAGGTTAAGACATGGAAAGCCTTTGGAATAAATACAATAAGATCAAGGAGGTGTTTTACCGAGATTTCGTTTACGATTCCAGTTACACAGAGCAGGCCTCGTGCATCCCACTGTCGTCGGTGAAGGACGGGGTAGGCTGGGTCGGCGACGGAACCATTAACCTGGCTCAGTATCTCCAGTTCCTATACACGGAAATAATTCTTGGCAATAAGACAGAAGATGATGTTCGTAATGCCATACTGGTACTTACTCGCCTTGCCGATACTACTTATGATCTATTTTTTAATAGTAACAAAGGTATTTATTTCAAATTCGAAAAAGGATTTTTCTTAAGAGACGATATCCATAGCGAAGATGCCGATAAGTTCGGTCTTACTAAGATAAGTTCTGGATATACTAATGGTATAGAGTTAAAAGACGAAAATCCATGTTTCTCCCCATTTACTTCACAAGATCAGATCTGGAATCTGGCTCCGATATTAGCTTTCTTATCAGAAAAAGGATTTGAAGAAGCCGGGCAAGCAGGATACGATATTTTTGAGTACGTTATTAGAAACAGACACAAGATATACAATCCTTATTACAGCGCCTTGCTTCATCATTGGACATTTCTTCCTGATATGGACACCGATAAGGTTAAGCCGTGGGATAGGGTTAGTAATCGTAACAAGAATCTTAAATACAAAGTTAAGGTTAAGAGAGGAGCTAATAACTGGTATTTTTCTGGAGGGTTCAGATGGGCTTTTAAGAAGTTCGGAGGCGAGTGCAGTACATTCTGGCATTGCCTATGGTATAAACCATTTATATTTTTAGCAGATAGAGTATATCATCCATATGTATGTAAATGGTTTGGCATTAAAGTCAAAAATAATTCTTACTATTGTCTTGGATCCACAAATGAAAAATCATGGTACGGTCCTGGATTTAATAAGAGGCTGGTTAAGTTCTTTAATAAGTCTTTGGAAGGATCGGAGTTATTTATGCCTCATCTTGTCTTCTTGCAAGAAGCCGAATGCGTTGAAGGAGATAAACTCAGGGCCTTTTTAGATAAATGGGAATGGGATGGTGTTAATTCACCTATTGAGTTTTTGATATTGTGTAACTGGTACAAAATTAAATTCGGAAAATGAAAATCTATTACAATTCTAAGATAGCTAAGTTATTTACGTTCATTGACGGCTACAAAACAATTATGTTATTTGGAGCCGTATTTACCGAACGTGATAGTATATCATTGAGAACCGAATATCATGAGGAGGCGCATTGTAATCAGTATCATACGTTATTTTATTTTGGTATGTTTATATCATTGCTTACAATAGGATTGTGTCTCTTATTCGGTAATGCAGGATGGTGGATGTTATGGCTGTCCCTTATTCCAATATTTTTATACTATACATGGTATTTAATTGAGTACCTGATTAGGTTGTGCATATATCGCGATCATGATAAGGCATATCATAATATCGTATTCGAAAGAGAGGCTTTCGACTTAGAAAAGTATTGGAATAAGCATGATGTTTTGAGGAAGGAGTCGGAAGGGTTTAGTTTCCTCGGTTATTATAGGAAGGAGTATCATTATGAGTAATGGAGGAGGAAAAGGTCAAGGATATACAACCAGAGATTTTGGAGAACCGACGGGTAAAAGAAATGCCGGAGGTGGTGGAGCTGATAGAAATAGGGATGGTGGTATGGGAGGTGAATCCGATTATGATGAAGGATGTGGAATCGGAAGAGGAAACAGAAAAAGTGGTGGTTACGGAGGAGGCGGATGCGGCTCGGAAGGAACCGGCGGTGATGGAACTGTGTTAATTAGTGGTAAAAGATATAAATCGTAAGTAGATGTTATGAGACGAAGATTTGAAAATGTTAATATGGCGATGGGTAATTGTTTCTCCCCTGTAATGGAAGGGAGTCAATTTCAATGGAATTATATTGTAATTAATAGTCCAGCATATATGATTCCAATAAGAAGAAAGAAATTCAAGATAAGTTTTGGAGAATTTGATTTATCCAAGGTTTTGTCTAATGTATCATCTAATTGTGATATTATAATAAGAGATAGATCTCCATATACATTTCTATTGATACTTCTGTCTGCTGATCATTCTAAATGCAGTTTGTTTAATAATCATCTAACAGTTAATACCCAGGATTTACCAAGATATATTTTTTACATTGATTCCGAACATAAGGAACTGTATTCATACAAAGACGGGGTTTTAGAAAGTAATGTGACGATAACGGATCTAGTTGATAATTTTTTCTATAATTATATTGATATTCAAGTAAGAAATTTCAATGAGAATCCTATCCCCGATTTTTATGTAGGTGTGGTCGATAAAGTAGGAGATTGAAAATGTATTTCTTTTCTTCACCTACTTTAGAAATCCATGATTAAATCTCTTTTGCTATCTTTGTGACAAACAGTTATAAAATGGCAGCAGAAGATAACAGAAACATAGCGGTTCCTCAAACAGGTATGAACCGAGATCTGCATCCGTCGAGTCTTACGGATCAGCATTATACGTTTGCCTTGAATGCCAACATCGAATCCGAGGATGGTAATGTTGGGATGAGATCTAACGAGCACAGTAATCTTAAATGCATTGATTTCGATGGGTTTAAGGTTATTGGTTACAAGAATGATCTTACTTCGGGCAATATCTATTTTTTTATAACAAATCCTGAAACAGGCGTATCTAAGATAACTTATTTCAAGCCTGAATCCGATACAAGTATCTTATCCGATTCCGATATAGAGTCTATGGTAGAAGGATCGGAGTCGTTGTGTTCTGGCATGAAGACCTTGCTGGAAGACAACGAGCAAGATCCGTGCCTTAAGTTCTCTATCTATCATCCTATAAAAACCATAGAAATAAAGACAGAGAAATGTGGGAAATGTATTTACTGGACTGACGATTATAATCCTCCCAGGTATGTTATTGTAGACAAGGCTCTGACGGCGGATGATGAAGGAGATATTTGGTATCATTATCATGGGTATAAGATATGCGATAAAGAATATGATAGAGACAAATTCATGCAGGAGAATGGTTGTTTTCTGGCATGTGAGAAACTTAGGGTGTTTCCGCTACTGGACCAGCCATGCGTAGAGCCGGTACAGATAGAGTACGGGGGCAGCCTACGTGCGGGCGTGTATCAGTTTGCTGTGGCCTTGTGCGATGAATTTGGTAACGAGAAAACTAACTATACTTCATTGACTAACCCTGTTCATGTATTTGATGAGCAATATATTAGGATAAATGATGGTAAATGGGGAGAAAGAACTAATCTTGGTATAAGACTTAAGGTGTCTAATCTGGATAGGCAAGTCAGCCATTACAAGGTGGCTGTTATTCAGAATACTGTAGGATACAATGGCGAAACACAACCTGTAGTGGATTATTTTATAGAAGGTATTCATCCTATTACAGAGAAGACCATATACTATTATTCTGATCTTAATAATAAGAGGACAACATTTGAACATATTTCTTTAAAAAGAGCCATATATAATACATCAAGAGGAATAGTGTCAGTCGGAAACCGTCTTCTTCAATATGGTCTTACGGCAGAAAAAGAATGGAATTTACAGCCTGTAGTTTCCCTCATGGGTCATTTCTTGAAATGGCAGGCGTCTGTAGCCCACGAAGATTTATATAAGGATGGTAATGCTTGTTCGTTGTATGTGGGATATATGAGGAATGAAGTGTATCCGTTTTCTATCTCGTTTAAGACATCTACTGGTTATAAAACTCCAGCATTCGTTCTTGTTCCCCCACCTTCTGATAAGGCAAGAGAGGAAATGAACAAAGACAGTATCCCATACCAGTCTATAAACGCATATGCTCCGGATTGCTCAGGTGTTGATAGGAAATATGTATGGCAGTATAGCAATACGGCAGGAGATGGGGTATTGATTGACGACGATGCGGTTGTTATAGATGAAGAACAGAAAGAGTGTAACAACCCGGCTACTGTAGGTCAAACTGTTATAGTGGAAAGCAATTTCGCTACTTTTAAAGGGAAATCAAGATTTATTATCGATTATGATGATATTGTAGGAACCCCTATAAATTATTTGTCTGAAAATATAGGTCTTGTAGCTTGTAACAATAAGGAGAATGGAGACAATGAAAGACAGATATGCGATATAGCTACCAAATACAGAGAAGACGGAACACAGGATTATATGGAACCAATTGATCATATTGGGTTGCCAGAAATGGAAGGAGACTGCGAAGTTCCCCATCGTCAAGAATCTATATTGTCTGCTCCAGTTCCACTAATAACAGGCCTTGTAGAAGATTATATCTATAAGGTTCTTAGCGAAATGGAACACGTCTCTACAGATTATCTATATACCACAGGAGGAGAAAATCAGAATAAGTATTCTGTGTTGTTTAATTACGAGACAATGGATTCTTTATCTGAATGGATGGAGGAAGCATTTTTTGGGTATAGCGCTGGCAGCATATCAGGTGATGGCAATCAACACCTTTGTTCTGAGTTTTATCCATACTTACAACCTGGATCTGTTTTAAAAACCGTGTCTGATGCTATATACGTATTAGATACCATGCCTTGTACATGCGGATGTTATATTGAGAGTTATTGCTCTGATCCTACTGTGTCAAGAACTGATTATAACAACTTTCAAAATTATAATTATCTTCTTGGAAGTTATATTCTTCATATAGATGGATGGAGCCAAAAGATAAATGATGTAGGAGATTGGCGAGCCGGTAGATCTACCAGTACAGTCATAAATAATCAGTATAGATCAAAGAACGGACCCAGGTATTGTATTGAGCAATTTTGGCCTGAAGCTTCTGAGAAGTTGCAAGATATGATATATAAAAATTCGGATACCGGTATAGATGAAACTGATTGGAAATTTGAAGGGTATGTAAACAATGCTACATTTAATAATCCTACAGGGGATAAGCTTAATATTGGATTCGCATCTGAATTTGTGGTATGGAAGTTTGTCAGAAATGTAATGACAAATGCAAGATTTATTAAGATTAATAGACCAGAAGAGTGGGACATAGAAGGTTATAAAGACGAGAACAAAGTTCTTTATCTTGAAGCTCTTGGAAAGGTAGATGGCATAATGGATGCTGTGTCTACCAATTACGTTCGTGTTTCTTTTTGGAAGGATGTTGAAACATGGTCCCCTCTTGGAATAGTACCAGTTGAATTTGATAGACCTGAGTATGAATCATCTTATTCCGTTATTGTTAACATAGCAAGACCGGCTTTCGGAGAAATAAATGAAGAGTTTTTTGATTCTATAGGTCAAAATTATTTTTATGTTACAATAGAATCTCCTATTGTAGCAGTTCCTTGGATAATGACGTTTAGACAAATTCAATTTTGTTCTTATAAAAATTATGATACCCCAGAAGAAGAGGAAGAAGAAGGAAAGAAGCCTTCCCGTGCTATTCTTGGAGTCGCTTTTGCTACAGGTAAAACCATATATCCTTATATTTTTGGTGTAAGAGAAAAAGAAATAAATAAGGTTGATTTGTCTGTTGATTCAATAACATTAAGATCGACGGTAGTATTTGCATCTAAATGTCAGACATGTGGAGATAGGCCCATCAATTGCAAGCCTCGTCCTTATAAATACGGGGATTTTGCATATTGGGAATCATCTGAGAAATATCCTGCTAATTTTGAACTTTATGATAGTAGCAGGATGAAAATAGACACAGGCAGATCTTATGGTGATCCAAAAAAATCAGAAGCTTATTCTAATATTATGAATAAGTTAACAGAATATTATGGTGCTCCTTTGTCAGACAAAAATGGATTATCTTATTTCAAGGGTCATTCTTATGGAGGGGTAGATACTTCTACCGTATTTTGCCAGCAACCTATACGTCATTACCGGTTTCCAGATAATAAGCATATACCATTCATGAACAGTGATGAACGTGGATATGACATAGCTTCTGAAATATATCCGGTAGGTATTATGGTGGATGAGAACACCATACAAGTATTTTTGGATTTTGCGGTGGATTCTGGTTTGATTACGCAACAACAAAGAGATACGATTGTAGGATATGAACTGTATCGTGGAGATAGGAGGCTAAATAGGTCGGTTGTGGCTTCAGGATTGGCCTACGATATGCTTAGATACATAGGAGACGATGGTAATGTAAATATCTATCCTAATTACCCATATAATGACCTATCACAAGATCAATATAATTATACGTCTGGCAAAAGAGACGAGTTTATATCCCATCCTTTCGACAAAGGAGGAAACGTGTGGTATTCATTCTGTTCTCCTGATATTTATTTTAACAAGCCCGAACTTCCAAATGAAGTATGTATAGACGGGTTCCAAAGAGGAATGTCTGTAGGCAGTTTCGTACCTGTAGAAGATCATCCAAAATGGACTATCTTAGGTCCTGCCGCTTATACGATGGCTGCGTCACTTGCCGCAGTTGAATCAAGTGCCACAATAGCCGCTATGATAGCAGAAGAGCTTCAGATAAGGGCTCAGTCTGGATACATAGGAGGGTCGGCTGGTCTTACCGGAGGAGGATTCCTAACGAATTTAAGTGTGGCCATGCTGTTTTCTTCAATGGTGTCAACCATCAGTCAAACTATTGCTAAGGGCCCGATATTGTACGGTAAGTACCGTTATGATTGGCTTAATACGTTTATAAACAATGGACCAAGACGTAATCATGCATGGTATTATACTTCTGTAGGATTATATAATTCAATGATAGGTATAACGGACCAGGATAAGTATGAACGAAATTTTGCTCGTGGTTTATCTTCTGTTAAGTACATGAAGTCCGGTGTATATCCTATGATGGATGCCAGTATGTCATCTAAATGGGGAACCGGTAAAAACGATAATGAGGGACGATTCTTATTTGTTAATAATATAGATCGTGAATCTTCGTTATTTTTATCATTTGGTGATCCAGGTGAAAAAGGAGATGGTAAATCGAAATATTTATTGGAATATCCGAACTATGTCTGCAACTACGACAGTAGCCGTATAGATGATTCGGTTATTGCTGGAAGAGATGTTGTAGCAGGAAGAACATTCGAGCAATCCAAATCAGTTTCATACATCTGTTCTCCGTATATGAGGCTTATGCGATATAGGCCGGATCAATATGGTCAAATAGAAGATATAAAATGGATTTCCATAGGTGGATGTGGGTTTTTCACTAATGAAAAGAAACTGATGTTCGGTGGTGATACGGTGATAACCAGATTTTCATTAAAGAGAAAATTTCCTGTTTTTTATAATAGTGCTTTTGGTATTGGAGATATGATACCTTTCCCTTACATGGATTATAGAAATGTAGGATATCCAAGATATTTTGTTAATTATGATACAGGGGAAGATGCGCTTGAAACCACGGATAACGAACGTTTCAATAGTTGGACATCGTCTAATAAAGGAAGATATGCTTTTTACCCAAACAGGAAGAGCTTGTATGAATTGAATGGTGACACCTCCGGTAAGTATGTAGATGGCAGATTTTATACATGGTTCTATGGTATTCCTCAGTTCCTTGTAGAGTCTGAAATAAATTGTAATTTCAGATTAGAGGGCCCTCAGCCTCATGAATTATTCTATCCAAAAGTAGGAGATTTTGTTTGGTGGACACAAGAAAAGAACGTATCTATCCATAGGGACAATGATTACAAGATAAGTCCTATCTATTCATCAAGAATGACATTAACACCTAATGTATTGCCGGCAACATACGAACGTCGTTTTTATGATTGTGCTTACCAGCGACCTAATGGTGTTATATGGAGTAGGGCTGACGTATCTGAAAACAGTCAAACAGATCCGTGGCTAACGTACAAGCCTATGGACTATCATGAGTTCCCAACCAGCAACGGGAAGCTTATTCACATGAAGCGTATTGAATCCGATCAGATTCTTGTCAGGTTCGAGGATCAGGTTTCACTCCATAACGCCATAGACGTAATCAAGGAGCGCACCTCCCCAGGGCAGGCTGAGATGGGCACCGGCGGTCTGTTCGCGTCCCGGCCTCTGGAGTACAACACGACCGACCTCGGTTATTCTGGAACCCAGAGTACTGAAATAATTAGTTCAGAATTTGGTCACTTCTGGGTAGATACTAAAAGAGCACAGGTGTTTATGACCGACCCGAACGGACGTAATCTTAAGGAACTTAGTGTAGGGATCAGGCATTGGCTTAAACGTCATCTTCCGTTTAAGATCCTTAGATACGGAATAACTAATATCTTAACCGGCACAGAAATGACAGAAGAAGATACAGACAATAAATTTATCGGTCTTGGTCTGTCTCTTGGATGGGATAATAGGTATAAGAGGGTACTTATCACTAAAAAAGATTATATACCTGTTAAGAACCCGGCATATTACAAATATGATGGTGGAAGGTTCTTGTACAATGAAACAGAGGTGCTGTCAAACGATAAGGAAATATCTTTAAAAGACGAACAGTATTTTAAAGACGTGTCGTTCACTATCGGATATTCGTGTCTGAAGCAAGAATGGATTTCTTATTATTCGTTCTGCCCTGACTATTATATAGAACAGCAACAATATTTCCAGACAGGAATAAACTTCCCGGCATCAGACGAAGAAGGTGGCTTATGGAGCCATTTGCTGACGAATAAGAGCTTCCAGACATTCTACGGAGCAACATATCCATTTATATTAGAAGTGCCGATAAAAGAGAAATATAATGGCTCTACGTTGGCTTCTGTAGAATACGAGCTTGATGCAAGGAAATACGTCGATGATGTGAATTACACTCTTGACAGGAAAGTAGGTTTAGATACGATAACTATCTACAACGACACAAACAACTCAGGTGAAATTCATCTTGTTCCAGAAGAAAAGAATAATTTAGCGCAACGTATATCGTATCCGAAGATTGTAGGCGACCATACCGAGGTCCTGGATACTGAGGTATATAGAAGACATAAGTTAAATGACTTCTTCAATAGGGTTGACGACGACCGATCTGAAACACCTATCTGGATCAAGGACGATAACGATATAAATAAGTCGGTTAATTCTGATGCTCTTAATTTCAGACGGTCATGGCTGGATAGGTTGCGTGGAAGTTGGATGCTGATGAGGATAAAGAAAGTAATTAGCAACCGGAAAATTATATTCCAGTGGTTGATTTCTGAAGATAAGATTAAGAATAGATAATATCGTATTACCCTCTACTTTTCAATAAGTAGAGGGTAATTTTTTATTCTACACATATAAATCCGTATTTTTTTATTATATGACAAATATCATTATTATCCATTCTGAACCATTCTCCACCTACTCTTACCGAATCATATTCTTTATGTATTAATAATTCTACATTTTTATTGCATACTCCTATTATAGATAAATTAGGATTCCCGATAGATAGCGTTTTAAGTCTTTCAATAGGGTTACGGCTTTTCCCTATTTTAAATAAACCACTCGAACTATCTTTAATTATATAGGTATTAATATCACCACTGGAATTTTTATCATGCGTGACTGGGGCTGGTTTGTTACATACTGTAAGGAGTGATGCGTTTTTACCGAACAATATGGATATTACATCTATAGCATCTTCGTATATAACGGATAAAGATTGCAGCATGATATACAAATCAACTTGTCTCATCATGTTATCATTTATAAACGTTAATACTCCAAATCCACTATCAATGAAAATAATACTTACATTTTATCCGTACACTTTATTGAATAGGTTATATACTTTTTCATTGTCATTTTCTTCAAATTCTATTATTTTAAAATTTTTACTATTAAACGGAGAGTCGTCTTCATTTAATAGTAAATCAACAATATATCTATCCATGTATTTATTTTTTTTATGTTATACGCAAATATACAATACAATACTTCCTATTATATTGTCTGTGTGTTAATTTATTCAAATTAATCTATTTTAAATCATTTTAATTTGTAAATCATATTTGAATGTCTATATTTACATCGTAATCAAGAGAGATTATAATACAAAAACAGTGGTGATGGAAGGTGATACTTCGGTTTGTGTCACAGGTTCGAGTCCTGTATTTTTCATGTAAGAAAAATTAGATCAGTTGGTAGATCAAAACCTCCTTTAAAACACCTTCCAAGTTATCCCTGTTTTAATAAAATATACAGATGGTGAGGAGTACGGTTACTTCGAATGAGGCCGATATATCATTTTAATTCTCCGTCTCCGCTTTTCCTCTGTTTGAAAGACATAAGAAACTAATGAGTGGTGATGGGGTTAGTTACTTCGAATTTAGCTCAGATGGTAGAGCAATATCCTTTTAAGATATGTGTCAATGGTTCAAATCCATTATTTGATTGTTTACACTAACTTCAGGTTTTCCCTCATTGAGTATTCATTTTGATATATATTTTTTTTTCAAGCAGTGGTAGTAATATCACTGCTTTTTTTTGTATAACACTTTAAAGAAAACAACAACAAATGGGAAAGTTTAACAAAAAGGATGAAGGTGTTAAACCTACGATCGTGAATCACATGGGAGAGAAGGCGTATAAGCCTAACGCAGAAGAAGAGTTGGTATCTACGGTAATGACTACCATGTTGTCTGATTCTTATTATGAGAAAGAAAAAGACAAGGTGAACAGGATTAAGGACCTTATGGATCAAGTAGATCCATATTTCGCAGCACAAACAGCATTGTATGTCAGGAAAGAAGGAAAGCTTAGGTCGGTAACGCATCTTATGGCTTCTGTCCTTGCCAGCAAAGCATCGGGTAAGGAATGGGCTTCAAGGTTCTATAATAAGATCGTTATGCGTCCTGATGATATGAGCGAAATCCTTGGCTGCTATGCGGCTCTTAACGACAAAAATCCAAAGAAGTTAAGAGGTATATCCAGTGCTATTAAGAAAGGATTTAAGACGGCTTTGGAAGGTCTTGATCCGTACCGGATTGATAAGTATAAGATGGACAGTAGGGTCATTACTATGGTTGACTTAGTAAACTTATTTCACCCTAAAGGCAATCAGGCTAATAAAATGGCTTTCCAGTACCTTATAGAAGGTCGGTCTTTGTCTGGATTATACGAAAGCAAGATTCTTGAAAAAGAGATGTCTAAAGCCGGACAGGATAAGAAAGACAATAAGGAAAAGAAAGAAGCTTTAGGTGACGCTATTCGGGACGTGGTTTCTAATGTAAAAGGCATGCCTATTTTTAATATGGTTCGTAATCTTGTAAACATAATCAAATACGCACCTGATCAAATAGATGAAGTTTGTAGGCAGCTTACAATAGAAGAGAAGGTGCTTAATTCGAAGATGCTTCCTTTCCGTTTTGCTTCAGCTTTCAAAGAGGTTGAAAATATAGGCACTGATGGTTCCGATAATGATATTGTATTTGAGTCGGATAAAAAACGTGCTAAATTAACAGCGCGTAACAAATATAAGATTTTAGATGCGTTGGAGAAAGCCATAACCATCTCCTGCAAGAACCTGCCGGTATTGGAGGGGCGGTCGGCTATCCTGATTGACCACTCTGGCTCTGTACGTGGAGATATGGGAGGGTCTTCTGAAGTGTCTGCCTTTAGCAAAACAAATACGGCTGTCATTGGTAACTTGTTTGGCTGTATGATTGCTTCTGTGCTTCCTGACGTATTTATTGGTATGTTTGGTGACAAACTTATCAATTACGAATATGATAGAAGCAGAGGTGTTTTGTGGAACAACAAAAAATCTTTTACTGCCGGAGGAGAATGCGGTGGTGCTACCGAAAACGGTCTTTTTGCATTCTTGGAAAAGTGCGTTAAAGATAAGATCAAAGTAGATAACTTGTACGTTATTTCAGATATGCAGATAGGAGATGGCGAATCTATTGTATGGGAGAAAAGTTCCAATTATGAATATGGTAAATTCGCCGAACTTTTGAAAGGATTCAAGAAAGTGAATCCAAATTGCAAGATCGTTTCTATTTCTATTCAAGGATATGGAAGTGAGATGTTTTACAGAGGATCTAATATCTTGAACATAGCTGGCTGGTCAGAATCTATCTTCGATGTTATTAACAGCAAGTTCTGCGGATATAAGAATATGATTGAAGAAATTAAGAAAATAAAAATATAATCATTGATTTTGCTTCAATTGTAATTTCCATAGTAAACAAGTTTTAGCTTTAAAGGTATAGCCGAAGAAGTACGTGAGTATATCTTCGGCTTTTTTATTTACCTTTGTCGAAAAACAGTTTGTTATGAAACAAGTATTATATAAAAATGATATATACCCCTATAATGTAAGGGTATTGCTTGGAGCAGATGAAGAGTATATAGTTAAGACGTTCGCCAACCTGGAAGTAGAAGATCAGAGCTGGGAGGGGTGGACTGATGATTATGGTGGCAGAACTATTTTCGTAGGAAACCGAACCAATCACAGGAAAGAAATATGTTTCTTATTTCATTCACTATCTGATATGGATGTTAGAACCATAGGACACGAATGCCTGCACGGTCTTTCTATTTATTGTAAGTATCTTAATATGGATTACGGTTTTGAAGTCGGAGGAGATGAGCATGCCGCCTGTCTGATGGGATGGTTAGTTGATAAGGTTTGTGGTGCTTACCACAAATTTAAGAAGGAGGAAGAAAAAAATGGCAAAGAAGACTAAAAATTATGTAAGAGACAAACAACCAAAAACATTATGGAGTAAAATTGGTCCGTTTGTAAAACTTAGAGAATATCTGGCATCTAATATAACACCTGACGTGTATGCTAATGAAAGAGGATTAAAAACCAAAATAATGGAATTTTTTGGTCAAGATGTTCCGAAAGCCAATGTAGATGATTTTAGTCAGAATCTTTGGTTTAGATTCTTAAACCAACCAAATAATCTGAAAGAAGAAAATGGGATTGTCAGAATACCAGACAATATCAAATCCATTATATCTGACAGGATAAATGGTGGGTGGGAGAAAATGACTAAAAAATATGGAAGGGAGCTTGATTCCTTAGATAATAAGATAATTGATGGAAAAGTTGCAGGCAAGGACGTATCTGATTTGGAGGAGTTAAGGGATGTAACAAGTAGGAAACTTGGAATGGTGGAAGAGGGAATAGATCTCTTAAAAAAAGCCAGAACTGGAGAACATCAGGTATTTAACGAATACAATTTTATACCAGATGCTTACGGCGATTTAAATGATTTATCAGGCTTATCAAGTTTCACTATGTACCGTGATGATAGAGGTAGGATGGTCGTAAAAGATAAGTATGATTTTTATAGAAGCGATCAACCTCTTGGTGTAGGGATTGTTACTAAGATTCTTGATACAATAGGATACCCGTTTGATATTCTGGATTATGTAGAAGATAAGAATCCATATGAAGAGAATGATCCAAACAAGGTTTTGTTGAAATCCGCCATTGATTCCAAGAATGATCTGGATAAAAAAATGAAGATAAGATCTAAAAAACAAGGAGGGGATTCTTCTAAGCCGGAAATAGATTGGGATTTATTCAAATCCAAATATGAAAATATGAAGCGCGTGGGTAAGGGTACGCACCGCACTATGGACGTAGATGGAATGAATATGATCTATGATGCTTTATATGATAAAGGTTTCAATCAACGCCAGATAGAAGCCGTACTTGGAAATATTATTGAAGAATCTGGTGGTAATCCCTATACCGTATCTGATTATGGAGGGTTTAAGGGACTTTTCCAAGAATCCGATAAAAGATATCCACCCAAAGAGTTTGAGAAAGATAAAGAGCGATTTAAGGGGGATAAGCGTGGATATATCAATTACATGATAGACAGATTTTATGATCATGTTCAAGATGCTGGGATGTATAGTATAAAGGATACTAAATACAATAAAGCCATTCATGCAGTAAGCGAATTTATGTCAGAAGATCCAGATACGGATTATTCGTATCCACTTGTGTATGCTTTTGAAGCTCCATCAGATAAAGAAGGAACTTATAAAAATAGAAAAAGCGTATCAAATTTAATAAGCCAATCTTACGTTTCGAATAATGTTGATAAATTAGATGATGATGATAAAAAGGATGATAATATTATTAATGCCATTCTTGGTATAAAAAACGATCTTGAATTACAAGACCCGATTTCCACTACAAGAGGCGAAGCCTTTAAAGAAGCCAGGAAAAGAGGTCTTAAGGAATTTACGTGGAATGGAAAGAGATACAATACCAATATCAAGAAAGAAGGTGGCGTGGTTGGTAAACAGCGTGAAGCATATGAATATTTTACTAATAAAAGAGGCATGTCTAAGATACAGGCGCTTGCTATCATAGGTAATCTCATGGCTGAATCCGGTCTTAAAGATGACATATACGGAGACAACAGAACATCATACGGCATACAGCAATGGCATAATGAGCGCATGGATAAGCTATTCAAGCACGCCAAAAAGAAAGGTCATTCTACACCAACATTCAAAGACCAACTTGAGTTCTTAGCTGATGAATACGAAGGGAAAACCGGATATTCTAATTTCTTATACACAAGAAAAGGAAAAGAAGGACCAGGGTATTACAACTACAGCCGGCAGGACTTCATGAACGCCGATAACCTTAAAGATGCTGTAGTAGCTTGGAACCAAGGAGCAGGACGTCCTCATAAGAGTGTTATAAGAAACGATGACCGTTATAATTATGCTATGGAGGTTGCTAAAAATCTTGGTTTGGAAATTGAAGAAAATTCCGTATCTTCGTATGGTCAAATGGGATTCGGAGATGATGCTGAAATAGCAGCATCGGTAACACTTCCAGAGGTAGAAGTGGCAGCCGCCCTTCCTAACCTGGAAGCCCCGTCCCAGGAGGGACAGTCCGAGGAAGAGAGATTCCGTACATGGACTGAAACGTATGGTAAGGACATCGTAAATCATTTACTGACGTTAGACGGGAAAAAGGATGGTGATGACAGTGATTACAGCATGATGTATAAACAGCATGAAAAAGAAAGCGAAGAGGATAAGAAAATGGCTTTGATTAATGCCGTGCTTCCCAATATACAACTTCGCATTAAAGGCGTCACTGACAATTAGAACAATTATTTTATTTCTCATATTAATAAAGCGAAGCCGGATTTGAGACTCGTTATGCGGATACCGGAGGTTGAAGAACGATATCAAGATAATCCGGCTTTTTTGTGCGATTTCGTGAAGGATGGAACTATCATCGCCTTGGTTTAACAGAACAGACCTACGTACCTCCACTGTCCTGACGGGCATGGACGCCCGTCTCGCCTACCAGCCTGCCTAATTCTCCACTGGCTACCTAATATAACTATTAACGTCACTCCATCACCTATCTCCCTTCAGTCGATAGGTTCAGTCGTTTTTAAATATTATAAGTTCTTTCGCATCGTTCCCTTTGGTCACGATACTCAATCTTTTAACACAATTAGGCGAACAATACAATGACGGAAAAAGTAATTTGTCAATCCGTTCACTCACTTAACTCCCTTCGGTCGTTAAGTTCATTCACTATAAACAATTATATGAATAAATGGTAAAGTATATAAAATAATATAAATAATATAATGAGTAAGATCATTGAAAATGGTCTTAATATTAAGGAAAACGGAGACTATTCATAGGCGTAGTTTTAATTCAAGATTTGTTGTCCCACCACTGACGGTCAGTAGGTTACGTTCAGAGTCGTTTTCCTGTCTCTTATCCAAACCGTCATAAAATAAAAAACCTTGTATCCTATTTCTCTCAAACCGGATACAAGGCAGTGCATTTTCTTCTTTTTATATAAAATCATATATTTGCACTAAACAACAAAAACAATATGGAAACAAAAATAACTGAAATAATGAATCCTCACAAGTTACACGACAAGCTCTTCAAGAAAGAGCAGGTCTCTCCGATAGAAGTTATATACAATAGCTTCAGCAACTTAGGGTACAATGTAGTACGCCGTCCAGCCGGTCAGTGTTTAGGCAATTTGAGATATTTTAATCTATTTTATGACAAACATACTCATCATTTCTATCAGAAAAACAGGAAGTTGAGATATTGTAGTAATTTTCTCATATCTGATTACTGGAAAGATAGAGTGCGATGTTTCATAGTTTGGAACTTTGGATTTGGAAGATTCTTTCCGTACAATGACTTTATTGAGGCTATGGTTTATGATTATCTTCGATATGGGAGAAAGTCAGTTCCTTATCTTAAAAGCGTGCAAGAGGCTGAAGAAAAGTGTGTAAGGTTCTATATCCGGTCTCAGATAGATATGCTTCGTAAGGAAGGATATGCCGCTTATCGGGCTAAGTTCAAGGAAGAACGTCCTCAGTATTTCATCGGAGACGATAGGACGGTGTTTAGATGCCTTGACAGCTCTTTAAAAAGAGAAGAGAAGATTGCTGCATGCGTAGCCCACAAAAGGGCCTTAAAAGAAGGGATAATGACTTCCTTCATTAATCACCTTAAGAAACATCCTACCACTTTATATTCGTGGTTTTCATCAGAGGTAGATAGCGAAGGAAAGAATAGGCTCTGTCTATCTGAAAAGGCTGTTTCGTATTTGAATAAGAGACTGGTTCGCAATGGGTTAAAGTCTCTTTCTACATCATATCTTTTTAGAACGTTTAGAAAAATGGTGAAGATCTTGTTCGGTTCCAATGTCAGGTCGTTTTTGAATAGCTGTCTGATGTCTGTTTCAACAGAAGAGGTTTTAACCAAATCTATGAAGAAAATAGTTTCCAAGACAGTGCTGTTTTTGTACAAGAGAGCGCTTAAGAACTATCGCCGGGCATGCGGTCTTAAGTACGACCCTGATTCGGGCGGTTTGTCTGCCGTACATGATTGATTTTTAAACGTATCCCATAACGTTGGATTTTCTCGTTCGTTTCTCTTATCTTTGTGAAAAAAGATAGTATGAGATTACGAATCATAAAAAATCGTCCGATATTCGCTCCTGGCGGTAGTGTTCAGGATAAGAGACAGGATATTAATGTATCCTCTACTCAGCCTATTCTTGATTATGGAACGCCTGTTAATAAATGGGGTGAATCTGATATTCAGAATATATATATGCCTTCTGATGTGACTTTAGAAACAGAGGAGGGGGAGATAAATCCATTTAGTAGTATGCCTACATCCGATCCGTTTTTTGAAAATCATGATGCAGGATATGCAGGATATCTCGCTGATAATAGGGGCATGGTTAAAAACGTAGAGAAATCAGTCGTTGATAATGCAATGAATTTAGGTGGTGTTGATGCTGATTCCTCTAAAGAAAAACGTTCCCAAGATGGTAATCCTCTTGATCCTATGACTACCCCATATTATTCACCTGATCTAACCGGCAGAGCTCAAATGTTCGGTACAAGTCTTGGTCGGATAAGAGCCGGTAATAAGGTCGGTGCTAATGTGGCTCAAGCTGCCTTGTCCGGTGTTAGTTTAGGATTAGGTCTTACTCGTAATATCATGGGAGCTTCATCTGCTGCGTATGCAGCCAGCAGAGACGAGCAGGCGGCGAGGGAAAAGCTCGAAAAAGAGCGCCGGCAGCAGTTTATCCGATGGGAACGTGAAGGCGGTGGTGTTAACCTCGGAAATGGACAGAGAATAGATTCTTCCGATTTGACAGGAGAATACATTTACCCTCTTCCTAAATCTATGGAGGATAATGCTAATGTTGAGATAGAAAAAGGAGAATATGTTTCGACTCCGGATGATGTTGGTCCTATGGAGGCAAAAGGTAACAGGCATGAAGACGGCGGCACTCCCGTTGATTTGCCAGAAGCTCATATTATTTCAGATTACCGTACTATTGATGATGATTTTGCTTCTTACGTAAGGGAAAATTATGGCATTAGAGCTACGGAAAAAGATACATATGCTACGCTTCTTGATAGGTACAAGAAAAAAATAGGATTGTCCGAAAAGTATGATGATCAGGAACGTGTTTTCAAGAGGCTGGAAAAGAATAAGGATGTTAAGGATAAAAATACTTCTGAGTTGAATAAGTCTATTCTTTCCAAGTACGTAAATGATAATCAAAAGGAAATAGACGAACTTGAGGTGCAATTCAGGTCTTTTGCTGATATTGTCTATAACAAACAAGAGGAATCCAAGCGCCAAGAAAAGATAGATGCTTTCTTTAGAGATGGCGGAAAGGTTGATTTAAATGCCGTAAGAAAGCAGGCTAAGGCTCTTAACGTATCTGAATCTGATGCTAAAAATTGGATATACGATGAGTATGTAAAGAGAGTTAGGAAAATGGCTGAAGGCGGCCCTACCAAAGAGCAAATAGAGTGGGGTAAGAAAGTACAGCAGCTTTTAATGAAGCAGTTTGGACGTGCTCTTAATATGTCTATAGTAGATGTTGCAGACAGAGAGCAGATCCTTAATCCTGATTCTGGTGTAAATTCTAATCAAAATCTGCAACACAGAAGCAGTTCCGGTTATGGTAGGGTAAACAACAAAGCTATTTCTAATTTGCTTGATATTAACCGTTGGGCTAATAAATACAATACGGATGGAGATTTTAATACAGAAGGATTCCAGACTGGATACAATAGCCAACTAAACAACCTATGGGCTTTGGCAGAATCAGGTGCTATAGCCAATGCCGAAAAAGCCAAGAAATTTAGAGACGAATACGGATTTTGGGGAGAAGATGCTGGTAAGTACGACCAAGGAAGTAAATCGGCATATAACTCATTTGCCGTAGATGACAAATTTGGGCAAACTACGGCAACCAGATCATTTTATGGATTGGATGTAGTTACTCCTGAACAAAAGAGATTGTTGAACGAAAAAGGGATAAAGAATTATGTTGACTTATTTGGTGATAAATCTGATGCAGCTAAGAAGATTCTGGGTGCCGATTATAATAAGTTTGCTGCTTTAAAAGATAGCGGTTTGATGTTAGAAACAGACTTTGTTTTAGAAGCCGTAAATCCGGCATCAAAACCTATAGAAGCTAAACCTGTAGGAACCGGCGCTAAATCTCCCAACCCAGGTTCTCCAGGCAGGATAGAAGTGAAGAAAGAAAATCCTGTTATTAATACTACTGTAGAAACGGAAGCTGAGGAAGAAGATGATACAAAAGGAAGAAAAGGTGTCAATCCTGCTTTATCAGGTCCTATATTCCCTGAGATGTTGAGGATGCTTGATACCGGATTAGAGATAGAGGGATTGGAAAGGCATCAGGCTCCGAGAATAGATCCTGTTCTGCAATCTGCTGATCAGTATATCAACGAGCTCAACCGCGCGACATCGGCTCAGTTGGACGCAGTAGGTGACGTGCCCGACTCCCAGCGCTCCGCTATTCTGGCTAATATGAACGCCATAGCCGGAAGCAATATAGCCAAGTACATTAACGAAGTAAATTTCAATAACGCAAGGCAAATAAACGAAGCTGATAGATTCAATGAAATGGCTTATGTTCAGACAGACGATAAGAACATAGCGGAAAGGCAACGTTATGAATCTGGATTATTGAAGGCTATGGCTATAAGGGATGAAAATCTTGCTCGTTATTATGATAGTATAAACAGCGAGATACAGAATAAGTTCAATGTTCGTACATCGTTGAATACCATAGCTTCCATAGCTCCAAATATGAGAATGCTTCCAAGTGGTCAAATTATTTACGTTCAAGGTAATCAGGATGTGATGAATATGGGTGATTATTCCACACCTTACTTGAGAAGTTTAAATGAAGAAGATGATGAAATTAAAAGAAGAAGGAGGACCAAATAGTGGCTTCACAGTATAGTATTTTAAGGCAATATGCCCCGTATGTTAGTCCTTACAACATAGATCTTGTTAAGGACGTCATGATGTACAAACAGCAGAAGGTTGATGCTGCTCGTGAAAAGATCTATACCCAGGTAGATTATCTTATGGGTCAAGAGATAGATAAGCCTGAAGCCCGCGCTTATATGGAAGATAAGATGTCAGGTGTGATTGCTAACATCAATCAAAAATTCAAAGGCGTGGATCTTTCTTCTGATGGTGTTACGAGAGCCATACAAGGAGAGATAAGTTCGGTGTTAGATGATACGGTCATTAACGCGATTGCCGGCACAAAAGAAGGCAAGAGGGTTATGAAGGAAATAGAATCTATAAAACAGAATCATCCTGAACTTTATTCTCCTATTAATGAATGGCATGCTTTGGACCCTTATTACAAATGGAGGTCAGATGGTAAAGCAGGATCAAGGTTGGGAGGTCTTCATTATTCTCCTTATGTCGATTATACTAAGGAGATAAATAAGCTGGTCAGTGATTTTAGGAAAAACAACGAAGGCAAGAAGATTCAGACAACAGAATATGATGTTAAAGGTAATCCTACTGGTGGAATCATAGAAGTCAACGTAGATGAGCTTACTGATTCCCAGATAAGGAATTTTGTGTCTGCTAACTTATCTGAAAACATGAGGAATCAGATGAGAATAGAAGCATCATACATGGCAGCTACCAATCCGGTGTTCAGTAATCCGGATTTGGTTAGTCAATACATTGGGTCTTATGTCGAAAGATACGATAGGCACATAGGAGCATTGGAAGCAAAAAAGAAATCAGTAGGGGATAATAAGGATATTATTGATCGTATTGACAGTCAGATACAGGAAGCTAAAAATCAGAAAGCAGAAGCCAAGAGGGAGGCAGATATGATAATAGCTTCATCAGATCCGGTAGCGGCTGCTAATTTTGTTGTTACCAATAATCTTTTCGATAAGATGACTGATGCATGGAGATACGACAATACAAGTTTTGAAAGGAAGAAAGATGATCTTTATTTTGCAAGGTTGGCAGAGGATAGGGCTCAGCAAAAGTTTTTGACTGATAATGCTAAGTCTATGGTTGAAATATCGTTGGCAAAAGAGCAACTTGCACAGGCTAAGATTGAAACCGAATACATGCGTACTTACGGTTCCAAGATGGGCACTGAAAGCTCATCCGGAGGCACAAGAGGAGCAGGCGGTGTAGGAGTGCCGATGGCTCCTATGGACGGGCCTACGGCTATCAATTCTGGAACGGGTAAGATAGGATCTGTTAATTTGGCTAATATCCCTTATGAACAACTCACATCTTTTTCCACAGAGCGTAGAGCAAATTTATTGAAATTATATAATTCATTATCTCCTACAGACAGAAGTAATATCGTTGCAGCATCATACGAAGAAGAAAAAACTGACCCAGGATTGTATGCTAATATGACTCCTGAAGAACGGATATATTCTTATTTAAAAAATAATGGAGGTCAGAAAAACGGATATTTTGGACAAGGAAATAACAGATTGTCTGAAGCTTATGATGCTTTACTTCTTTCTGATTCTAAGGCAAATGGAGCTACAAAGGCTATAAATAACATAACTGATTATCAAATAGATAATATAGTTACTAAAAAAAATAAGGATATTATCAGTAAAGTTCGTAATGCTAAGTTTATGAAAGGAAATTCTTTTATAAATCTTACCGATACAGATGATAAGGCTGGAGCCTTCCTGCTCGCCACAGCCATAACAACTGGTGTATCTGATGCCGTAGGGTTCAGAGAATACATGATGGACCCTTCAAGAGGAATAGATATTCTTAGTGCTATATCTCCGTCATTAGGAGCTAAGGCGAGTGCCGGCAAGTTGGGGAAAAACATATCTGATGCTATTACAAGCGAGAATAATGGTTCTTCTACTGGTACATTGGCTCTTATTAATGGAATGAAGAAACTCAACGGCGATCCTGATTTTAATATATCAGATTATATGACCATAGATAAGGATGGTGATATAGATTTAAAAGATTATCAGGAAGGTGAACCATTAACTATTACCCAGCTAAGATATGCTGAGAAAAACAGTAGAGTGTCTGATATGATAGCAGGTCAGATGCAGGATGAGATAAAAATGTCTGTATCTCCTGATCAGATTTCTGATAAGTTATCTCAGTATCATTACCTTGATTCTTACAAAAGATACAATTGGAATGCCGATTCACCGGAAAAGTCTTTGCAGAAGGCTCAGTTTAGAAGATTGTCTGGTTACATGGCAGGAAAGGTAAATAATCTGGATCCTACTGCTATTAATGCCATTAATATGGATGCCGAGATAGATAATGGCACTGTTAGAAGATTCTTGACTGCTCAAGTAGGTTCCGGTAAAAATTCTTATGTTACAGAAAGGGTTGAGATTACGAATGACGAGCTTCTTAAGGCGGGTATAGATCCTTCGGTTGAGGAGCGCAATTATCCAGTAGATGGTTACAAATCAAGTTTTGGAACTTGTGATTTTGTAGATACCGGAAAGAAGGAAGGCTATTCTTATGATAAGTATCTCATACGTAATGGTCTTCCCCGTTTGGCTTCTAAGGCTGATGTCAAGAATGATCTTTATGATATAGTAAAGGTTCATGGTTCTTACCTTAAGCCAGAAGAAATGAATGTTGTTAAAACCCTTGTTGATAATTTTATTGACATGTCTGATAACATATCAGTTCAGTTGGAAGGAATGGATGACAGGGGTTCGAGAGAGGTAGCGGTCAATTTCTATGACAAAAGGACTAAAAATTCTAAAAATCCTGCATTGTTGTTCTCGGATTTTGTTCCTTTGGATCCTGGTAATGATGAGTATGCGGATTACTGGAATAGCATTCACCAGAAGTGTCCTCAGTACTTCTTTGTAAAATACGTGAAGGAGGCTGTTCAAGAGCGTCTTGATCAGATGAGAGATCCGTATATGAGAGGAATAAATATCATGCCCAACATGAATGACAAGTTTAGTAAGTTGAACGATTTTTTGCAAAAAATTTATGGCTGATAATAATATAGATAGATATAATCCTGCTGCTAAAACCACTTACGAAGATGTGGCAAGGCAAAGGAAATTAGCCGAAGAAGAAAATTACACTCCGGCTACATTACCAGAGACGACAACGCCTCTGGTTCCTAATTATATGCCTGGTGAAGGTGTGTATGCCCAACCTAAATTTCCGGATTACGCATCAAGGATAGCTGCTGCCGAATACGAAGAACCGTATATAGCCAAGGAGATAAGCAACAGCTACTCGGAGGCACTGGCTCGTAACAGCTACAGGGGGGCTACACCTGCCGCGCCGCCCCTTAATCCCTATGGACCGAAGGTAAGTATCCGTGAAAGTCATCAGATGGGTAATGATGGGGTATGGCGTACAAAATACCCCAACTATATTCCGGGTATAAACAATGAGGATTATTATGCCAGAAGACAGAGCGGATGGAGTAAGTTTTGGAATGGTGTAGGTAAATTCGCTTTAAAGTCTGCATTGTATGGTGCTCAAGGAGTTGTGTCATTGCCTGACAAACTTATCAATATGGCATCTGAGGGAAGTTACAAAGCTGCGTTAAACACTAACATGGATAAGTTCGTAGGTGATCTTGACCAGCAAATAGATATGCTTCTTCCCCATTATTACAAGAAAGAGGTAGAAGATTATAATTTTGGTCAGAAGCTTTTTAAGGATACTGGTAATTTCTTATGGAATGACGTCCTTGGTAATGGTATGTCTTTTACTGTAGGAGCCATGATATCAGCGTACATGACCGGAGGACTTGGGGTTGGTTCATTAGGAAACATAGGCGCTAAATTAGGTGGAAGAATCGGAGCTAAGTTAGCAGCAAGGCAAGCTGCCAATAGGGGCATAGGAAGCCTTAAAAGCGTGTTTAACGACTATGTGAGAAAAGGGGTTGCTACTGGAAGGAATGTAGGGGAGGCGGCTAAGACCATGACGTTGTTGGCTACCAGTGCCGGATTCGAGTCATCGGTTGAAGCAAATTCTTTTATGAAGCAATCCGAGTCTGATTTTAAGGATTATTATCGTAAGATTTATGGTCGTGATCCCAATGCAGAGGAAATGGCTGTTTTTCGTAATTCTAATGCTGATGTAGGTAGTGCTATATTTGCCGCCAATATGGGTATCGTAGGATTATCCAACTGGCTTCTTTTTGGTAAGTATATAGGGTTAGGCGGCAAGGCTATACCTGGGTTGGAAAAGAAGCTCAACAAGCATTTATTTGGATTAGGGACGGAAGTTGCGAAGCCGGGAGAGATGGCTATTAAAATAACCAATCCCAATATAGGACAGAAGATAGCAGGCAATGTTTTCAATATCATGAAAAGACCGGTATCTGAAGGCTTATGGGAAGAAGGGTCTCAAGGTGCTGTCCAGAATACGGCTGAAGAATATGTTAAGTCAAGATATGACAATGTTGCTATGAACGGGGCCGTTGATGTTCTTGATGCTATTTCTGAAGGATTTAAAAAACAATATACGTCTAAAGAAGGATGGACTGAAATAGGAATCGGTGCTATTATCGGTTCTTTGTTTGGTATGAGGGAAGGCTTCTTTGGAGTGAAAGAGTATAGTAATAATCAGATATTGCTGGAAAGGCAAGTAAATGAATATAACAAAGCATCTTCTAATCTTAATACGGCGGCTTTGAATACGTTGAAAAAGTCAATGAGTTTAGGGCCTCAAGTTCGTTCCGACGCTCAGTCTATGACCGGTAAGGAGCTTGATGATGCTATGTTTGAAAAGATGTCTATTGACAATCAAATGGGGACCTTAGAGGATTCGGCTGAAAATTTCAGGCAGATGGTTGATATGATGCCTATTTCGGAAATAGCCGAAGCTAACGGAATGTCTTTGGAAGAGGCGAAGAAATACAAGGATTCTATTATCGATAATTATAATAATCGTCTTTCTGATTTCAGATCTGCTCAAGGTTTTGCCGAAGATCTTATAGGTGATGATTCTAAGATCGAATTTAGAAAATACGTAGCTCGTAATGCCTTCCTTGGCCTTCAATCAGAATCAAGGATGAAAGACATAGCTTCTGTCATAGAAACTCTTTCGGGGCAGCCTCGCGTGGCGGATGCGCTAAGTACGTTTTCCCGGCTGTCGGGCAGGGCGAGGGAGCGGGCTATGGCTATTCGTGGCATACAGTCAAGGATAGAAGAGCTTGAATCCGAAATAGAAGATCTTGCTACTCGTCCTCGTAACGTAGATGGAAAAGATCCACAAGCTGAATCCATACAACGAAAAACCAAAGAATTGGAAAGCCTTAGAACCAATTACAATAATTCGTTATCTGAGTTATCAACGTTAATAGGAAAAGAGTTTTCGATAGAAGAGTTGGTAAGTAAAACCGAATCTGTTTTATCATCTCCTCTTTCTCCCATAAGTTCACAAGATGTAATAGAGGCCTATGATACGCTTATAGCTTTTGATGATTATTTTAATGTAAAATCAAGACAGGAAAAGAAGTTTACGGCCAAAGACAAAGCCATGAGATCCTTGGTAAATGAATACCGAAGGAGTTTGATGGACTATAGGAATATGAATAACTTCTTGTCTAAGATGCTTGATAAAAGATTCTTAGCTGAGGAAAACAGGGGATTTTCAAAAGCGCTGTCTTCTCTATGGTCTACTCCTTATAAGGGGGATGATAAGGTTCCTGATTTTGCAGAGCCTAATAAAGTTGGTGAATATGATACTGATGAGGTAGTAGATCAAGCTGTGTCAGAAGGTAAGATTTCGGAAGACGAAGCTTGGACTATCAAGGCTTTTATGCATGCTCTTGATAAAGTAAGGGAAGATAGGATGAGGGAAGCAGAAGATGATATAAAAGAGTCTCCACTTACGGAATCTGTATCGGATGAAGATTATGAAGCTGCTATGGATAATCCTATTACGGTCCCGGTCGTAAGGCAGTCTATAATTGATAAATTATATACAGGAAACACCGATCTTCTTACTGCAAGGGAAAAAGATGTGTATGATAAATACAAACAAGATTTTGATGATTATGTATCGTCTTTAGGTGATAGTCCTGTTAATCTCATTAAATCATTATCTGAAAAGGCTGACAGGCTTACAAGTCCGAGATCAGTGTATGAGGAAAATAAAGCTATTATTGATATGGCTAAGTCTAATTTGGAACCAGATCAAAGAAAGGAGCTTGATGATGCTATTTCTTCGTATGTTGATATAATGAACAGGCGGGATAAAGGGGAGAAGGTTGACGAAGATAAGCTTGCCGATTCGGTATTTACCATAGAAGATCTTGGCCAGGTTGGAAACATCACAGATCTCCTTCCTTATATCGAACAAAACAGGATTATTGATAAAGGTCGTATTTCCGAATCTACGTTAAGTAATTTTGGGGAGGATGATACCAATATAGATTCTCTTGTAAATGAGTTAGATGAATCCGATAATACGCCTGGAGCTAACATAGATAGCGCCCAGAATCCAGAGACGTTGATGGTTAGAAGAATATCCAACGATGGCAACGAAAGATATGAAATTGCGGGTCTTAGAGCCGATAAATTTATATCTTCTATAAAATCATTGGTTCCTATTCAAATAAGCTCTGAAACGAACGCTAATGGTACTAAAAGGTATTCTCTTAACATAGGTGGGGAAACGGCTACTATAATTGAACTGCCTTATCATGCGAGATGGTCTATAAACAAAGAATCGGCTCGTGTTCTTAATCGCTACACAGACGTGTCTATTCAGGACGTGGGTAATTCCTATTCTTTGGTTTATAAGCGTCTTGATTCAGATGAGTTGGTTCCGTACAGAACGGGTGTCGGATTCGGAGAGAATGAAGTAGATAAAATAGATCAGGAAGCATTATCTTCTTTGAAAAAAGGAGATAAGGTTAATCTCGAAATAGATGTAAATGATACTTATAATCAGTCTCTTTTTACCGAATACAATGACGCTGTTCAGTCCGGCGATAAAAAAAGAATAGAATCTGCTGAGAATAAACTGGTATCCAATATGGTTATCAAGGTCATGAGTGGGAACAGATTCGTTTCTGTTGTAAAAGCTGATACAGGAGGCATAGATGGTATAAGTAAAATAAGAAGAACGGCTTTTAACAAGTGGAAGAAGGACGCCGGCCGGTCGGCTACCATCGGCGTCGGCACGCATGTTGTTGCCCAGACCCTTCCCGGAAGACCGGTGTTTAACATGAAGGTGAACGGTCAAGGATATGGCCAGGTAGAAAATCTCCCTATTACCGAAAAAGGTGCTGAAAAAGTATCTGATGTCGGATATGTATTAAATGGCAAAGTCGTGCTTAAGAACGGATCTAAATACACAGGCTTCCCATTTGCTTATTCTATATTAAATGACAAGGGGAATAATTACAAAAATATAAGAGTTCCGGTAGTTGTTATCAAGGGTAAAAACGGTCTTAATTATCTTTTCCCGGTTAGTCTACGTTCTGTAGAATCAGAGGAAGGGCAGAAATGGATGTCTTTTATAGATATGCTGCTTGAATCCGGTGATTCTGAATTGCTACAGATGGGTCAAGATGATATACAAGATCTTAATGCGTATCTAACCAAGTTAGGTCTTGATCCGGCTTCGTATCAAGTATCGTATTTGAATCCTATTTCAGGGCTTAGAAAAGCTCGTGAGGCTATAGAAAAATTATCTACAGTTCCTGATGTTGTTAAGTGGGTAGAAGATGGAAGTAGGAGCGTTAAAGACATTGTGATGTCTGAGGTAGAATCTGGAATAGATTTCGAAGGCGAGATGTTTGTTGCTCCTAAGATCAGGATTCAGTTTGGTAAATCATCTTCCAGCCCTAAGTCGCTTATAGAGGATGATCTTCCTTTCTCTGATGAGGGTAAGACCGTTACTTCTAAAGAAGACGTGGATGTTTATGAAGAGGAAATGCCAGAGGAAGGGGCTGTCCGGGAGACTCAGCCGGCGCCATTAGCTCAGCCGACTCCTGCGGCACAAGCTGCGCGGTCTTTACCTGGCAAGAAGCGTACCTCCAGGAAAAACTTCTCTCTTATGTTAAACGAAATAGAATCTCATATAGAAAAAGAAGGATTGCCGTCTTATGCTAATATTTTTGATTTTATAGCAAGGAAGATTGTAGGAGGTGATTTGAGGTTTCTTCGTGAGAGAGGTAATCCTAAAAGCCTTAAGGAAGAAATGGGATTAGAACCTAAAGGAACAGTAGGTGATAAAATATCCACTCCTTCCAGTAAAGGTGGTAAGACCTTAGAAGAATACGTTTCTTGGCTTCGTTCTCAAACAGATCAGGTGGTGGTTGATTATGTTGGGCCAAGATATGATGAACAAATTATATCAGAGTTGAAAAACTTTTTGAAATATATTGATTTTGTTCCAAGCAAGGCTTTGAATTATTCTCTTAGAGTCAATGGCATGGATACCCTAAAAGAATATGGCACAAAAGAGGAAGTAGAAAAAATGGAATCTGATATCAATAGTTTGGTTTCTAAAGTTTTGCCTACGGTGGATAATAAAACTGTAGAAGATGTTTCTACTGCAATAAAATCAAACAACTTGCCTGCCATATGGGAGCCCGTGGAAAGCCTTGATATGACAAACGAGGAAAAAATAGAGTTTTTGAATAACGTAGCAGATTTCCTTAGCGGCATACCAGAGTATGATGCTGTCGTGGAGTCTATAGAGTCAGAATCAGATAATATTTTAAATGATGGAAAAGAAGGAAGTGCAGAAGGCGGTGCAGTACGCACTGAGGAAGATGGCGATAAAAAGGGAGATGGAGAAGGCAAAGGACAATCCAGAACAAATGTCGAAATTGAAAGAAATGTCGAATTACCTGGATCTGAAGAAGGAAGAGTAGATAACTATAGGAAGAACGGAGATAAGTTCTCTGACATTGCTGAAGTTACTTTATGGCTACTTAGAAGGGCTGCCGGCATAACCTCTATCCCGGAAGGAGAAGAGGTTTATGTAGAGGGAGATGAGGTTAATAGTATTATGACCGATATGGAATCAAGGTATGGTATAGACACCATCAATCACTCGCATACGACTAAGGCTATAAGGGACCTTAACGGCGTATCAGGTTATAAAGTAGAATACGGCTTAACCTTTTTGACATACGATCCTTTTATTAGAATATCCAATCTAAGGAAAGGATCTAAGGCTGCGAAAGACGAACCTCGTATATCCGAAGAGTCGCTTACTCACATATCAAGGGTGACAACCCCTTATTTCCTGTACGGCGGCGATGAAGCATATACATCTGTTCCGGCTAAGGTAGAACCTATACCGGAGAAGATAATGGGTCGTAATGGCATTAAATTTGGTATGAGCGTAACCCAGCTAACCAAATTAGGATACAAAAAAGCTGGTGGAAACTGGATATACAAATTCTACATGAACTCAGGTGTGTATGATTTATATAATATCAGTACCGGAGAAGCGTTTAGGGCAAAACCAGATCTTGGAGTTAAGATAAGTTCCAGCGCATTCATCCGTTCTTTATCTCAATCTGGTAGGAAAATACAAAATATGATGAGTAACATGAGCCAGGAAGAGATAGATAGGAATAAGAATCTTGTAGAAGGTTCTGATAATTCGGATTCGATAAATGAGTTAAATAAGGAGTGTTGAGTATGAGAAGGAGATTTTTTAATGCTGCGGATAATTTTGTGGGAGGATGTTATAATAAGTTATCTAATGAAGATATAAAAAGGCTTGGAGGAAAAAGACCTTATGTATGTCAGTTTAATAAAATTCATATACATATAGGACCTGTATTAAAAGATCATGATTCCGATGTTAGTTACATAATGTTTAATAGTAATTGGAATTATGGTGGTTATGAATCTATGGTTTATCATCATAGCAATAATGGTATTTTTATATTAGGTGAAAACAAAATTGGTAATATAGAAGACCATATACAAGATCTAACATATTGGTACGAATATGATCCGAGTCTTAATGAAAATTATTGTTATTTTTATTATGAGGCTAATAACAGCGGAAATGCTATCAAGTTGAATGGTGAGTTTGGTAGTGCCAGTACTGTTTTCAACATTCCCAGCTTGGAAGTCACCACTCTTCGTGATGGCAGTTTGAGTTTTCCGGAGATTTATATAGAGGGAGTTTGGGATCCGTCATTGTATAAATCAGTTTTATAATTAACTTTGCAAAAAAGTTAATTATTATGGGTGTCAAATGTCAGATAGAAAAGAAGGAAAATAAAATAGAACGGGTTGAGGCTCCTAACGGTGAGCCTTCCGTTCTTTACGAAAGTGCCTTAAAATTATTAGGAAACAGCGAGCGAGCTCTTCAAGTATGGGCTAAGGCTTACACCTCTGATTTTTTGTCGTATTATGGTCATTGGAATAACCCGGCTCCAGGGGAGATGTTTAATACCGATCCTAATGGCGAACCTCTTTTAGAAGATGTGCTGTCGTATATGAAGCGTCAGGCTTATTTTTCCGATCCCTTAACGGTTCAGGATGTTAAGGATGTAAGAGATGTTATGATATCCAATTCCATATATAGCATACGATCTCTTATTAATAGAGTTAGAAGCTCTTTTTATGTGGATGGCAATCTTATCCTAAATGAAGAAAATCTAAGAAGATCCGGCTTGTATAATGAGACGGAAATAAGTAGGATATTAGATAATCCTTCTGTATTCAATGAGGTCAGCTCTTTTATGAGGCTATTATTAGACTATTCTAATAACGAACACGATCTTGGGAAAGAGTTTTACTTCACAACCGTAGAAAAACCATACGGTCCTGTTGTGTATAAAAAAGGCGTCTTCAATAAATTAGGAAAGAGAGCATCATACAATCCGGCTGAAGTTTATGAGGCTATAAAAAATACAGTAGGAGGTATTAGTGTTGCTTCAGAGTTTGATGCTGCTTTCGGATCTTTATCTGATTCATATCCGGAGTTAGTTGAAAGATATCAGTCGGATAAGAGTTTTGCCTTGTCGATGTTCAACGAATTTTCGAATATGAACATCGTTCCGGTTGTGGCTTTAGAAGATAATAATATCGTAGAAGGGAAGAGACGGTCATTATCAAAGTTGCAAGATTATGCTTATTACAGCCCTATTGGATCTGAGTCATTACGAGCTCGTATATCAGCCTTTCTAAATAGGGTTAATGCTGATACAGAAGAAGACCTTAGAAGTATGATATGGGACGTAGAAGAGGCTTGTGTGGGTCTTGGTATAGATATCGTAGGCGTGTCTAAGGCATATGACGGAACAGAAGAATCGCTGAATAAAATTGATAGCTTGATGTTGGATCTTGATATTTATGTAGCAAGGCGCAACGATGATACTTATGCTCCTACTTTAGCTTCTGCTATTGATGACGTTCTTGGAGATAGCAGGGATCGCCGTGTTATGTTTTTGCCAGAGTATATGGATAATATGAATATCGTTTATATGGAATCTGACATAGATCCGGTATCGGCATTTGAAAATCATTCTCTGCTTTATCTTGGTGGAAACCTATATCATAAGGTAGAAAGAGATAATTTAGGTGATTTGTACGATATGGCTGCCGAGCTTGCCAAGCAGAGCCTAACTTATTTCCCACCTGGTATCTATCCTGAATATTGTTTTAAAGATGGTGTTTTAGATAAGCTCCGCGTGAAAAACGTAGATAGTAAGGCCCTTGCTGATTCTATTAAAAAATACGTCCTGTCTTATACCGATTCTCAGAATACGGAAGAGATGAATGCTACCAGATTGGCGTTTGGTCATCTTGTTATTCCTGAAAGTCCGTATGTTAATGAAGAACGGGAGTTTAGCCGATACATAAACAGAAAGCAGGACAAAGAGAATCCTTTACTCTTATTCGATTTATACCAATCTTATCTTGAAAATAAGCTTCATAATACGGAAGTGTATGAAGGGGCATACAAGTATCTTGACTTTAAACCAGATTATTTGCTGGGTCTTACCGTTTCAGATCCGGATACGTTAAAACAAATTGAACTATCTTTGGCAGGTAATGATCGTGAACAGCTATTTGAGTATAGCATGAGCAGTACCGATCCTTCTTTTACAGATCTGTTCTATTTGGATTATTATGATATGTTATATGCCGGTTCTGATTTCTATCACGATCTTTTCACAAAGCATCCTAATCTCTTAAATGAGGTTCGGGATCATAACATAACTAAGCAGGATGGTAATGTTATCGTAGAAGGGTTGTATAATAATTTTATCAGAATAGGGAACACAGTGTTCACTAAAGTCGGCGAAAGTAGTTCCGGCTCTATCTACCAAAATCTAACAGGAACCGAATCGGAGGTGAAATACGATTCTACCCAAAAGGTAAAGGCAGTAGAAACCGATTATGCTCCATACCAAAACAGATCTGGCTTGACACAAGACATGACCATAAGCAAGTCTGAATTAGGTGATCTTAATAAATTAGAATGCAAATAATTTTTGTATATATATGATATAGTTTTTTCATAATCACAATTTGGGAAGTGAGGCTTGTGAAAGTCTCACTTTTCTTATATATGTGTATATATCAATAACATATAAGAAAAGTTAGATTTTCATTGTTTATGGATTATTTTTATTAAGTTTGCGATATTAGTTTCAGGAAGGGATTATAGAAAATAGGGAAAAGTAAGAACAGAACGCAACTAATAACGGTAGGAAATGAGAATCAGTACCATCAAACGTAATAACAGCATTCATCTTATGTATAAAAACATTATGAATGATTTAGGTCAATTAAGAACTGTAGTTTCAAAATCCTATATTTATAATCTGATACAAAATCAAACCGGATTAAGTATCAGAACTATATCCCATGTCTTGAATCACACAAAAGAACAGGATACAGATTCTTTGTGAAAAGCATACATTTTCATACATTTGTGTGTTCTTTAGTTTTTAGATTTAAGTTTTTCATGGTATTAGTTTAGATTAGTGTAGATCAGGGTTCGCAGTGATGCGGGCCCTGGTTTGATTTAAAAAGTATTAAAATATTTGCTATTTAAGATCCTGTTCCTATCTTTGTTTCAGAAACAATGAACAACGAGATCCCACCTCTGGTTGTTTGATGTTGAAAGATATTTTTGGCTCATTAGGGTTTGTCATAGTGGGATCTGACATTCTCTTTTGGGCCTATTTTTTTTATCATGGATAAAGTTTCTGTTTTTGAAAGTTCGGATTTTGGAGAGCTTAGAATTATTGTAGATCCAAAAGGAGATGTTTGGTTTGTGGCGTCAGATGTGGCTAAATCTCTTGGATATATAAATGCTAAAGATGCGGTAAAAAGACATGTAGATGATGATGATTCTATGCTTTTGCAAGTATCTGATAATCAATGGGGCGTAAAACGATCTATATTGAAAACCAGATATATAGATAGTATAAGAATAATTAATGAATCTGGTTTATATTCTCTTATATTATCTTCAAAATTAGAGTCTGCTAAGAGATTTAAGAAATGGGTAACATCTGAGGTTCTTCCTTCTATTCGTAAAACAGGAGAATACAAAACAAGTTCAGGCGGCAAGGGAATTTTGGTTCCTGACTTTTCTAATCCAGCAGATGCGGCAAGGGCATGGGCTGATCAGTATGAAGCTGCTCAGAGAGCTATAGCTGAAAAGTCGCAGGCAGAGGCAGAAGCCGGCGTTCTGATGGGACGTACATGGGGTATGGTGGTGGTATTTACGACCATTACGGTATGCATGAGAAGATGAAGGAAATGGAAGAGCGCGAAAACGAGCTGGAAGAAAGGGAAAGAAGGCTCGAAGAGCGCGAACGTCGTCATGAAATGGAGGACCGGGAATACCGGAGGATGGGTTACGAATCCTACCCGACCGATTACTATGGAGACGACAGATACTACGGTGACGGACCTCAGATGCGTAGAGGTCGCGGACGTGGCAGAGGTCGTTCTTATTGAGGAGCAGACGCAGAGGATCCAGCTTATCAGAAATATGTAGATACTTACGGCTACCATTTTTCTAATGCTCTCGCTGATGAGGCGGTAAAGAAGATGGTCAACGTCGATGGATCCAAGAGGATCTGGAAGCAGCCGGAAATAAAAGATATTTTTGAAAAGTGCGGAGCGAAGAAGCCGGATAAAGCGACATGGGGCGATGTCCAATATGTCTTTGCAATGTACTATTCGGATGGTTTTCCGAAGGTCTTCAAATGTGAGAACGAGTTGGTGAAAGCTACGTTAATGTATTTGGATGATCCGGATGCTCCCGAAGGAGTAGCCTTTATAAGATGGCTTGCCGTGCAAGATTACCTCGGCGAAAAAATAAACTGGAAGGATCTGACCTGAGATCCAGATCCAGGTCCTTCCGGTGGTGCGGGAGCCATAGTAAAAAATATGATTCCCGCATTCCCGTTTTTCCCGTTTGGAAAAAAAGGAATAAAAATATTATACCGGTCGGCGGGCAATAGAATACCCGTGGCCGGTTTGTTTCACATAACTTTTTTTTTGGATATGAATATAGCACACGAATCTAAATCGAATAAAACCCCATTGTATTTAATAGGAGAGTTGATTGGCGTACCGAATACGGTTATGGACTCAGCATTGCATGAACTGAAAGATAGAATAGACAAAGACCCTAAATATAAAGATGTTAAAAATTGGCTCGAATCTTTACCCAAGATCTGAACCTATTTTTTTCAATACCAGGCCCGATGCGATTTTAACGTATCGGGTTTTTATTTTAATTCATATTGTTTTATTTTAAATCTAATTAATTCATGAATGTCGTACTTTTGTTGAAAAAGTATTCTATATGGAAAATAAGGAAGATTACGTTGGTTACGAAGATCAAGAACTGTGTAACCGGTATTACAAAGAGGCTGAAGCCATGAGGCAAAAGCAGGACTGGTCTCGGCTTAGGGCTGTCCCTGCTCCGGCCAAGGGAACGCCATCGCCCGGCTGGGGTCAGCTTGGACGTGGAAATGATGTCCGTGTTAAGTACGTTAGCATCAATTCAGGATTAGGAGGGGACAGATTATGACTGTAGAAGAATTGGCTAATAAAAGATACAGTGGCTAATTTGTTTTCATGCTTGGTCATTTGGAAGGTATAACAAGATTCGTTTTTGAATGTTTTGATCCCAGACCTGATCACGAAGGTAAAAATACTTATATGGTTTCCTATTTTGATAAGGGACTTCGTAGAAGAGATGTGGTAGATGTGCCATGTTATATGAATGTTTTAGCAAAATAAATTAAAATATTGTAAATATCGTGGTTAGAATCGCATATTTCGGAACCGATGGCTGCCCTGGTCATTACGCTATTCCGATACGAGGTAAATTCACAGAAGAGGATATTAAGGTAATAGAATCTGTAGATTGTGATGATTTCTATAAGGTATTTGACGTCATGCGTTTTAAGATAGCTGAGTTTAAAGGATGGACGATATTGGGGATCCCGGCAAGCTTAGACGATCATAGACCTGGAAGCAAAACCGTTATCTTCATAGAGGGTGAAGCTAACGAAGCTGATTTTATAGAAGTCACACAAGAGTATTCTTTTCTTAAAAATAAGGTAAAGAAACTTGCCGAATTGTATCATGATGGAGAATGGCTTGCGACTGGTAAATTGAATCAAGATCCGCCTACTAACAAGGAGCGGTTTCAATTTACGTTAGACAAGGATGATATTATTAACATGATTAGGGGAGTCGATTTAGATCCTTATTCTGATGTGGCGAATGAAATGGAGAAAATCGGATTGGGATCATCATCTGATTCTTCATATGAGGGTCCCACATGGTCTTGGTTTGTTAACAAAGTAGAACTTTGGCAGAAGAATAATGTATGGGATAGTTTCTCCGCTGAGTTTTTGTGGGGTTTGTATTGTAGGATAAAGAAAGTATAGTAACAATTAATTTAAAACAAATCATGGAATTAAAAGATTTTAAAGATGTGGTTAGAGTAATGACAAAAGAAGAGTTCGAATCAACAATCGAAGAAGATATTAAATTCGTTGAAAGATTTAAGCATTTTTTTAAACATGATGATGTTGCGAGGATAATAGAACACGTAAAGTCAGTGTTAGAAGCATCAGTGGACTACTGCTATCCGAATCATCCTGAACCTAAAGCAGAACCTGTAGACGTGGGAGAAGTCTCTGACGGATACCACACTTTCAATGAATTGTATCGGTATCGCATGTTGTATAACGCTGCCTTCTTTAATCTATTAGCCAGAAGCGGACAGGTTGAAGTTTGCAAATCAAGGAGACACAGCGACGGAGAAAAATGCTTCGGTTCTGATGATTGGTTTATTGTGATGGCGATCCTACCTACCGGTCAGGTATCTAATCACTATGAAAGCAAATACTGGGATTTGTTTGATGTTCCTGAAAGAGAAACCGCTTTCGAATACGATGGCCATACACCAAATGAAGCCTCCGACAGACTTGAAAAGTATCTCAAACTGCCTCGTCATGGCATGACATTCGAACAGGCTTTAGAACGGCTTAAATTAGGTCGTAAGATAAAAAGAATCGATTGGGGTAAAAAGTATATCTGTATGTTTGACGTAAATATATTGATGATAGATACAGGTCAAAAAGTAGCATCAAATTGGAATCCAACCGAACATGATATTATGTCTAATGACTGGGAGATTGCGGGATGAGTTTGTTTGTATGTTCAAAGTGTGGCTGTATAGATAATACAGCCACATCATGTTACTGGGCTATTATAAGACCTTGTAAGAATCGTATTTACGATAAGTCGCTAAAGGGATATGAAGGCAAGCCTCTTTGTTCTGAATGCGCCGCTATTGAATATGATAAGGATGATAAACTGGTGGTGGTTCCTGGAACGTGGCATGGTAGGTTCAAGAAAGAATGGCCTACTGAAGAAGAAAAGAAGCATATTGGTAAAAACGGTATTTTAAATATGTAAATTATGTGTGATAAGGAAATTGTTGTATGTGCAGCTATATGGGTTCAAGATCACAAGAACAAGCCTCACGGTCCAGTAAATATACCATCTGGAACCGTATTTTGTGGATTGAGACACCCCTCTATACTATCTCAACTTGCGGCATACGGTATAGCCCATAAAAACCGCAGTGTTCAAGGATTTTTGACAAGCAAGAACCGGTTTTTAACAAGAGAGGAAGCGTCTGAACTTGTTAGAAACAATAATCAGGAAATGGTAGTAGATAGGAGTGCCATTAGAGAACAGTTGTATTCAGAAGATTTGTATTAACTAAAAAATAAAACAATATGGGATTTATAATCAGAAAGTCAATATCTTATGATATGATGGACGGCAATCAATTAAAGTATGAATTTGACAACAGGGATTTAGATCATATCACATTTAAAGGTGATGGTAAAGAATCTTTTTCATTTAACAGAGTACTTGTTGAAAATTTAATTGAGACATTTGAGACTATGCAGGATATATACTCTGATAATTACGGAATTAAGGTTTATACCGGTAATTGCATAATTCAATTGAACGTAAATCCAAAGGACCCCAGTGAATCCTTTTTTGACGTATATGATAGAGATGAGATGAAATTGATATACGGAATAAAGATCAGTATTCTGAAAGAAATGTTTATCATATGATTACCAAGCAGGACATACAAGCAGCAGCATCGTATATTTTCCGAAGCAGTTTTGTCTCGGAGGACCAGGCAAGGAAAGCAATGGTAAAAGCCGGCAATAACGCTACCAAGATCCTTGTCAAGACCTTTAGAGGCAAGTTGTTCAAGAAAGCTTTTGAAAGAGCCCGTAGAGGAAAGGATATCAGTTCTTTTGAAAGACAGGAAAAAGAAAGTGGTTTCAATTTTCTACATAATCCTAATAATGGTCGTATGCAAAGCGGTCATATTATAATAGATGGAATTGGTCTGTTTAAACAAATAATTCATGAAAGGTAAAAAAGTTGATATTCGTTTAGGCAGAGGTCTGGCGAATCAGATTAAGATAAACAAAACCATCCCAGTGTCTCATAAACCAAAAGAAGAACGTCGAATGATGTTTGTTTGTGGTGATGATATTGCTTCTCTTATAAAGCGGTTTGAAAATGAATCAAAGTAATATAAAGTCGGACATGTGTCTTGTCCGACTTTTTTTTTATATATTTGTGGCATGGCAAGAGGTTATTATTGGATACCACAAACAGATGAAACGTTAAATGGCAGAAGCTATTACGTGGCTAAGATAGTAGGAGATATCACGTTTGATACTAAACGAAAAAGAATCGTATTTCAAGCTGATAGGTATTTCCCTGTAGGATCTGTTTTCCATTTTACGCACAATTGCTTCAACTATATCATAACTTGCCGACTTCGTAAGCCGGGGCTTTGGTTTGAAGCCAGGAGAGAGGATTCGGGCCCTATTTGCCCTGAAGATATTGAGCGCTTTGAATCGGGAAGGTTTATACACCGAGATGGGTATATGCATTACATATAAGCCGAACTTGACGATTTTTCGTCAGATTATAATTTTTTTTCATATCATTTTTAAGCCATCAGACTGAGAAGTTAGGTGGCTTTATTTTTTATGATATGCTTGATTTTTAACTACCTTTGTCTCATAACAAAAATGTTTTATTATGGCATCAACGTGTATTATTAAAAGAGATAATAAAAAGAAAGTTGTTTCTGTCTCTACCAGATCAGGGGACAGGTCTATGTTATTTGATAAAATAGCATCTATTCCTCTTATGGAGAACAGGGAACGGGCTACTACTGTTTTTAAAACCGTATTTTCTAATAAGTTCTTAAAGGCTTTTGGCGACTGGAGAAAGAGAGTGCCTATCAATAAACAGGCCTACAATAAGGTGAAATCCAACATCGATCTTATTCCGGAAGCTTATAGAGAAAGGGTGCTGGATAAGGCTTCTAAGATGAGTAATCCTGTTCTTGTATCAAAATCAGATGCAACTTATGGGATTCAAGAATCAGGCTTCGGATTCTATAGCCAAGATCTGGGTGATAATATTATGTTGGTGGATGCTATGGTTCCGTCAAGTATTTCTGTACCGGAAGGACCGGGAATAGACGCCGGACAGTATCTACAAGATGCTATATCTTCGGACTTTACTCCCGTATCCATGGTACAGGATAAGGGTGTTAATTATATGGTTATAAAAGACGGTCTTAAGATATTTAGTCCAGAAGAGTTACCACAGACAGATTCTAATCCTGTGGGTGTAACGTATCAGACCGGAGAGCCTCGTTTGTTTTTCATGAACGATCGTAGTCAATTATTTGAAGATTACGGAGAAGCTCTTCGCTCTGGCGGGAATGATATCAGAATAGGATTCTTATCAGGCACCGTTCAAGAATCTACCGTGGATGGCGTGGCAGACATTACTTACAAGGCTGGAAAGTATGTTCTTAATAATCCCAAGTCTTTTATACCGGTCATGACCGCTTCTGCTTCTACTTCTTTATCAACAAAAGGTGGAATAATTAACTACCTTATAAAGAAAGATCTTTTGTCCGGATCCAAGATATTCGATCCTGAAACAAGGAGCTATTATCTTACAGGAGAAGGTCATACAGGACAAATTAGACTTTTCAACTCAGCCTTATCCTACACCGAGCTCCGTAATCATTTTGGTTCCGATGTTTCCATGAACGACCAGGGTATGATAACCATAAGCTCGTTGGATAATAGTAAGGTAACTATGAGACTCGCCACCGGGGGAACGGAAAGGGTTAGTAGGGAACAGATAAAGAACGATCTTAAGTCGGGAAGATACAATGAATTGGACGCCAAGTACGATCATTTTGATGCGCTTGTAGTTTCATTCATATTAGAAGACAACGATCTTTATGCTGATACTAAAGCTAAGATCGTATCGGATTATAGCAGGCAGGAACGTGACCAACGAAATTCTATTGTAGAGATACTGAAAACTCTTGGCGTTAGTGTCATAGGTATGACCGACTATATAGAGAAGTACCAAACCAAATACGGGCACGAACCTTCTGCTAAGGCATTGGCGGATATTGCCAATAACGTAATAGCAGTTGGTGAAGATGCTACTTTATCTGATTTAGTAGAAGAAACATCCCACTTCCTTGTAGAGGCATACAGAGATCAGAATGCTGTTGAGGCTGTTCTGCAAGATGTAGAAGGTACGGAAGAGTGGAACCAGTATGCAGGTCAGTATTATAATACATACGGTAAAGTATATGAAGGAGCTGAGCTTGATAATGCTGTTAGGAGAGAAATTCTCGGAAAGATCCTCGCCAGGGAGATGCAGGCCGGCACAGCACAGGCGCCGGTAGAGCCCACCTCCTTCCTGGGGCGCGTCCGGCAGCTTCTCTCTGGAATAGTAAGCTGGCTTAAATCAGCTTTATCTACTCAAAGACAAGATTTGAATAACGTTATTAAAAACATTCGTGATCTTGCCATTACTGACATAGATAAAGGATTTGACACCTCTCTGTTAAAGGATAATGACTTTACATTATACTCCCTTTCTTCTATGAACAAGAACAAGTTTCTTGAGTCTAAGATCCGGGCACTGAGAAAGACGTTACGAGACTTACGTCAGATAAGCTCTGATAGGGCTGTAACTACGTCTATGACCCTTGCTCAGCTTAAGACCATAGAAGATAAGATAAATAAAGTAGAGACCGAAATAGACAAGAATGAGATGGCGGCTGCCATGAACAGCATGATCTCCACAGCCGAAGCTCAGGTCAGATACTTAAGCAATGTGGTGAACACCATCCTTCATGGTGATACCAAAGATGGTAAGCTTCACTTCAATACCAATGATCGAAAGAACGTAGATATTATCAACAATCAGGTTCTTCCGATCATGAACGATCTTCGAGGATATATCCGTAACAGAAGTACCGAATTTGATGAACGTGAAAAGCAGGATTATACAAATAGGATTAATACCGTCATTGCCGACATTAATGGTATTCAGTCTGATATTAAATCAGTACAAGACCTTGATGAAAGCACGTTGCTTGATAAGTTAATGAACGAACTTCATGTGCCGGCAGATAAGGTAAAGAGAGTAAAAGAATTTTTTGACAAAGTTCAACATGATGTCTCTTGGATAAGTAGGTGGTTCGGTATATTAGAGCATTCTTCCAGTCCGTTCAATAACGCTCTTGGAGCTATGATTGCCAAAGACAATTACAATGCGATGGTGAATGCTCAGCCCGCCATATCCGACTTCCTGGCATATGCTAAAAAGCATGGTTTTAACAAATCTGAATTTGAAAAACTGCTTCAGAAAGTAGATGGCAAAACTTCTAATTACCTTCGCAGTGCTCTTGATATGGCTAAATACGATCGTAATAAGAAACTGGCACAGATGCGTGCGTTTGCGGCTGCCATGAACATAGAAATATCAGAAGGAGAAATCAATGATGTGGTTGACAATAATCGTAATTACGTATTTAAAAGAGAAGTAGTTGACAAGGACGGAAATACGGTTACTGAAAACGCTAAATTTAAGCCCTCATCTGACAGGGTTAATACCGATATTTTTACCATCGAGCAGGAAAAGATCTATACGGAGCAGATGGAAAAGTGGGATGCTGAAAATTCAGAATTGGAATTTAGTGAAAGTTACGCCACAAGAATGGAATCCATATACAAAAAGGCTGAAGAAGAATTAGGACATCCGGTTTCTCAAACAACCAAAGAATACCTTAATGCCTTATCCCGGCAAAAACGGATATTGAGGCAGCCTTTTATTGATAGCGGTGGTAATTTTGATGAGGTTGCCTACTATAAGAGTAGTAACTACGAAGAAGAAGGACTGCTTCGTAAACAACGTAAGGAAGCAGCTTCGGAATACATATATGTAGGGACCAGACGTGTTGAAAAAACCGGCGACCAACTTAAGATGGCCAAAGAAATACAAGCCATAAATGAAGTTTGGAGAAAAGAATCAAATAATGCCACTAATTCCGTATCAGAATCGTTTTTGCAAAAATTAAGAACGATTCAGAACGAGTCAGGAGGAGAAGCTGCGTTGAAGGCACTTATGTTGGGAGGTCACCTGTCATTTAATGATCGGTTTTGGAATGATGTAGAATCGGAACAGTCGGCACGTACCGAATCAAATAACAAGGCTTCGTATCTCAAAATGGCGCATGATATCATTAGTTCTACGACAAGTGATAGAGATGCGACTGACGTGGATTCTATTGTGAAAGATATAGAAAAAAATAAGGCCATTATCAAGGAAATAATCGGAAACAACCGCGATGTGGCTGATATCGGAGAAATTAACGAAGCGACATTTACCTCATCCGAAAGAGATGCTTTTAGGGCCGCATCTGAAGCTATTGAAGCTGATTACGCTATCTTAATAGATTATGCTAAGATGGTGGGTCTTGAAGATATTGATAAGTACCTTACTAAAAGCAGTAAGGCCGAAAACGAAGTAAATCAGTCTTATTTAAATGCTCTTGCTGACTCCAAGGAAGTGGAATGGAAGTTCGTACAACGTCATACTACGGCGAAGAAAGCAAAAAGGATTCAGGCTTTAAGGGATAAGCTGTTTAAGGCTGCTGATAACCGATATCTGTTTACCGTATCTGAAACCAACTACCTGTCAGAAAAGCTTGGTATAAGCAAAGAATTAGACGGTAGAGATTTCAGGAATGCTGTTAATGCTAAGATGGCCAGCTTGTTTTTAAATAATACAAGAGAAGAGGGCATAGAAGAGACCAATGCTATTGTTAATGAATTTGCCAGGAGCCAGGTCTTTTCGTACTATAAACGCATGGCGCCTACCGGATATGCGGCCATGATCGACAAAATAGGTCGAGGTGAGATAGATGTGGCGCAGATGGTTAAGGACGTACAAAACGGTACATCCACCCAAGATTATGGCATGGACATATCGTACCTGTCTTTCGATCCTGCAAGGGCATGGGTGGCTGAATCTGAAGCCGAAAATAGCGGCCGTAATCCTGATTATGTAAAAGATCATGGGTATGGTCATCGCATGCCTAAGAAAAGCCTGTATCGTGATGAATCGTATTTCAATGACTTTGGTATCAAGTATGATGCTGACGGTAATGAAGTTGCTACTAAAAACGTAGATCAGTGGAATATGATTCAAAAACTCAAGGAAATAAAAAGACAATCACTTGATCTATACAAAGAGCAGAGCCCGAACCTGTATGCTATTCCACAGATATCAAAACAAGATATAGAACGTATAGAAGGATTGGGTATTAACTTCAAAAATACGGTTCGTAATTTTGTATCAGATCTGTGCCTGGACAGAGTAGACGATTCTTTATACGGTAAAACCAGACAAGGGGAAGTATATGATCCGGAAGACAGACTTAGGTCTATACCCAAATACTACATATATGAATTGGAGAACCAAGATGATGTATCTCACGATTTTGGCTACTCTTATTCTATGCTTATGATGCAGTCATCGTTATATAACGAAAAGCAGAAGTCTATAGAGCTTGCCCAAGGACTGGAGCAGATGTTACTGAATAAACAATTTGAAGGCGGTAAGAAGGCTGAAGCAACCCAAGCGTATCAGATGTTCAGGGACTTCTTCAACGATCATTATTATGGCATTAGGATGAACACCAAAAAACTTACGGTGAACATCGGAGGATATACGGTAGACCTTACAAGAATTATGATGGCTGTTGAAAGATTTATGTCGGTCATGAACTTGGCACTGTCTCCGTTTGTGGCAGCTACCGGCGCCCTGACAGGTCATATCAACCTCATCATGGAATCTGCCGTAGGACAGTATATAAGCAAAGACTCCCTTAAATACGCATCGGCTGAGTTTTCACGTCTTGCGCCATCTTGTATAGCAGAAACCGGAGACATAGATAGGAAAAGCAAATTATATGTCATAGGTGAGAGAATGGGGATATTCAATATCCGAAATCGTATGTATGGTGCCGGATACAATAGAGCGGCCAGGACCTTAATGCGTTCGCCTATGTATGCTTTTATGGAAATCCTGAACTACCCTCTTGATCCGCAGGTTATGATTGCTACTATGGACAATGTTCGTTATTACAAAGGCCGGTTCTACACGTTCCAAGATTTCAAGATGGAAAAAGAACGTAATAAAGAACAGAGTACCATAAAAAGAGAATGGAATGCATTAAAAGATCGTACTTTATGGAGTATGGTAGACGTCGTGGATGGGAAGGTGGTTGTAAAGCCAGGATCGGGTGTTACTGTTGAGGAAGTTGAAACCCAGATGGCTATAACCAGAAATCAAGTTCGTAGCTTGTCGCAGATATGTAACGGATCTTTGAATGAAGAAAACCGAACTGCCGCATCGCGCAACTGGATAGCCAGGTTCATGACCGCCCACCGAGGATGGTTGGTGCTGGCGGCTCAACGTCTGTGGAAAAGACGTGGCTTCAATTTCCAGACAATGCAAGAAGAGGAAGGACTGTCAATTACGTTAAAGAATATGATAGCCAAAACATTTAGCTTAGCTTCCGAGTCTGGTATGAAAAACATCATAGATGCCTGGAACGAAAATAAAGACAATATGAATGAGGTAGAGAAAACCAATATAAAACGTCTCAGTGTCTATGCCGGCACGTTCCTTATCATGCAAGCCGTATCCATGCTTCTTGCCGGATGGCGTGATGATGATGAAAACGAAGAAAGTTGGCTTACTCAATTTGGATCCTATGTCGGATTCAGAACCATAAACGAAATAGCTTCACAGATGCCGTTTATTATGGAGCTTAACGTTGTAGATATCATTAACGACCCGTTTGTCATGGGGCGGAAGTTGAAGGATCTTACTGATCTTAGGAATTACTCACTTGATAAAGTAACATCCGGCACATACAAAGGAGAGTCTAAGTTATTTAGGCAACTCGCCAAACAGACGTTTATCAAACAATGGTATAACATCAAGACGCCGGAAGACGTAGCGCGCGCCTATAATTGGTGGCAGCAGACGAACAACAAGTCAATGATGTTCTTCATCGGCGCTACTCCTGATTCGGAAGGAGATGATGATGTTAGCTACAAGTAGACGAAGAATATCGGACTTGCATTGTTTTTGTATGATTCCAATATGTTATATTAGCATCGTCAAAGAGTAGATTGTACGTTTTTTGTTCTTACTTGAAAGATTATGTAGGTTAAATTTTTTCTGAAATTGTTTTCTTACCGGTTCTTAGTCAGAGATGATAGGGAACCGGTTTCTTTTATGTTGTCAATTATTGCTATCTTGCAAACAAAAATCATGAGACGAAGATTTCAAATAGGGATGGGGGTAAATCCCTCGCTTATAATCAATAAAGGCATATACATCCAACATGTAGATGGAGGATTATATACGAAAGAAAATTGGTCTAATAAAGGATATTCCAATGATCTATGCAATGGAATAGCTCTTGTAGATAAAGTGTGTTTTGTTATAGCCACTGAATATATTGGCACATTTAGTTGGGGTAAGAATGGAATAGTAGACAATGTATTTGCACAAAATAGTTCTTATATGGAGACCGTTAAAAAGGATTATTGGGGGCGTGAAAATCAGAATGCGTATCTTGAATATGATACCAGTAATGGAAATTACGCTTTTAATAAAGCTAATAACTATTTATTTAAAAATGGTCAAAATGGATATGTAGGTGGCGCCGGAGAGTTTTTTTGATATCTTTGTATGCGAATGAAATAAACGAATGACTTTTAATGGTAGGAGGTACGATAATGAGTAATAAAATGTGGACATCCACTCAATCTACACAATTTACCTATTCGTGGTATTATGATATAAACATCCAAGGAGATCATTTGGATACAAGTACAAGGAGTAATCCACGTTATGTCTGCCCCTTTACCGAATTAATTTTATGAAATTATGAGAAGAAGATTTGAAAATAATGCTAAACTATATGAGTATAAGATAGTTAGCAATTGTATAGGGGGGGGGGGAATCGTAGAAGGAAAGAAAGTAGGCACCATTCCACAGGGCGGGCAATTTATCTTTCTGTCTAAAAAAGAACGGCTGGATTCCATAAGAGTCCAAGGCGGTGTTCCAATGGAAGATAGGCAAGAGATCGATAGTCAGGTTGATACGACAGAGAAATTGCTTGAACAGGATTCGGTGGTTCTTGCTATTGCTTTAACAACCTCTCCTCATTATGGATTTAGAGTAAGTGTGATAGCACCTGATGAGTTTACGCTAAGAACAACCAATAGGATTAATAGAACCCTTTTAATAACAAGCTTTACTCCACCTGCTGCTATATACGGTGTAAACTTTGGTGATCCTATTGTCCTTAATTATGATAGTTACCAATATAAGACGCCAGATCCTGTAATTGATGGACCTCATGATAGAATAGTTAGGGCAGATCCTAATCTTACTTGGAGTGTAACATGTACAGACGCCGACTTTAAACCTTTGCCATATCCAGAATCATGGCTTGGCCAAGGTTTAAATTCTATGTTCTTATCAGATGTGGAACGTCTTGCTCCTGGTGATCATCATGTATCATATACAGCTTATATTCATTTGGACTTGATAAATGATGGCGGAAGTAAAGTTCATACTGAATATCTGGTATTAAAAAAAACACTTAATTTTACGATATGACAACAATCCCCAACCGTACGCCTATTGTATGGTTGGGGATTGTTGTAGTTACCATCTTTTCTTGTATAAGCAGAACATGAAATAAGTTTCTAAGCATTAACTTCATGACCTCCCCTATCTGTGAAAACTAAACCAATACCTTCTATGATATGTCCTACTACAGGAGCTTTGTCAAATTCCTCCTTCGTAGCCCAAGTAGCATTATCAGGCATAAGATCCTTGAATGCGTCCGAAACATCACCTTGACACCAGCAGTTATTTGATGTAACAATGCCTTTCCCTTCGATATTGATATACATTTTTCTTCCACCACATCCAAGGCTGTTCCATCCGCTCGGTACGTTTTCCACCATAGGCTTAAGCACCCAGCTTACACCGTCTATCCTAACCCATCCAGGATCGTCTTTGTGCTTGTCGTACAAGTTTTGCCAAAAAGAGCATTCGTAGCACCATCCCCTGTCTTCCATGACAGTTCTTATCTCACTCCTTTCAAATCCATCTGCATCCATCGTGTGCGGAGAATGAGGCTGGTGAGGGGTGCCACATTTTGGACATATGAGTTTTAAATTCTTTTCCATATTATTTAACTTTTACGATCTTAATAGAATCTCCGATATTGTATTCCCCTTGGTATCCAACGAATTTTATAAGCCTATTATTATAAAATATTGAAATTCTTTCGTCTTCACCATAATACATTATACATCCATCTTCTAAAGGACATAGATCATATATAACCCATCCGTTATTAACCTGACTATCATCATGCGAACATGATGATAACACAAGTGCCATCAATAAAATAAAATACCTCATATTATTTTCAACATAAAAATTTATAACCTGTTTTTACAGCTTCCGCTTCTTCTCTCGTATCAAACATTAAGGTAGTGACAGCTCCTATGCCACAACAAACGTAAGATACTTTCACCCACCACCTAAAAATCCCAGAGCCATAATCATCATAGTACGGCTCGGAAAGAATCTCTTCTACATACCCATCCAAATAATTCACGATCGCTCCTCCTTATTTTTATATTCTGCCTCTTCGAGTATGCTGATCACCTTATCAACAATATCCGAATCAGACATTTTCTCAATAAAAACATCCATTGCCTTAGTTATATCATTGGCTTCTTTTTCTTCAAGAGCTATTTCCCCACCGGTAATAGCATCAGATAATGATGTAGATAAGTGTCTTATCTTATCAATGCTCATAAACGTAAATGGATTACCACCCCAGCCACCACCCATTTCTTTCATGATCTGATATCCACTTGAGATAAGTCTGCCTGATGTCGTGGCCAAGGAGGATACGATTAGGGACAGTACCGCCGCTTCCGTCCGCTCCTCGGACACACCCCTCGACCACACGGCTGTCCTTATAGCGCCGGCCAGATCGTCTATGTATGGCATGAGGCAATCTTCCATCGCTTGTGTTATATCAGCTATAACCTCACTACGCTCTTTATTTATGTAGTAGATAGAAGCATTGTACCTCTTTATCTCTTTGTCCATATCATTTAAAAGACGCTTGATATTGTGCTTATACATAGGACTGGTTTTAATTACTTCCTTTAGCTTAAGAATGTAATTATAAGCCTGGTCGTTTACGAACAACGTCATGGTCTCAACCGTTGAATGAAGCGTGTTAAGACTGTTAAGAATCTTATCGAAATTGTTTATCAAATAAGCTCTTCTGGCTTTTGCTGCGTAGTTAATGTTATTAAAATTATTCATTTTATTCATTAGATTCAACCTTATATCACAAAATATTTATTCTAACCGGATTAAACACAAATCCACTATCGATTATCTTTCCAATGAAAGAATCACCGACTACTTTTCTTGCTATTCCTATAGCTCCATTAATATCAGCATTAATTAGCTTTCCAACGGAACTTTGGAATAATCCACGTTTCTTTCTTTTCCCTAAATAGGATTCTTGTTTCTTTAGAGGTTCAAAAGCAAGATGGTCAATCTTTGATGTGTAAGATTCCTCATGAGTAATTACCTCTATCCCTAAAAGATTTGCTTTGTAAACAATCTTATCAATCAATTTAGAATGAGGAATAGAAACAAAATGTTGGTTATTCCTTTTACCGATATTTATCTCGTTTTTCCATTCTTTGTTTAATCCAATGATGATTGTTCCTATATTGTTAGATTTACAAAAGTCTACAATGTATCTACTGATTTTATGCAATTTGTCTTCTATCCAACAATTTCTAAACAAAGTAATTTTTCTTATTCTATTTGAAGTTCCCTTATTACCAACAAAAGACATCAACTTAGCTTTCTTCTTATTGTACCACTGATTTACTGATTTCATAACCCGTCCGTTTATAATGAAAGAATTAGTTTCTACATTACTAATACATGAACATAAATTATTCAATCCTAAATCAATCGAAAGAAAATTGTCTTTGTTTAAACCAAGATCAGTTTCCTTTCTTTCATAAACTACCTCTACTACATAACATGTAGTAGAGGGATTATTCTAACTTGTTTTAGTTCGTCTTTCTTTACATTTGTTTTGATAGGTTTGATTATATCTTTAACAAAATAAATACAATTATCACCCTTTACCCTACAATTGCAGTTGGTGAAAACAACCATGTTTTGTTTCTTACCTTGTTTGTATGATGGAAGGTGAGGTCTATGATTTCCGTATTTAGAAGGATTCTTTTCAAAATCCTTCTTGAGTTTTATCCAGGATTTTATGTTTTTAAATACCTGTTTAATCACCTGTTGGGATACATGATTAGGTAAATTCCTGAAATCGAATTGGTTTTCTTTGCAAAGTTTGTCTGATAAATCAAATTCCTTTAAATAGTTACCTGAAAAGATTCCTTGACGAATGTTGTAAAGAACATAATTATATAACAAGCCGGATTTGAAGCAAATATCCTCAAACCGGTTGTCTTTAACTATATGCCTTTCAACTAATCTCATTTGAATGATTTATATCGTAAATGTAATCGTTATTTGTAAAATAATCAAATTATTCAATCATCGCATTTAAATTTTAGATTTTCAAGTTCGTGTATTTGCAACTTAAGATGCTTAATTAAATCCGTTCTCTGTTCCTCTACATATTTCAAAGCTTCTTCTTTATTTTTAAAAGCTTGATACCCTATCGTATAAGGAGTGAACCGGTTAGGGGTGTCGGCTAATAAAGTACCATCATAATCTTCTATTTTAGCTTTTACTTTTCTTATCTTACCATCTTGCAAACATGTGTCTGTAATCCACACAAATGTATCATACATTTCTTCATATAATTCATACCATTCCGGCTTAGGAAATCTTAATGTGAATCTAATTTCGGTATCTTTCTCTAAGACATTAATATCATACGCCTCCGGCCACAGTTCTTTTATGCTGTCTTCATCTTCAGCATACGCCACCAATACAAATGAATTACTGGATTCTGCACTACACCAATATGGATATTTTATAGGCCATTTGACCGGACGGTAATCGTTATCGCAGTCGTCTTTTCTAATATAAAATCTTGCTCTGATCATGTTATTCTACTTTTTTGATTTCACTTAAATCGCCTTCATACACCAAATAAGATCCTCTTCCAGGTCTTCCTTCTTTATTAACTTCCTGGATTGTAAATATAACTGTTCCAGTATTCATGATTTGAACGCTCTTGAAGAAACCAACAAGAGGTGCTTTCGAACGTTTGTAAAGAACGTTCACTTTATCCCCCTTCTTGAATCCATAAACAGAATCGAAATATTCCTTTTTAATTCTTTCAATATTACTTCTGTGTTTGTTCATTGCATCAAGCTCTGTGTCTAACAGTTGAATCATTTGTTCTTTTGTCATTTCTTTTCCTCCTTATTTAATGGTATTAACCCTTTCCCGTGCTTATCATACCATAGCATAGCTATACAGTTCCACGCACATTGTGCAAGATGAAAACACCCTGTATCTGAATCTATTCTTTCTCCTTTCATGTATTCCATTAGGTGTCTGGCAGCCGCAGCACGATACCGTTCAAAGCCGTTATCAAGATTCTGCCAATTGTTAGGTCCGTACTTCTTTGCGCCAGCATGATAGACTCTTACAATGTCTTCAATCTCTTCCATAGGAAGTAAATCCCATCGTAGTTTGTCGTCTATGATGTCATTTTTCACCGATTTGTTTTCTATGGGGTCTTTGGTAAGAATAATACCCATAATATCCGTTTCTATAACGAACGTCTCCCCATTGCAACAAACCTCAGCATATTTATCATTTACTTCTATGTCTGATACTGCCTCCGCTATAGCTCCTTTGGCGACTTTAAATTCGGCACTGATTATATCATCTTTCAATATGCGAAAAATAGATCCTTTTGGATAAAGGATATTTTTAGTATTATCATCCATCTTTTCCATTGTTTTATCGTTGTTTTACCTCATTTCGATAGTAATATAATCCATCTTCGTCTTATACCCTATCATTTCTGTTTTTATCAAAATACTGTCTTACGGCTTCAATCGCCTTATCGTCATCAAAAGCCTCTACAAACCCCTCATAGAATCTATTTCGCTCCATAGAGAACGTATTGCTTCCATCCGGAATGGTTCTGAACACAACTACCTTCTCTCCATCCACGTTCGTTCCTATGATGTTGTTATGGAGAATAATAGAATACCGCCCAGAGTTTTTGTTCTGGACGACACTATGTTCGAGATTGTAGAGTCTAAGTAGTTCTCTTATTTCTTTTACTCCCATATTATTTTACGTTTTTAGAAGTTACAGCCTCTTCTCCCCATTTCTTTACATATATAGACCTCATCATGTTCATTAAATTAGAGAAAGAAGAGATGGTTCCCATCTCTATGCAGAATGCAAGATTAGACTGTAGGGTTTCAAGTTCTTTCAACTGCTCCTGTGTAGCCCTATTTCTTATCATGCTTTCATGCTCATTAAATACAATCCAATTTAAACCTTTAGCCATCTTGGAGTAATCGGCATCCGGAAATCTTGATATAGCTCTTGATAAGACATTGTATTTATCACCTGCCTCTATTCGGTTTAAGATAAGCTTATCTGTTAACCACGTAACAACCTCAGCATACAACATAGGGTTTAGTTCCATAGCTACAAGCACCCATATATATGGATTACACATAGTTCTCCTATTCTCTCCTCTACCCATTGTTTTATAGGCTCCCATCTTTTTCATCACTTTTATAAGTGATTCTTTTTCAACAGATTGTATAAAACCATGAAATCCTGATTCTATCTTATATCCCTGTTTTTCAAGGATATAGTAAACCCGTTCCGCACTCTCCTTATTAGATAGGATATTCTCTATTCTCTTTTCATTCCACCCCATCTCAACCCTCTTCTTCGTGTAGGCTTCCTGAAGGTCTGTTAAGGACATAAACGAAGTTTTAGTGTCCTGCTTAATTATTACGCCAAATAATTCTCGGTCTTTTGATACCATTGTGACATTCGTTTTCATAAAATATAACACATAAAAAATAATACGATACAAGAATATGTATCGTATTATACCTATACAAATATACTGTGTTAAATTTTATTATTGTATTTTTTTTATACTATGCGCCTATGGCTGCCTCTAAATTTCCTATAATATCAGTTTCTATCTCATCGATTTTATCATCAATGGTTGAAACCGCATTCTCTAAATCCCCTACAATACTTTCCATATCATCAACAACCGCCTCCATATTAGCTACAGCCTCATCTGATTGATAATATCTTTCTGTATCTTGTAACGGCTCCGGCGTATTGTCTCTTGCTTCTGTCTCCTCGTCTAAAATCATATCAACATCATCCTTGGCTGAATCCAGATTATGCCTGACCTCTGACAGCTTTGATTTGATAAACTCAAGATCTGTTTTATGCTTTTCCAAATTGGAAATAATATCCTCTATTTTCTTACGTCTTTTGCTGTTCATGCTTTTATCCTATTATAATATTCGATAATCTTTTCTTTCCTATCTCCCGGTTTTACTGCCATATTCTCAGCCAAGAACCTAAAATACGACACCGGTATGTCTTTGAATCTAATTCCTTCATATTTTCCAAACCACATTATTATGCTGTCAAGATCGTCCTCTCTCCTACCATCTCCATTTACGGATTTAAGCGAGGCTGCCCGGCGAAGGATTTCGTCTTTGGTAATAATATCACCCATCCTTATATTGGACAGAAGTTGATCGCCGGCAAACATACACCATCCCTTAGAAGGAAATTGTTCGATCGTTAAATCTTCTATCCGGCCGAAACGCCTCATGTTGTCGCAGCAATCAACTATCAGCGCCTCTTTCTTGTCAGGATGGATGCGGACGGCTCGACCTACAATTTGGTAAAATACTGAATATGAGAACGTTGGTCGTCCAAACATCACACAATCAAGTTCAGGAAAATCAAATCCGGTAGCAAGCGTTGAATAATTAAACACGACCTTTAACTTACCTTCTTTGAAATCGGATATGATTTGCTCTCTTTTCTTTTTGGTTGTTAGCGATGTTACGACACCTGTTATGGCTCCCATCCTGGCATTCATGAACTCGGATATTCTATTACATGATTCGATAGAATCCATGCAAACCAAAATGGCCTTACGCTCGTTCATAAGCTGAAGAAGACGCTTATAGATAGAGTTGTTTAAGCCGTTTCGTACAATGCTTTCTTTGATAGATTCGTTGGTGTATTCGGCTCCGGTACTGTTTAACATCAGAGCCGATTCATCAAACGACCATCGTTCGTACTTAAGTGGACACCAAAAACCTTGAGAAGTTAGCTCTTGTATTTGTATTACATGAACTATTTTCTTGAAGAAGTTATGTTCGTCTTTCGTCAGCATATTAAGTTTGCTGTAGTTTCCTTCCAGCATGGAGCTGTAGGTCCGGAGGCGGCAGGGCGTGGCGGTGAAGCCCAGCACCTTCGCCTCGGGAAACTCGCTCATAAACTCCATAAATTCAGAACCTTCCTCAGGGGAATACCCCGAGTGGCATTCGTCCACCAATAAGGTGTCTATCCCTATATCTTTCAACCTTGCTACGTCTTTCTTTATGCTTTTAAGTGTAGCATAAGTCATAGCCGATAATTCCTTTACGCCACATGAGGCAGAGTATATGGTAGGTTTAGCTCCAAATGATATGGCTTTCGCATAATTCTGTTCCAGAATCTCTTTTGATGGCTGCAATACTAACGTCGGTCTATTTATCTCATGCGCTATCTTGGATATCAGAAGGCTCTTACCTGCTCCGCATGGGGCCACTATTATGCCAGGCTTCTTAGATTTTCCTGTAAGAAACTTAAGCCCGGCATCTACGGCCTCTTTTTGGTAAGGTCTAAGTTCAAAGCCCATCGCAATCTATTTTACTGTTTTTTGAAAGTTCTATTATCGCCTCCTTTAGCATTTCTCTCGCTTTATTCTCATTATCTTCAAACAGACATACACTGCATGTAGCACCTTTGGAGGGGTAGTCTCTGTAGGCTTCTGCTCTTTCTACAACGTATTCACAACAATAGTCGTGACTCATGTCTTTTGCTATACTTATAAAATGATCTTCTCCATCCATCAACACGCAATATTCAGCATCGTTTTCGCATGCAATAACACCTTTGTTTTTTAAAATGGATAGCACTTTATTTCCAAAAAGTCCAATATAGACCCATATATCTTTCCCTGCATTTTTGTAAAAAATATCCATCCCTTCTTTGATTGTGACTTTCTTTTCCATAACCCCTTATTTTATATCAGTAATTAAAATATATTTTTTAACAATATATTCAAGACTCTCAGAAGAACGTATATATAGTTTTTCTTCATACACATACAGAGCGTACCCTTCTTTTATGTCTAATATCTTAATCACATGCTTGCCTCTTTCAAATGGATCCTCAAAGTAGTTCTTATGTTCGTATCTTTGACCTACTTTGATTTTGTCAGTTTTCTTCTTCATCTTATAACGATCTACTGCTTCACCTGTTTTTATGAAAATTGTCGTGAGCAAGTATAATAAAACTAAATACAAAAGGATCGCTACTCCACATATTAGATCTTCTTTCATTGCACTCCCTTTAAGTAGTTAAACCAAATAGCCTCAAGTTTCTCCTGGAACTCAAACGCCTTTTTAAAATTTCCGCACCGTACCGCCACGTTCCTCATCTCTTCAAGATATATGACTTCCGGATCTTGCCGGTATTTTGTTCTTAACTTTTGAACGTCCTCGTATTTCATCGATTTATCTTTTTAGACGGATCCCAATCTGAAGAGAAAGGGCATTCGTTTTTGTTATGTAATCCAAAGTCACAATAATAACACAGTGCCGACGGGCAGGGTAGCTTGTTTTGCGAAACAGGCTGGCTTAGGGTGGCACGCCGCTTGCTATATCTGGCTCCTTCTGCTCCCTGGATGTACGCTTGAAATGATTTTACACTATTATCTTCAAAATCATACATTTTAGATAAAGTGTCATTTAGCATTTCTATAGATTTTGTTTTACGCTCTTCATCCACCTTAACCTTTTGGTACTGTCTGGTCCTGGTAAAGAAATAGATGTTCATATCTGGCAGAACTCCACCATATTTTCTATAGATGTAAAACGAATATATAGGATGCTGTAAATTCGTTTCCAACTTCTTAGAATCAAAAACCTTATTACCTGATTTCCAATCTATGACATAATGGTGAACTACGTTCTTGCTCTTTATAGCCAGATGAAGATCCACCGATCCTACTATGTACACATGAGTATGAACGGTCCCATTTATATCAACAGGCTTAGGAAGACGGTACGGCAGCACAAAATCTTCTTCGACTCCAACTATGGCGCCGTGTCTGATAAGTTTCTCGCAGGGATTAAGATCACTATCAGCTATCATAAACTTATTCCCGTCTTTTTTAAACAGATCCACAATCCAAGCAAGAAGCTCCCCGGATTGCTTCATGGCTATCATCATATTTTCCGGTGATTGCCAAGGTATGTCTTCTTGATAGGAATAGTAACTTATTGCTTCTCCAAGGTCTTTACCAGAAGGCTGTCTTCCGTTCTTAAAAAAGTATTCCAGTGTCTTATGGATAACCGTACCATAAGACGTAGCTTCTTGTTTTTCCGTAGACCTTTTGCCCTCTACGTAAGTCTTATACCATTTCATTGGACAGGTAAGAAACGTATCTATCTGGGAATAAGATATGGCAAGACGTTTTACACCATTAAACTCCTTATATAGCAAATGCGTTTCCGGGACCATCATAAGTCATTGTCTTTAAATCCTTCCGGGTAATATACGACATACTTCTTACCGTCTTCTGGTGTCATGGCAAACTGCATGTAGTTATTACGATTACGATGCTTGCCATCTAATCCTCGCTTCCAATACAGAATCCCATCTATATCCACATAAGACCGTCCGCGTTCGGCTCTAACTACGTCCGTGTGTAGCAGATACCCGTCGGAAGACACAATCCATACTTTATCCCCTTTGTTTAAATAAGATATTCTTTTTCTTACAACAACCTTTTTCTTATTATCTAATGCAAATTCTTCATCCGTCATATTCTTCATCCTCCTCTTCTTCTGTTTCAAAATCAATTCCATGACACTGATCATAATGCTTGGTCAGTTCTTCTGGTTCTAAATCTTGTCCAAAATCCATGTTAAAAATATTGTAATTAGTAAAGCACTGTCCCTGCCGGCAGGAAATCTATGAATGCTGCTTTTGCTTCTTCAATTAGGCCCAAGTGTAACCTTGGGCCATTGTATTTATTTTTTGTCATCTCCTTTTAACTTCTTTAAAGTATCTGCAATCGGAAGCTGATCAATGACTCCCAATGCCGGAGCAACGGCCTTAACAACATTGTTAAGGAAATTACCGGTGCTGTTCTGACCGCCGTCAAATACCGTGATATTTCCGAGATTGATGTGCTCGAACGCCTTAACCTGTTCTCCAGCAATTTCTTTCCACTGATTAACCATCTTGTACTGGATGGCGATCTGAGGATTGGATTCTGCTGCTTCCACCATAGCCTTAAATCCGTCGGCTTCTGCCATCAACGACTTTTTCTTACCTTCGGCTTCCGCTTCCAGCTTCATCTGAATAGCTTTTGCTTCCGCCTCTGCTTTTGCCAAATGTGCTGCTGCTTCAGCATCGGCCCGGCGTTTGATCTTCTCAGCTTCAGCATCAGCTTGCAAGATAGCCTCTTCCTTCTGGGTTTCAGCCGGCACAATCTTTTCAGCTTTAAGCGCAGCTTGAACCTTCTTAGCTTTAGCTTCTTCCACTTCTTTATCAGCAAGCTCTTTTGCCGTTTTCACAGCCGCTTCCGATTTAACTTTCTCTTCCCCGGCTTTCTTTTCTGATTGAGCTTTGATAACCTGCAATTCTGATTCTGATACAGCAACCTCTTTCTGGGCATTGTTGTAGCCTACAGAAGCATTTTTCTCAGCTTCAGCTTTCTTAATCTGAGCTTCAGAGTCTTGTATTGCTATAGCTGCTTGTTTGTCAGCTTCAGCTTTATTCTTCCCAACTTCTTCCATTCTTTCGGCTTCAGCTTTGTTTACTTCAAGTTCCGCCTTAGATCTTGCGATCGCTGATTCCTTGTCAGCCAAAGTCTTTGCTATAGCCGCAGCCCTATCTCTATCGGCTTGAGCTACACCGATCTGTTTTTCTTTATCGGTTAAAGCCAAAGCTACTTCTTTTTCTTTCTTTGTTTCAGCTACTACCGTTTCTTTTTCTTTTTCAGTATAGGCAATTTGAATCTCTTGCTCTTTTTGGGTATTAGCTACAGCCGTTTCTTTTTCCTTCTGTTGTACAGCAATCTTAATAGCACCCAGCTTTTCCTGTTCTTCGATATTAGCCTGTGCTTCGTTCAGAGCCTTGCTTTCAGCCTCTTTACCAAGATTCATGATGTAGCCGGCTTCATCTCTGATGTCACTGATGTTAATGTTCAAAAGATAAAGACCCAATTTATTAAGTTCGTTATCAATGTTTTTTCTTGCCTTATCCAAAAACTCATCCCTATCAGAATTAAGTTTTTCGATTGTCATTTCGGCAATAATCAAACGCATCTGACCGTAAACGATGTCTGTAATAAGATTTTCAGTAGATTCGGTATCCATCCCCAAAAGTCTTTCTGCTGCATTTTGCATGATTTCAGGATTTGTACTGATAGCTACTGTAATAGTTGTAGGCACATCTACTCTAATATTCTGAGATGACAAAGCACCAGTAAGCCTACAATCTATTTGCATAGGCTCCATAGATAAAATATCATAGCTTTGGATAATAGGCAACACGAATGCTGCTCCACCATGATATAATTTCGCCGATTTCTTTTCCCCACCTGTCTTACCGTAAACGACCAAAACCTGATTAGGCTTGCATCTACGATACCTTGATAAGACTCCGATGATTGTCAAAATAATCACTACAGCTAAGATAGCTGACACGTATATGATTGTTGTCATAACTTTTAAAATTTAATTGTTGATATAAAAAAATTAGATACTTAATTCTCCTTCTTCGTATTTTATGTTCACCTTGTCACCATTTTTGTAATTTTTCCCAGACAAGCACCTTACTCTCATCTGTTCCTGTCTCCCGTTTTTCACAATATTTACCATATAATGGTTCTTTCTTGATCTAAATACTATCTCCACCTCTCTGCCATTTAAATCTTCTGGACATTCGTACACCATTTCTTGTTTTAACTTAAGAAGTAACTTATATACGTAAAACAAAACGATAAAGAAAAACGACCCTATCACAACCCCTACTAAATGAGAACCCGAAAAGTAGGTAGTCCAGCTATATCCAAGGATGAAATGTGTTATGCCCTTGAATGATATGATGTCCGACAAAGACATACTTAAATCAGAAGCACTGTCAATGTCAATATCCGTATCCAGATCAGATCCTAATATCGACAACAAAAACTGTATAACAAAAGCAAATGACGCTATTAAAGCCATGCATAAAATTATGTCACTTCCCATATCCTTCTGTTATTATTTTGTAAACAAGATCAGTCATATCTTTGATGGTCTCCATATCATAATCAATAATAACAATATTGAATTTTTGTTCCACCATCACATCAAGCTCAATCCGATCAACAGAATCTAATCCAAGTTCTTTAAACGACACATCTTCTTCATGAACTATATCTATTTCCGAATTAAGAAACCGAGTAATAATTATATCCTCTATTATCTTTCTGATTCTTACTTTTTCCATTGCTTTCTAATTTTGTTAAATAAATACGTTTTTATGTTTTTCAATCGCTCTTTATCTGTCTCCGAGCTTCCGGTAAACAAATAATCCGGATTGCCTTTAGCCGGCGGCGTAGGCAATTTAGATACGGCAAACAACCAATCCATTTCCTTATTCTTCTTAGACTCCAAATAAGGCTCGGTAGCGATCTTAAATTTTTCAGCTATTAAGTCAAAGAGCTTTGAATTTTTAAGGTTCATATGGACTGAAAAAGCCTGAGAAGGCGGTTTCCATATGAAGTTACATAAGCTCATTGTATAATCTCCTGACTCTGCTATATAAGATTCCGTTACCTGAAGTATGACCTCTTTCTTGAATAAGGTGTTACCCATAAACCAACACAATCTGGATTCCGCTTCTTTTCTGCTGACACCTATGTCTTTTGAATATGATTCGTACATTCCTATCATAATCTTCAACGTTTCCAGAACCTCGTCTGTCATCTCCGGTGTCTCTATATAATTCACAAAAGACGTTCCTTTGTTGGTCAATCTCATCACGCCTGATTTTAATTTCTCAACCAGGCCAAGCTCTATATATCTACCAGCATCTTCTTCCGGCATGGCTTCGATCATAACCGAATCCTTCTGTCTTATGGCAAGAAGATTGGCAAGATCATTAGGAGTCATGTCTGATGCTGCAAGTTGTCTGAAATTGATGTACATTCTTAATCAGCTTTAATGAAAATAACATCCTTGTTATCTTGTCTATCAATATGTTCACATGGACCAATAATCATGTCTGTACATGAACAATAATTGTATTTTTCGAATATACACCTATCGCATGTATCACCTTCCACACATTTTAATCTTACAAGTCCGGCAGTAAATACTTCTCCTACTTTAAATTCCTTCTTTTCCATATTCCCTCCTTGTTTTTAACTGTTGTACCCTTCTTTAATAATCGAATTTCTACCGGTAGATACCGACTGGCGAAGATCGTCATGTACAGAATCTACCGTAGAATACTTGTTTCTGGTTGTAAAAATCACTTCCAGCATCTCCTTATAATCACCTAAAGCTACTTCATATCTCGGATCTACTTTGGCTTTTCTTTCAGCTTCGGCATTACTCTTAGCCAGCTCCCGGTCAAGAAGATCTTCTTTGATTCGATCAGCAATCATATCAAGCTCTTTTTTGATTACTTCGCCAGCTGCCCGAAGTTGACCTTCTACATCACCAAGCTGGTCTTGGATAGTTCCTATTTCTTTCTTTAAACGATCATATTCGTTAATCATACCCATATCACCTGCATAGCCGGAAAAGTCCTTGATTATTCTGGTTCCTTCTTTAAGGAGCTCAATGACTCGTCTTTTACGTTCTCTGCTTATTAAAGACGGAAGACGATAATTCATATCCGCTACCGCCTTGTCATGTATGGAGTTGATTAAAAACATCTCTCTCTCATCCCCTGCAAACTCCGTAAGAACCAAAAGGAACTTACTTATCAGGTATTCGTTTTCTTCTACTGTAAGTCTCACGTTATTAAAATTTTAAATTTTATTCATTAAATTCACATCTATATTACAAAATGTTTACTCTAATCGGGTTAAACGCAAACCCACTATCGATTATCATGTTTACAAATGAATCACCGAATACTTTTCTACCTATCCCAATAGCTCCATTGATATCCGCATTTAACAACTTTCCAACTGAGCTTTGGAATAATCCACGTTTCTTTCTTTTGCCTAAGTAAACATCATGCTTCCCTAATTTCTCAAAAGCTAAATGATCAACCTTTGATGTATAGGATTCTTCATTAATTTGAAAGCTGATACCTACCAACTTACATTTATAGGATATTTTGTCTATAAGTCTTGAAAAAGGTATTTCAACAAACTTTTGATTAATCTTCTTTCCAAGATTAATCTTTTGTTTCCATCCTTTATTTAAACCTATTACGATACTACCAATGTTGTTAGTAATACAATAATTGACAATATATCGACTAACCTTGTGGATGTAGTCTTCTATCCAAAAATTCTTATAATTATTTAGCTGTCTAAGTCTTTCAGAAGTACCCTTACCTCCAACATAAGACATTAACTTAGCTTTCCTCTTATTGTACCACTGATTAAAAGATTTCATAATCCGCCCGTTTACAATGAAAGGAACCAATCCGGCATTGCTGATACATGAACATAAATTATTCAATCCTAAATCAATCGAAAGAACATTATCCTTATCAAGACTTAGATTATGTTCTTTCTTTTCATAAATTACTTCAACCACATAGCATGTAGATTGTGGAATGATTCTAACCTGACATAATTTACTATCTCCTATTTCAGTTTTAATTGGTTGAATTATATTTTTAACAAAATGAATACAACCATCCTTCTTTAGCCTACAAGCAGAAGTTGTGAACACAACCATGTTCTGTTTCTTGCCTTTCTTGTACGAAGGTAGATGAGGACAACAATTATCGTATTTGGAAGGATTGTTTTCAAAATCCTTCTTGAGTCTAATCCATGATTTTATATTTTTAAAAACTTGGCCAACTACTTGTTGAGAAACAGAAGTGGGCAAATTCCTGAAATCAAATTGATTTTCTCTACAAAGTTTGGTTGAAAATTCATATTCATTCAGATATTCTTTATTGAAGATACCTTTACTCGCATTATACAAGACATAATTATATAGCAATCCTGATTTGAGGCAAATATCTTCAAATCTGTTATCTTTAATAATATGTTTTTCAACCAATCTCATCAATCAATTTTACTATTTGAAATTTCAATTTTATTACCTTTTTAATATACTGACTGTTCTTGATTATCCGTAACGTCTTCCACAGTATAGAGCTTGGGCGGCGTCGGCGGCTGGTTGGGATTCACGAACTTCGTCCCTCCCTCCCCGTACATCCATCCATGCCCTGGCAGAATCTCTGGGTGGATTGTGTTAGTAAGCTCTTCCATGCTAACCTGCCTTACTTTCAGTATATGATGAAACACCAGTCCGGCTGTTCTGAATGATGTTTTGTTTTCAGTTTTAAACCGATCAAGAGTCTGATACCAGTCTTTCCCAAATATCATATACTTATCCAGCCCGTACCGACGAGGATTATGCAAACCTATCATTAACGTACATAACTGACCCAGTGTATCAGATTGGTAAAAATCAGAAAGACGCGGAGGCTGCTCTTGTGGACTTTTTATCCTTCCTTCTATCTCTCTGTTGAATTGGGATATGATGAGGAAAAATATGTTTTTATATACTAATTTAGCCTCATTCATAACCGCCACCAAATCATCTATAGCCGACTTAGGATCTAATCCCATTCTTTTTATCAAAGCAATATGATCGACTTTAAATATTATAAGACGTTTGTCTTTATGTTTGGTAGCTATATGATACACAGCCGCCTCAAACTCTTTTACCGTACACGGAGCATCGATGTATATTATATTATTTCTGATTTCACCTTGAAGGATTTCAAACATCCTCATCTCTTCTACTGTATTAGAATCTTGCCTTCTTAATATTTCAGGAGCTCGCTTTTTCATATCCTGGCTCATTCTGCGAAGAAGAAGATCTTGAGGATTCATTTCGAACTCGCAATTAACAAGAAAATAATCTTCTGCTTGCGGGTTGATCATCGGATTCATAACATTTTCCAATATCTTTTGGGCCACATACGATTTACCTACAGATGGCCGGGCCCCTATAGCAATAGCATGCTGAGGAAAAATACCTCCAAGCAAAGCCTCATCAATATAATCGTATCCTGTTTTAGCGGGGATAAGCTCTCCCCGCCTGTATTTCAAGATATTCTCATACGCCTCTTCCATAACCTGTTTAGAGGTCTTGAATATCCTTCTTATATCTATCCTATTTGCTATCTCCTCTTGCATTTTTGTCACCTTTTGTATCCGATTTGGATCCCCTATTAGCTTTTACTGATTTATACCTAAGACCGTTCTTGGTATGAGAACAATCCTTGCCTTTCCTCCAGCCCTTGCCCTTTTTCTTGTCCGTTTCGTAGTTTTTACGACCAAGTTCCCGGCGTTTTGCTTTCTGTTCCGGTCTGGCATTTATTCCCTTGTCCTTTTTAGCCTTTTTCTTCCTGGCTTCGGGATGAGTCCTGTAGTACTCCGTCGATCTACCCATGTGCTTATATTTTTTTTGATTAATAATAGCACAAAGATAGGCAATTCGCGCCCTATTTCAACCTGCCGTAGCTCATATCAGGATCACACCAGACATACCCATCTTTCTCATCATGGAGATACTCAGGACATCCTCTGCATGCGCTACTTCCTGACACTATTTGATTGTTTTTATTAGGACACTTATCTCCAGGTTTATGCCATTCTATTCTCGAACCTGATCGTTCTTTGTTTACATGACAGAACTGAAATACTTTTCCCATCGTCTTCTCGCCGAACATACCTATATGCGTGTATTCTTCTGGTATAGATAAAAATTCGGATAAATCTTTATACATCCTTTCCCGTTCTTCCGGCGTAGACCATAGTCTATCAAGTTCGGCATGGACTCTTACCTTAAGAGACCTCAGTGATGGTCCTGCAAGCCGGCCTTTAGCTTTTCCCTTATTTGGCCCTAATTCATGAACACCGACATAAGCATTGCATGGTTTACACATCATAACCATCCCTAAGCCTTTTCTGTTATATATTTTATCGGCATTGACCAGCTCGGTTTCCCTTCCGCAATAAGGACAAATTTCGCCTCTTAAAATCCGTTGTTGGCGCTCATTAAGTTCCATACCCTATTCTTTTGTTTTTCTTTAAACTTTTCATACAAACTGCTTTCAGTTTCCATTTCTGAGATCTCTACCTCTACGTCCTCTCTTTTGAAAATTACTTTCTTGGCTGTCGGATACGCGCATTTAGAGATACGAATAGCATTACGAATAGCGTAAACAAAATACGTTTCTGGTGACGATTCGATCACCACTACCTCGTTTAAAGTGTTTTTGTAATTTTCCATATTATCTGCTTGCTTCAATTATATAACCTGGATTATCTTCACACGCCTCTTTGTATTCGATAAGAAACTTAAGAAATGAATCATAAGACCCCCATCCGTTTTCCGGCTCGTATCTCAAAAGACTTTTTCTCTTAGAGATCATAATACATATACCTTTTGTAAGTACATTCTTCATCTCATCGGTATCTATTTCCCTACCCAATTCTTCTGGTCTCCAAACATAATCGTATAGCGTTTCTTTATTTTCTGATACGAATATTCTTTGTGCCATCTTGTTCATGTTGTGGGTAATGTTTGCAACCCATTCACGATCTTCTTTCTTCTTGTTCTTAATATAAACGTCCAGGCTCATAATATTTTTCTTTTACCTTGTTATTGATTATCAAATCTGCCACATCATCTCCGTCTCCTACATTTTCAACACTTTGAAGATAGTCTGATACTTTTATCCTTGACTTCATCATCATCCCATCTATCTTTTTACTCCATGTCTCAAATGCTTGTCCTTTGTCCGGAAAGGCTACAGTCTTTCTATCTTTTAAAACATCTATCACTTCCGGCCTTAGATTCTGCAACCCACCGGTAGCCACAAATAACTCATCCGGTTTATTTACGGCACATATAATAGCCGTCTTTTCTGATTCCACCAAATTAACCACCTTATCCGGATACTGGCTTAGAAGATGCTCTCCGAACAGGCATTGTCTAAACAAGAAATCTCTTGCATGCAACGAGTGATAAAACATAACATGAGGCCGCTCATTGTCACCGTCTTTTTCCTTCACTCTTTTTACATCAATCTCATTCCCCTGGCTGTCGGTCTTTATACAAAAGTCCATGATCTTGCCGGTTCTGCATACAAAATCTTTGTCTATCTGCCAGAATATACAACACCCTTTCCATCCCCATAAGTCCATTGTTCCGACATGATACCTTCTGAATACATCAGATACCCTTTCTTTTCCCCATAGAGACGATAAAAATCTAAATACGGTGTTTCTATCGTCTGGGACTACAGTCCTCTCAAACTCGCTAAAAGGTATGTAATTTACAACGTCAGGATTTATAGGAGGACGATAAGCTCTTATACACTTATTTCCCGAAATCCAAAGATCTTTGTCACCTACATCCTTACCAGTGGGTCGTTTATCGTAACCGCAAGTCCGTTCGTGATCGCATCTTCCGAACTCGTTTCCAACAACCTGACCTGTTGCCACATCAATATAAGGAGTGAGGCACCGGCTTTTCCCGCAAGCTGGGCAGGTTAGCTTCAGTCGGCTCCTGCCCGGCCTGCGGTCAAGTTGAAACCGAGGTACGTTTTCGTATTTTCTAAAATCAAGCATTTTTAACTCCTCTCATCGCCTCTATGATTCTATCTGCTATAGTTATAGACCATGACACCACATCTGGTACATATACTCCGCAATCTATTTCACCTTTTCTATTTTGTGCTTTAACAAACTCAATAGAATAAGCCTTGATAAGATCGAATCTACGTTGCTCCCAGTCTACATCTTTGTTTTCGTCATTTACAGGAAGGGTATCGAGATAAAAATTTAAACTCTCACTTATCACATTCCCATTATCACCATAGAACTGTATTCTGTCATGGTCGCTTCTTGTAGTTGAGCTACTGAAAGTGATTACGTCTATTATCTCTCCTGTTCTTCTAATTTTTCTTTTCATACTCTTCTTGTATTTCTGACCAATATAGGCATTATTATTTCGATGGTCTTGCCATATTTCTTATGAGATGCAAGTACACATATTGCATATTTATCTCCTATTCTCAAATCTTTCGATAATCTTAATTTTGAACCCCTTTCGATGTTAATAAAACAATCACCAAAAGGGTTGATATGTATCGGTTTTACAATTTCCACAAAATCTCCTTCAGGAATAATAACATCGCTCATATTATAAATCTTTTAGACATTTCCTCTGTAATATCATATACAACCGTATGATCCTCTTCATTGTATGGTTTATTGATATTCAGCACTCCTTTTCTCACTTTAAACTTCTTATCTTTTCTAAGGTGATTCAACATACCTTGTTGGAACACGCAATCCGCCTTTTCAAGTGCTATACTGTCTTCTGTCCATTCTTTCAGCGTATATCCTTTGCTGCTCGTGCTTTTTGGAGAAAAGTTCATAATACGTGCATCAATCCCATACCATGCTTTAACCATTCTTCTTTCAGCTTCTAATTGAAATGCGTATGATTCCCATATTCCCCCTGATTTAAAGTCGAGAATAACCACTTCTTCCTTCTCCACTTCTCTTACCTCCTTCTTCGGATCGCCTTTTTTAAACTGCCCTGTAGCCCTTTGATACACGGCTCCAAAATAACCTTCTTCTTTGTATTTGAATGTCATTTTAACCATCGCATCTATCGGCGTAGCTACCAAATAATCTTCTAATGACAATATTCTTTCAATCATCATCGGCTTAACCTTATACTCCGAACAAAACTTAGCAAACTTCATAACTCTGACAATCATATCATCAAGATCATCTATGCTACCAAAGAATTTGTCAAGATTCTTTTTCGATATCTTCAGCTTGCCTTCTTGTACTGTTTTGATGATAAAGCTTCGATTTAAGACTATATCTCTACCTGTTAGGTACAATCCGTACATATAGTGCATGATCGTTCCCTTATCAGCTTCATACTGTGCCACCTCTTCCGGATTGCGACCAAGCATCTTCATCTCTTGCTTCCATTCCTGAAGTGCGGTCTTATCATCTACATACCCATCTTTGATTAAAGTTGTTACCGAAGCATATATCTTGGCCGTCCCATCATCCATCTTCCTTACATAAAAACGATTATCGTCTAATGTCAATCTTACGAATTTAGGAGTCTCAATCTTCTTCAACTCATCGCAGATATAAAATGGCTCTAATGTTTCCTGATTTTCTATAAACGGATTCGAATCTTCTTCTCCAGGGTTAGGAGCGGCTTCCTCCGCCTGAGCTTCCGGTTCCTCCTTCTGGGCCTGCTCTGGCTCAGGCGCCGGCTCTTCAACTACTGGAACCTGTCCACCTTTTTCTGCTATGTCTCTGTTCTTTATTAAAGACATAACCTCCTTCTTCAACTGCTCTGGTGTTTGGTTAGGATCTGACACCGACATCACAACATCGTTCATTCTAAACAACGTATTTCCTTCTCCTTCTACCATAGGCGCAAACCCTAAATCTGTCAATATTTTTATCTTCTCTTTCATGATCTTCCTCTAATCAATTCTTCTTTAATACAATGTAACACTGTTTCCACTTCATCTTTATCTCTATCTTTCACTGCGATAGCTATATCCTTGCCATAACTCTCTCTTTGTATGTGAGCATAAAAGATAGTTTCATTGTCAGCTTCTATTCTTATTTTATAAAGCTTTCTCATATCTGTCAATTATTTCAATAATTAATCTACCTCTTTCTTTAATCATCCCCCTGCTTTCCATATCCAGCACCTTCTTTACCGCATACTTCCATACAAAAGGAAATTCTGTTTCAAGTTTATCAAATTCCATCCGGTCAAGATACATGTCGAATACCGTATGCTCCGATTCATGTAGAAAAACTATATTATCTCTGCAAGTGGCAACCGACTTATATATCCTTTTTGGAAGTATGTGACAGACGTTACATACTGTAGGAAAATGAATAGCCTTACCAGTCATAGACATTCGAATGCTACCCAACTCCTCCAACATAAGACGAAAAAACCCAGATAAATCCGGGTTCTCTAACTTTTTCTTCTTGCTGCTGTTTTTAATGGATGTAATTCTGTTTTTTTTCTTCGGAGTCAACTCTTTGCTCCTACAAGCCTGGCATAAGCCATGACTTCTTATCATCACTTTTCGTCCGCATCGTTCGCAGACGTATAGCTTCTTTTCCTTGCTTTCCATTCGAATAATAATGATATTATTGAAAAGAACAATCCCGCTGAAGCCAGTAGATAAGGTACGTTCATTAATAATTTAGATACCTCGTCTGTCTTAATCACTATCAGAAGGAAAGCGCCTGCTGAAAGCAATGATATTATCGCCACAACAAGCGCTATGTTGGAAACTACATCAGCCTTACTCTTCACTCTTCTTCTCGCCTAATTTTTCAGCTCCCTTCTGAAGATCGTATTTGAATACATCAATGATCTTCGTTTCAGCAATAGCTTCGCAATTCCAGTCTCCTAACGTGCCCTGCATACCTTTAGTTAACACAGCCTCAGCGTCTTTCGGATTGCCGGCCTGGACATACATATAGCATGGCGTTTTCTTTTCTTTACCTTTCTTTTCATCCAGTGTAATGTAATTCACCTTACACTTATACCAGTACTCAGCTTCTCCGTTGAAGAAGATTTCCGACACTTTAATAGGATTTATTTTAATAATGTCGAACACTTGAAATAAATCCTTGAAAATCTCTAAAGATCTTGATTCTGCCTCTGTATAAGACAAGGCATCTACCAAATACTTTTCAGTTACTTTCTTTTTTTTGCCGTTCTCGATATTATCAATCTCGGCTTTTACCGTAATTTCAAACCAGCGATTCATTGTATTAATATTTAATTAGTTGATTTCTTTCCTTTCTCTATACTATTTTTAAATCTTTCAGAACACCACTGCAAAACATCCATCATCATCATCTCATTATTAGATAAGATGCCTTTTATAATTAACGCCAATTGATGCTGTGACATTCTTAGGCTCATATCAAATCTTCTTTCCTCTTCATTTACTATCGTGGCTACGAAATACTTACACCCCTCTAAGTGCGTCAGGGCTTCAATCATAGCTTCTTTTATCTCTTTTTCTTCCATTTTGTTTGTTTTTTTGGACAAAGATATGTCTTTTGATAATAAAAAAGATTCAAAATGATTTAATTTAGCTTAATTACTACTCTTTTGATTCGTCCGGCATAGGCATGTCAAACTTTTTCCTGATAAACGATTCTGTTTCTTCATTGAATGGATAGGCCTCCTTAATAAAATTCATAGCTACCTCCATATCACCGTCTGCTATATCTTTATACCTTTCAAAGATACCAACCAGGTCATTGTTATATGAACGCTCTTGTTTTATGTTGTACACGTATTTCAACACCCTGTCTTTAATTTCATTGGCATTTTTCAAAGTGTTATTGAAGGAATTTATACTTTCCAATTCTGGATCTTGGTTTTCCTTGTTTACCTTATCAAACTCTTCTTTGCTATACCCCGCTTCCCCTTTAATAGCCGGGCAAACACTTTCTTTTATGATCCAAAACTGTTCATACGATCCTGTCAGAAACCTTGATTCTATTTTAAATGCATTATATTTAACAAGCAAATTAGCCACCTCAGTTGCACCTTCTATGGTTCTAAAACCGATGCCGACATCTTTTAACATAAATACTGGAACTCCCGTTCTTGGATACACGACTTCTTTTTCGTTCTTTATATTCCAATTTTTAGCTTCAATTGGAATACCCTTACCAACAAGCTCTTTGTCTATATACAGACTTATCTCTTCGTCTGTCAATGCCACAATCTCATCTCTGCTTAAATCAAAAACTGTTTTCATTTCTTTTTATTTATTAAATTAAACAATCTACCTCTTTGTTCAGGCTCCGTATATTCCACCCATATATCGGCTGCCACATTTCTAAGAAATTCCATAAAGTCTTGATGATCCCTGTATTCAACAGAATCAACTTTTCTCACAAAACTTAGAATTTCCTTTAACATCTTATTGTTTTCTTCAAGAAGTTCTCTGTCGGTCATGATCTCGTGAAAATATATTATTCAACATGTAATAGGCAGTAAATTTTCGATGTAGGCCCATCTTACGATATGGAAAATTCTAACAGCTATTTTCCAATTAGAGTTATTTGGCCCACAGACAATAGGAGTTCCATCTTGTTTAATAGCAATCAACATTCCACTGTGTTGTGGTGTTTCGCTTGCATCATGCCACGCGCTGCTGATGCTCCATTCTGCACCAGAAATAAAATCCACTACAGAATATGGTTTAACATTATTTCCACGATTACGATTTTCATTTGCGTATATGTCTGCTGCTCTTTCAATATCTTCTCTTTCCATATTATTCCTTTTGTTAAATTCTTTCGTAATTTGAGCTATTCCGGCTCAGTTCTGTTTAATTGTTAGTCGTTTTGTCCAATAAGTCTTTCAATTCTTTCCAAGTCATAGCTTGATTTATAAAAGGTGATTACTAATTTATTCCACATCAAAAAGTTGATCCAATACCAATAATTCTGCATTCATATCTTCATCTTTTTGGAAACGAACCTTTATGTTTCCGAACTTAGATGTTTTAAATAAGATGTAAGGATTCATATCTTCGGCAGTCACCGGCTTATACTCCTTAACTTCCGACATCTTGAGATACCAGTCACCTATTTTCACAAATTTGGAGAAGACAGAACACAAATGCGCTTTCACGGACAGTATTTCCCTTTTATCTTTAAAGGGTATAATTTCCTCCTTCCCTCTTATCCTGATTGATAGGAAAGGACGAATGTTGTCTGTTTCATTTTGGAATCTGAAGCCTGTTATGGCTTGCTTTGGGATTCTTCTCCCCATTAATACAAAATAGCTCATTGTTGAAAATATTTAATTAGACATAAATATACAAGTTTTACTAAGATATCCTTCTGTCATCTCTATGAAATTCACACAATCTAATTTGCTTAACTTGTAAATCAATGCCGGATTGTGTACTATGGCTATAATTTGTGTTTGTGGTTTATGGAATGACAATACATTATAAATTTGCATTATGTTATCAATATCAAGATTCCTGTCTGGCTCATCCATGAGAACCGTGTATTCAAAACTGCTTTTTGTTAATGCTATGCGGTTTCTTTTATAATACTTCAACAGGTTATCAATTCTTTTAATCCAAAACGCATTTGATTTTTTCTTGTATTCTACAAGATCTTGTATTGGAAACGTATAATCCTTCTGACTGAACATTAAATTGAAAAGCGATTCCAATGATAACACCACTTTCTCTCCATAAGATTTTCGAATATTATTCACATACAAATCTAAATTGCTGATGTTTTTCAATATACTATCTCGATTCATCTCCGCCGATGGCAATAAACGGAATACTTTCCCTGCATAATCGGATGATATGTCAATCCCATCAAAAACCTTATCATCGTCATCAAATATAGGTGGAAAATCCAGTGCCTCGGTCGGCATTTCAGAGCACATGGATTTCTCGCATAACGCATACATTGATATGATGTTAAGCAAGGTTGATTTTCCGCTACCGTTTTTACCTATAATTACATTCACTCCTGGCTTGAAAATAAATTTCTTGCCATTTTCAAATGCTTCTATATCCGAAACATATTCAAATGGAGTTTTTGTATTGTCTTTTATTTTTACCGATGTTATCATTGTAATTCTTTTTAAAAATCAATTACCGTCCGAACCATGTCTCCGATGTGCTTGTTGCCGGTGCCCGTGAGACCACTGGAGAAGACCACGTACCACGCGACGGCCTGGCTGCTCTCAGTACTGGACCAATACCACGTCGAGGAGAGGGGAGATGCCGAAACATAAGTGAATGCTTTGTTTAGTTCGTCCATATAATGGGCCATTAAATTTAATTGACCAAGAGATGGTATATACTCGCCATCTTCCAGCAGATTTCTCAATTTTGGATTTCTGGCTACAAGGCGTTCCGTATTGCCGCGTCCGTCAATGTCAAACAGCGCATCACATTCACGTTCGTAATATGTCCCACTTCCGGATTCTTCACGGCTATCATCGTCAAGCAATTGTACGATATCATGTTCCGTCAGTGAGATTGCAAATGACATGTATCTGTGCTTCAACCCAATGTATCGTACACAATCTTTGGAGTTATCGCCGGTAAACGGCTCTACATGTCCATCTTTGTAGATTATATACAGTCCATCAGTTGACTTTTTCTTATCCTCTTCGGATGGTACTCTGTTTTCACATGTACATTTCTCACTTTTGGATCTTACGATTATATTCAACTCATTTAATACATGATCCCTGATGACGCTCTCGCACGCTCTTCTTACAAAATTATGATCTCTTTGTTTAAGCTCATCTGTTACCATACATCTGATCCAATGTTCTATCTGATTGTTTCCTCCGTATGTATTAAGCATACACCGTTTTACGAGTTTTTCCAATAATGGCTCTATGTTTTTGATTATATCTTCTTTGGTAAGGTGAAGTTCATTTAATATATAGTTCCTTACTGCCTTGTATTCTTTACTTGTGCTCATAATATACCGATTTAACATTGTGAATCATATTTTCTTTCTCTCCCGCTGTCTTCCCCTATCGGATTGTCCCATCCATATTTTACAGCCGTAGCTTTAAATAGAGGGAGTCCATAAAATGCATAATCATCCTCACTCCAGCCTTCAAGACCTTCTTCCAGAATGTAGTTCCACATCATCACACATTCAAACATCAAACTGGCTGATATTCCTCTCTGATTTAATGCCTTTTCAAAACCGAATCTTACGTCTTCTTCAAGCTGTTTCAGGACATTTTCTCTGGTAAATTCAACTACAGTACTGTTCCACTTTTCCTCGTTGTCATATTCTTCATTCGGCTCCATACCGAAATCCTTTATCATGCTATATGGAACAAATTTAGCCAGTCTGTTAAAATCTCTACCGTCTAAACATTTTGATGTTAATTCTTTAAGTTGTTCTAATGTTTTCATAAGCAATTTTGTTTTATAGGTTAATCCCATCCTCCAGTAGCATACAAAGATACATCTTCCTCCTCTACATTTACACCTTTAAGAGCCTGTAGAAGTTTTTTCTTTGTCTCCCGGCACATATTGTAACCATATCCTTTATACCGATATGAGCGTTCCCATGTGCTTACTGGAAAAGGAATATTTTCATCAATGACCAGTCTCTTCATATGAAGATGTTCGAAGAATTTCTCATGGTAGAGTAGTTTGTACTCGTATGCTACTATACTTGCAGATGAGAATGGAAAATAATCATCTTCCTCTTCTTCGTATTCCTCTTCTTCGTATTTAGGCTCCTTGTAGTAAGCCATTTTTGCCACAGTAAAGTCGAAGCTCCTGAGAATCTCTTCTGGCTTTCCGAACTCTGACTCTATGAACTCTACCCATACCTTTTCTCCCTCTTTCTGGAATGCGCATACCTTCTCATTCCTGTACTTAAATTTCCATCCTTCTTTCTGATGTTTTTCATCATTGAACAAATCAACAGCTTCCTGAAAATCGTCGTCGCTTTCAAAGAAAATATCAATATCTTTTACTTTTTCTCCGGAAAGGATATTCTTAAAACATCCACCAGCTATGAACCCCTTGTGACCTTCCATATATTTGTCAAGCCATCTTATTTGCCAGAAATTATCTGGAGTATCTATTATAAAATTGTTCATATTGTTTGTATTTTACTGTCACCAAGCGAGATAAAAATTCCGCTTTACTATAACACAGTGGGTATAGTTATCCAGATCAACCCCATTTTCTTTGAATGTATCCAGAACCCTCTTTTCCACATGTTTCAATTTTACTATTATTCCCTTCCTAAACTCTTCTATTAACTTCCCGTTACATTCAATAGGCCCAATAAAACAGTATCTATTCGAAGGACTGTCTGATATACAATATGTCTGACATCCTAACATGTTGCTTAAAATTACTTCGTTCATAATTTCTCTATGATTTTAATATGGTGTCTACAAACTCCGTTATTTTATCAACGGATTCTTTTGATAAGGTAAAACCATTGCCCAAGTTGGTATCGCATTACGAACATAGCATTGATGTTTGCTCGTGGTAACAGAATAATAATCTTCATTTATCAGGTATGCTTTCTTCCCTTGTTTGTTTTTTACTATTCTCCCGACTTCAAAGTGATGCCCATAAGAATAAATACTTGTACCTTCAAAGAAGAAATTGCTCCCTGATGCTGATTCTTCTTGTTCATGAGCCCACAAGTGAGCGACCATTGAATTGTTCATATAAATATCTTTTTAATTGTTTAACTTACCTTTATCATATGACATTCTCTTTTCGTATTTTTCAATACGTTCGGTTATCATATCGCAGAAGACTTGCCCCTCTTTTTCGGAACCTCTGAAGTAACCAACCATCTTCAGAATATTTCCGTCAAATTCATGGACAAACTTGTTATAATAATGTTCACCCATTACCCGTCCGTATTTTTCTACGAACAAATCCTTGTCCAGTGATTCATCCTTAAAGCAACGGTTGTAATCCCATCTTACGATACGAAACAATGTTTCAAAATTCAATCTTTCCATATCTTGTATTTTATGGATTTCCTCACATTCTTCATCCGTTAATCCAGTGTAATCATCATTGATTAACGGACAAGCCCAACAAGATGGCAACCTGTATCTTATTACTTTTATGCTCATAGTTTTATGATTATTTAACCAACAAAACCACCATACTTTAGTAGGTAGATGAATTGGTTTGATTAATTTTGAATCAAAATTACAGATGATCTATATATGGACTTGTCTTATGCTTCAACTCCCATACATTGCTACCTCTGTTGTATGTGAATGAGATCCCATTCGCTTCCCCTTTCTTTAAATATTTTACAATGTCTTTCTGTTCTATATGCTTCATTACAATAGCATCAATAACATCTCTAAGATTATGCTTGTTATCGTAGAAGAAAGTTTTCCAATTGCATTCATCATGCAATCGATGCATATCAGAGTATTCAAAAAAGAATGACCCAAACAAACCCCAATTAGTTATAGGGCATTCTGAATCACGGCAATAATACACTTTAATGCGATAATCACCTACTTCTTTTGTTGTAATAAGATCGTCTTCCATGTCTTTATATTTTAAATAGTTCTTAATTTTTCTGCTGCTGTCATAATATTAATCTGTTATTCTGTAATAATAATCAAGTTCTTCTCCCTTAAAGTTGTTCATGGCATACTCGTCAGCTTCTCGCCACAACCGGTCATACAGTGCAGCCAGTTTACGATTGCTTTCATAATGTTGCCAGATTTTATGATTCAATACAAGCGTTAATTCCGTGAAAAACTTATAATCATCTTTCCATTCACTGAATGCACGTTTGTAGGTATCCTTGACACCTGCTATACCATACTTGTCGGCTATGCTGAAATCTTCCCAAAAGGTAGTCATTGGGTCATAGCCTACTTCTTTCATAAATTCTTTAAATGTCATAAGCTATTATTTTAGGTATATGATTGCCTAAATTCATAATATTTGTATCGTTTTCATTGTTCACTATCTGACTAATATACGACCCTGGCCACAGACAGCCAGGCCGACCTCATGGCAGGGCAGGCTCCACCTTACCCTGGCTGTTCTGCCCACTCCCTGTACCCTACGTTAAAACCAATAGGATCATACCTTTTGATCATAGTGCCGTAATTCTCTCTACCGCAATACCTGTTCTTTCCTCCAATGATCCATGTTTCATCGTCTCTATCTGGAGATATGGAGTTAAGAAACTTCTCATAATCTTTTCTACTCTTTCCCATCTTTGTCTTGATTTAAACAATAGTTAATAAAATAAGCAACCTGTTCATTTTCCCCTGTATTATCATAATCACCTAAAGTCATATCATCATAATCCAGCAGAACTATACGAAAATCGTTTTTTTTGACATACACTTCCGTTAAATACATAGGAATCCCAGCAATTTCTATTATCACCGGAAACTGATCATCGAAGTCAAACGCATCATTAGTTTCTTTAAACTCTTTAAATTCTTTGAATTTTAGCTTTATACTTCCACCGTTCTCCACTAATGCCTCTTTGATGTACTTTAATCTTTTTGCATTCAGATCAACCTCTGCTTTTTCTATTTCTTTGTACAATTCATTCAGATCCATATTCCACTATATTTATGTTATCGAATTTTTCTTTTATAACATCCAAGGCACCACACTCGTTTGTTACCATAACATACTTTCCTGGCTTCATTCTCCACAGATTGAAATACCTTGTCACATTTATAATGTTATTAAATAATGATATTTCGTATCTTGTGTTCCCATTTTCATCATGTCCCGCTTTTTTAAAATAACATAGGGTCGGCTTGTATTTGAAATAATTAAAAAGCCTGTACCATCCCTTCCCGTTACATGTTTCACGATTCCATATTCCAGTAAGCTTCCTATATCCCCTTACCGGTATTTTCTCTATTTTTTTTGGTACGATCTTGACATACTCTCCTTCTCCGATTGGTATAGTCATATTACCTGTCTCTTCCGTGCAAAAGTATTCTATTTCAGATGCCATGTCTTTATATACATAGAACCGGTATAGGTTCCCGTCAGGGTCTACCCGATCCATGTAATATAATATCACTTTGTCTACTTTTATCTTTTTCATTCCTTTATTCTCCTTATCTTTAAATCGTTATTCCCACAGTATTCCTTCAACCAACTATCCGTTAGATAACGATTAACTCTATCGTATTTCTTTTTCGGACCCTTGCTCCAGAATTTCCATTCGTTTGTGATATTGTACCCATATTTATCAAACCAATGGATATAATACACTACGTTACCGTACAAATCCACTCTTTTTCTTTCCTGTATGACTACCTCGTAAGGCATCTTCTTGTCTCTTTTCTCCATATTTGTCCTCTTTTCTTGAATAAAAAAAACGGCACCTATCTTCGCAGACCAGTGCCGGTAACTAACTTACATGGAAAACTATTTTACTTCAACTAATTCTACAGAGCTGTAGAATTTAGTGAAGCTACCAACAAATTCTCTTATATTTTTATATTCTTCTGGTCGTTTTCTGTTACCGTCTTTTATGTAATTCACCCACAGTCTATCCTCTATGTTCTTAATCGCATTTTCTATCGTAAATTCGTCGCTGACACACATTAAGCACGAAGATCCGGTTTTCTTATGTGGTTTGTACATTCTTGAAAAAGACCATATTTTTATCCTGTCGTATATATATCCGTTGTTAGGATAAACGAATCCTATTCGACTGTCACCTTCTTTGGCGTAAAACACACCTGGCTCCTTCCCGCCCTTTCTATATACTACAAATCCTTTTTCTTTTAGGATCTTAACCACTTTGTCTAATTTATTTTCCACGTTCATTTTCATGCAAGTATTTAAAAACGACTCTCATTATAGTTGCGAAGTTCTCCACCTTAACCCACTCATGAGCTACTGCTCTAAGTACAGATGTTTCGTATGTCGGAATATCGTCTTCTTCAACCACCTTACAAGAAGCCAGAACTCCTTCAGTCGGCTTTAGTCCGAGGTCATGCAGCTCGCAGAGACCGCCCGGCTGGCGGAATGCGCACCACCCGTCTTTCTCTGTTGGCTGGATCATCGCTATTGGTTTTTCTTTCACTGCAAGATACCCTACCATCCACATTGTTTCTTTTAACCTGTCAGCGTATCCGGCATCTATGATAGCCTCTATGTCTTTTGGCGTACCAATACAAGGAACTTTACACATGTTTTTACATTTATCACATGTACAAGGTTGCTCCCATCTGTTATGATCTATGCCTACCAACTTCTTTATCCGTTCTACTTCTTCTTTCATATTATACTATCTCTGTTAGTTTTTCATAATACAACTTCATTTCCGGTGAAGCATATTCCATGAATGCTTCGAATAAGTAGGGTACCTCTATTATCATATTCACATTACAACCTTCTGCCTGTGAAAGAGATTCAAGATCATTGCTGTATGAACACGTTACATGAGCTCCTACATTAAACACATGTAAATCTAATCTTACATATTCCATACATAAATCTAACGCTTTAAACAAGTTTTCTACCTCAATCTCCTGAAATAGGTCTATAAACATCCTTAAATCCATTATTTCACCACCCTTTCCACGTGTTTAATTAATACTACCGCCATTCCCTTACCGGTTTTTATCGCACATTCTGACCCTTTTATCCATTCTACACACCCTACATACTTTTCCGTAGCATGAAATCCGGGATTGTATTTTCCAGATGTACTAAACTCTACCGTATCCCCTACCTTTAGATCATCAAAAGCGATAGACCATGTGGTCCAAATTCTGTCATGTCTCCCAGGCTGAATGGCTCCGATTACGCCCTTCTTACGACCGTTTTTTATTGCCCTTAGTATTATCTTTCTGTCACCTTCGATAAGGCTGCAAAAGCGCCCGTAAAAGGTCAAATCAACCTGTTTTCCTCCTATTTCTTCTCTTATTTTTGTTATTCTGTTCATTTTCTGATTTTGTTTTATTTTTTTCTTTGTTTTTTCTATCTTCTATAGAAGATGATAATAACATTATCTTTTCTATGTTACTTTTTGACTGTAAAAAAGAATCGCATTTCATTACTACTACCACCTTCTTAAGCTCCCCATTATCGTATAGCGATACACGCATCATGTTTTGCGCCTCGTCCACTATCAGACCTGGAGTAGTCTTAACCATTTTACGTAGCTTATTATACTCCGGTCTTTCCATTTCCTCTGTTTATTACTCTATAGTATTTATCTTTATCTCCCTCTTCCAACTTCTCCAGATAGAAAATTCCATCATGTAAATGAGACAAACAAAACCTGTATCCATATTTCTGCACTCTTCTTACATGATCCCGCAGTCTTATTTCTTCACTTTTGTCTTGTACTTTGATCTTAATACTGTCTCCTTCTTTGATTGTGTATAAAATAGTTTGAATCTCTTCTTTTTTCATATTATAAAATAATTTAACGGCAGCACCTATACTCACGCACCAATACTGCCTTATGTTTAACAATTAAATACTTAACTCTTCAATGGTCAAGCCTTTTTCTTCTGCCCACTTTAACATCGTACATAATTCTGTTTCTGATTTATATTTCGGATCACGCCACGCCCATCCGTATTTATCCAAAACATGGTGATATAATTCGTCGGCTTCTGCTGTATGCACGTCATTGAATAAATACTCCGAACCTTCCGGTATAAGCATTTCTGTTGTTGCGAAATCGGAATACAACAAACATTCGTAAGCATATTCTGTTATTTCACTCCATGCTTCTCCGGCTTTAAATCCAAATTCTTTTACAAAAGCCAAAGTTAGATACATATTTAATAGTACTGCCGGATCATATCCTGAATTTGGATTCTTTTCTATTATTTCTTTCTCAAACTCCTTTAGATTTCCGGGCCCGAAAAATATGTAGCCCTGAACTGATTTATAATTTACCTCAGCATATTTTCTACATCTATCATCATCGATTATCTTACCAATGTTGGATAACAGCATCTGTCGCCACCCATCACAGAACTCCACCTCTACCTCCATCCAATCAGTATCATAGTTATACTCTCTTGGGTGTCCGACTGATATCACCTTTATATCCTTTACACCATATACTAAAAGACGTTCTTTAACCTCGTCCGCCCATTTTTGCACATAAGGTATGAACGCATTACAATAAGAATCAAAATCAAAATTTGATTCTTCTTCATATTCCGGCATCTCATCATATTCCTGTGAAAAGAAATGACGCGGGTCTGCTACTGTTTCATAAAAACTTACGTTAATGAAACAAAATTCGTTGGTTGTTGTTTTTAATATCATAACTTTTTGTATTTACGTACATTTTTCTTGCCATAGAATCTACACATGGCACGAATCTGACTATAAAATACTTTTGTCCTCCTGGCCTCAAAGTATTTAAACATTTCTTCATTCTTTGTCTCCCACACGTAATCCGTTTGAGAACTTATGTGATTTTTATCTTTGCGTGAATAATGGTAATATGATACCACAACACGTTTCGCACCATTCTTTACAGGTACGATATTCACATCTATGTTATTATCTGTCATATTATTATTGTTTTATGTATTATACAAATACAAAGAGCGCATACCTTCACAGGCCGGCGCTCCTTTCAATAAAAATGAAAAAACTAACATTACATAAACATATTGTTTTCTGCTCTTTATTACAATACTTTTGTTCCGCAATTATTATATCTTCCGTACTCTTTTTTCGTATCATTCAAGATTTCAAAAACCATCTTCTTGTGATCTTTGTTTGGTAACTTGTCTTTAACGGCCGATATTACACCCGCTATAGACGTAAAACCTGAATCTGTTATTGAACACAGCAATAATCCCCTTTCGTCGTCTGTGCTTATCGCTGACGCCTTTATAATATCATTCTTGTATATTCTCATAATCTTTCGTTTTATTATCTACAAACTTATCTATATCGTCTCTTATTCTTTTTAGCACTCCGGCTATAATTTCCGGCATCTCTCCTTCGGTACGGTTCAGAGTTTCTATCACCCCATCAATCCTACCAATTTGACGCCATAAGAAATTGGCGTCTTTCGTATTAAATTTCCCCATCATGTTTTTACAGTAAACAACTTGCTTTTTCAAACACCAGTCTTGCGATTCTGAGAGTGAACACCGTTCGGAGTCGTTAAAAAATATACAATCTTTGCAGAACATAAGAGGGTCTTCGTCGTCACCAACCACTTTGACATCATACTCTATGCCATGCAATTTTAATCTAAATACATCTCCTACTTCTTTAGAAGACAAATCCATGTCCGGACCGAATGTTATTACTTCCATATAATTATGTTTTATTGTTTGTGAAATGCCCAGAATCGAACCAGGACCGACACATACATACCGGCACGCCGCGTCATCTCCTCTATGATACAGAAATAGACATGCCTATTCTCACGAACCGACATGCCAAAACCCAAAAACTTAATTTGATGAATAAAATAGATTAACAAAAATACTATCCTAATTCTTTTATAATATCTTTCACAATATTCAACCTTACCTCCTTTGTTTCTGGGCTAATACAACCAAACCACCCATAAAACGTTCTTGTTTCCTCTGGTTCTGTAGCCATACCTATCTTCTCCTCCAATTCCGGGAAATATATTCTCACCATTTCGTCTGAACGAAACTCATAAATATTTTTATGTTTTTTGAAATACATAAACACTACATTTCTTAACGCAACACATATGTATTCCCCATCCTCTTGCCAATCAATCATCTCATATACCTTTTTCCAAATGAATAATCGCTCTTCTTTTGTAAACATATCTTTCTTTATTTTTGTGGTATTATTTGACTGTACGCAGACTTTTCCATGTACACAACACTATGTTCCTGTCCAAGTATTTTCTTTGCTGCTTCTTTCTTTATCGCACAATATCTTCCTGTACGATACGGATTCTTTCGATCTGATCCATCCTCGACTTCGATAATAAAACAACCTCCGTCATCTATTATCTTTTTGCAATTGTCACATATTTCTCCCGTGCATATATGATGCGGCGCCTGCCCTTTGATGTTATTCCCTAATAAAGCAATCCCCATCTCTTCACCGCATACTATGCATAGTTCTATGGATGGATTCAACCCATGCTCTGGATGCAATACAATACCGTCTTTCATTTTCTATCCTCCTTCATTAATTCTATTATAAACTTTTTATCTTGTTCCCACAATGGCAGCCCTTCTTTTACTGTGTATGCCACTGTTTCCCTCTCTCCTATTAATCGCACGGCAATCTCTCTTGCTTTCAAGTCATCCTCCTCATGCGATTTGTTTATTAAATCATAGGCACATGATTCCACCTTTTGCCTTTCGATTATTATCGAACCCATTAACTCGCTTATATACGATCCTAAAAACGATAAGACATTAATAGCTTTCCCAATATCATTTGAAATAGCACTTGCTAAATACATCTTATCCATATACTCCGGCAAAGCCTCGTATGCCGTTTCTATGTTTTTATACTGATTTTCGTTTACCTCCCTTTTAATTAGTTCTTCAAATTCTTCTTTTAACATGTTCTTCCCTATTTTAATGTTGTGTGAGATCGCCGGAATCGAACCGACCTACCGCACCATGAATCCCATAAAGCAAATGCTCCGATCTTCGCAGATGGGAGCATTCTGTCTAAAGCATAAGAAAATTAATGAAGAAATTTTTCTCACTTACGCCATAGCATCTAAAATAGCTATCAGCACTATTTCTATGACAAACATAATAGAAAATATCTTAAATGCCTTTTTCATATCGCTATCTCCTTCTTCTTTATGTTTATAGTTCTTCTATATAATACCTTTCCAGTCTTGATGTTTTGTGCGCTTACGCTAATACAAACGCAGTCCTTTAACCAACTTGGTCTGTATTTAAGCATTTCTTTGGCACTCAATCTTAATATCATCCCTTTGGCATCTGATACCGGCATAGACCTGTTACCTATTAGCCTACTACTTTTCGAACCTGTAGAAGATACCCATTCTATCCAAATGTAATGTATTGTTTGTTCCACTTTATTTTTCTTTTTACGTTCCACGATAAACTATTCCGGCTCCGACCTACGTTCCACCTACGACCGCAGGCCTTAGTCCAAGGCGCCGCCTACTCCCCCTCTATGGCAGCCTGTTCGTACCTACAAAGCCAATCCCCCTTCTATACAACTATCACTACGCGATAACAAACATGTATCTTTACAACAATCATAAAAAATACACCTATCACAACTGTAATCCTTAACTTCTTCACAGCTAACTACCTTAGCATATACTATACCAGCACTGCCTCCTATTCCTTTCACCCCAAAAATAGAACCTTCTTCCTCCTTACTCAAATCTAAGTCAGGTGCAAAATCATATACGTTCATGTTCATGTTTTAATTGTTAAACATTCCGTTTGAAAAAAAATACCCACATAATGCAGTCCTTAACCCTTATTCTGTGGGAAACCTACAGAATACTGTTTTAAAAACGATATCATACTGAATTTTGTTGGTAGGGACTACA